TATTTAGTCCCTCATTCTTTGTTTGTTCCAGAAAGTTCTTAAAAGTTCTCGGTTTTTCTTAGAAAAGGCTCGGCAATTTTAGTACGATTTTTAGTACGCCTTAGCAAATCTTAACCTTGCCTTCTAAGTTCACAAAAGATTCTTTTTTCTTCTCTCTGGTTGCTTCGTTATAAATGTCCATTGTTGTACTAATGTCGGCGTGTCCCATAATCTCCTGAATAATCTTCAGGTTCGTTTCATTTTCGCAGAAACGGGTACAGAATGTATGCCTTAGATTATGCACCGAAAAATGAGGTAATAACAATGGAGTTCGTTTCTCTTTCTTTGCCAGTTCAGTTTCTTCGATGTTGTGATCTCTGATGATACGATCAATCGCTCTGTTGATGTTATGAGGTGTGAGTACGCTGCCAAAACGGTTTGAAAAGATGAATCCTGAATAGCCATCAATTTCTGTCTGATTAAAACCATCCTTCATCTGACGCAACCGTTCTTCTAACAGCATCTTTTTTACTGCCACAAACATGGGAACTTCTCGGATACCTGATTTTGTCTTTGGCGTTGTAATGTGGTACATGACCTTACGGGTATCTTCGTCAGGTCGATAAATTAGACTGTGGTTGATTGAGATAATATTATTCTGAAAATCACAGTCCTCCCAGCGAAGTCCAACTGCCTCTCCAACTCTGCATCCAGTACCAAGCAGAAAAGTAAAAATAGGAAGCCAATGATGATAGGTCTTATGCTCTCGCACATAATCTACAAAGCGTTCCTGTTGTTCTTCTGTCAAGGCATGGCGTTTTGGTTTCTCCCAATCATGGCTTTTCTTGATCTCAGCCATTACACCATCTGTCGGATTGGTACGGATATAACCATCACGAACTGCAATGGTGAAAATGGGATGGAGAATCGTATGAATGATTTCCATAGAGTTGGGTTTGAAACCATGTTCAATTAGAGAGTTGTAATACTTCTTAATCGTGCTGTACTTAATGTCTACCAGTCTCTTGTCACCAATTTCGTTCCGAACATACTTATCGTACATATACTTATAGTTGCTTCGTGTGGACTTTTTCAATTCTTGTTTATTCGCAATATAATCTTCCCAAAAAGTATTCAGCGTAGTTTTCTTTGCGTTGTAGGTATCAATTTCATCTTGCAAATCTTTTGCAATATCTTTTTCCAGTTCACGCAAACAAATTCCCGGCTGCTTACCTTTTGGAGTTCTATCAGATTGCGTCAAAGTCCAGCTATAAACGAATCTTGGTGTACCTTTGGCATCAATGTAGCGATACATATATCTGCCATCAGCGTTTTGATATTCCCCTTTCATCAACAGTCGATTTTTTGTATCACGCCGTTCTTTAGCCATCGTAATTTCCTTTCCGACAAAAGAAACCGCAATACAAGTATACATTTAAATTATAAAGATTGCGGCATCTAATGTCAACCGCATAAATTCAAAATAATCATTAACTTACTAAAAACTTACTTTTGCATTTTTTATAAATAATCTTGCTGTAAAACCCACTTTTCAAACAAAGGTCTTTTGATACGAATCCAATTACCTGTATGTAATACCCAATCAAGTTTTTTATCATATTTGTCGTTGTCGATAATCGTGCGCAGACGATTTTCACCAATCATTGAATATTCCGCAGCTTCTTCAATTGAAATGCACAATCTTTGATTGTATGGGAGTTTCATCTTTTCCATTATTTCACTCCTTATAAAGAAAAGCGATAAGGCTTTAATCGCCCTATCGCTTATTTTTTACGGATACCATTTTGCGAAATGGCGTTCTTGTATTTGTTGTTATGCGGAGCAATCTTTCTTTTTATTATCATGAATATTGCCAACTACACTGCCTCGCAAAATATAATTGAAATCAACCAGTGTATGAATTGAATTTAAAATAGAATCAGCAGTTCCGACAAAGAATGCACCGCCTTGGTAATAAACTTTGCCGCTTTTAACTCGGAACACTTCTTCAACATCAGGATTGATTTTTACAATATCACCATCGTAAATCTCAACGCCGTTCTGATCTGGAATACCTGATGAAAATTCAACAATACACTCAGGATGACCAACTTCATCTCCGTAATCATTTTCAACAAGCTCTCCATTTGGCTTCAGCATCCAATATGGAAAGTCAGTGACATACTTTTTTCTTTTAGTATCGTATACTCTGTATTTCATTTAAATTCTCCAATCGCAATTAAAAGAACAAATGCCATAGAGCAGCTAAAGTTCGTTTCCATTTGCCGTCTTTATATTCATATCCATTAACAAACACTCTATTATTAATTGTAGTGATGTTTATAGAAGATGATTTATGTGGCAAATCAGGTACTCTTTTATCATTGATGCGAATTTCATCGTCATCAACACTTACATTTATATTGTTATTTACACAAATCATTATATCTGCCCTTTCTCAGTTGAAAATTTCAATCAACTCTTTGATGTAGAACCAATTCCACCAGTTCGGAGGGTAGTTACATCATCATCATCATCAGTAACGACAAAAGGCATGATAATTCCTTGAGCAAAAGCATCGCCCTTATTGACAGTCAATACCTTATCACTCTTACTGTCGTTTGTAATCTTGATAAAAATATGACCTTCATTAGATTCGTTATTGTAGTAGTCCTGATCAACAACACCAACAGTATTGTCAAGCTGCATACGGAATTTAAAACCGTAGCTGCTTCGTGGAAATAGCATCAGAACATTACCTTGATTAAGACTACATTTAATGCAAGTAGGAATCTTGATAGTCTGCCCAGCTTTCAGTTTAAAAGAAATGGGAGAAAAGAAATCATAGCCAGCACTTCCCTGTGTTGCCCGACAAGGCACTTTTAGTTCGTCATAACTCTGATAACTCAAAACTCCATTCTTCGCCTTAAATTCCTCAGCAACAGTTTTTTCATATTCCTTGACGGAAATTAATTCAAATTTATTCATTTGTAATTTCACTCCATTGATTCATTTAATAGTTGGTTGATGTTTTGTTTCAAAAAAGCAGTAACCTTTCGGTATCCAATTGTATTTGTTTCTTCATTGAATCCTCTAAAAGTTACTCTTGCAGGATGTGCGGATATTACTTTATTGTTTTCTACATTGATACAAATTGCCCAACCAAACATATGAAGAATTGTATTGATAAACCAAAGCAAGCGCGAATCACGAAATTCTTCCCATGACTTTTCAGTGACGCATTTGTTAGAATCTTGTGTATCTCTAATATATTTGCAAAAATCATTGGATTTACAAATATATTCTGTTTGTTCATCACAATGATACCTCAAAAAACAATCATCACATTTCATCTATGTTGTTCCTCCAATTTGGTAAGCAATGTAGTTCGTTCTTCGTCACCATAGCTAATTTGCCAATACTTCTCAAGTTTAATAATATGTTTGATTTGTTTCTTGGATAATAAATGTAGATGGTGTAGAACTACTTCTTGATTCTTGCTCCGATCTGGATGTGCGCTACCACCAAATCTACATTGACACTGACTAAACTTATAATTACAAATCGGGCATTTTTCTTCTTTAAAAAGCATTAGTTCTCCACCACCTTAATATAAAGTCCGCAATGGCACATACCTTCAGGCATTTCTCGGAATTCTTTACACATACATTTTGTATCAGGAGTTTTAACTAAAAAGCAAGGACAATAACCATCGTTTTCCTTTTTTCGTTGTTCAATTTCCCGAACTAATTCTTGATCTGGATTCTTAATAATTTTCATAACTAACCTCTGTCGTTAATAAAGCCGCCAAGAACTTCTGTGTCTCGATAAACGGCAGTTGTAGCACATCCGTCATCAACAGAAGTTTTTTCACAATTAATTTGATTTTTGAATTCTTCAATTTCCTGTTCACAAATACGCAGCTTTGTAAAAATCTGCATCATGTCAGCAATATAGTTGATATTGTCGATTCCTTCATCATTTCGAATCATAGGAATAAATTGAAACTCAAAGAATTCAATCAAATTTTCAACTTGGGATTCCGTCAATTGCAAACAATATTCTTTATATTGCGCAACTGCTGTACTCGTTACACTGCTTGTTGCAGCGCAATTGTCCTTATCGGTCTGTAACATTTTCTTGCTCCTTTCAGGAAATTTTTTCAGCAAATTGTCCTTCAGAATTCAAAGTTACTCCAAGAACATCATCATAATGAGAAGTAGAATTTGGAATGTAACGCCCAAATTTGATGATAACATTTGAAAAGTTAGATAATTTTTTGATCCATCCATTTTGTTCACATTCCAGTTTTGTATATCCTGTATAGATTACAAAGTCATCATTGCATTTGTCACGAAAACTATATAATAATCGTAACAAATCATCGAAACTATCCAGCGGTTCTAAACCGCCACAAACCATAGATTTTGAGATTGAATTAGAAACATACCGCTGGATAATTTCTTCTATACTGATTTCAATCATTGGAGAACGGGCAAGGTCACTGTTTTGACAACAGTGAACCTTAGCCTCATTCTCACATTTGAAAGAGCAAAAAGGAAAGATGATGAACATGGATGGTTTTTTATAATTGATAAAATCCTCGTCAACCAATCCTTTAATCAGCAACTTTCGCCCACTCCCTCATTTGATATTCTGCTTTGCGTTCCTTAGAATAAGTTTTAATCGGAGTATAAAATCCAACGATACGAGTATATTCTGTATGGACAGGTTCTCCGCACTCAGGACAAATCTTGCCAAAGAATGCGTGATTATTTTTACAAGCCTGAATCTTAGTATTGAACGCAAAATAAGTTACGCCCTGATCTGCAATATAATTCAGCATATCCCAAGCCTGTTCAAAAGTATTGAACGGTGCTTCAATATTGACATGAAGGATACTACCGCCATTACAGAAATTATCAAACATAGATGCAATGCGAATGCGCTCCTGCATAGTAGTCTTAATACCAAGAGGGATAAACTGATTACCATACAGAGGCAAATCAGTCACAGCGTCATCAGGATAGAAGAACAAGTCTTTCTTCATCAGCTTTGCGGCTGCGGTTTCACCGGGGATTTGTTCACAGTTGATTTGATAATCAACAGTTTTAGCAAATTCAGCCTTTGTGCTATGAATGACTTCAAAAATCTTCTTACCGAAAGACTCTGCATTCTCAGTGTAATATGTATTACCAAACTCGTCCTTGCGAATATACCCAAAAGTTTTCATTGTTTCATAAATGCCAATGAATCCAATCGTATTGTAAAGATGTTCGAAATCTACAATGCCAAGAGAGAAATTGCGAAGTAAGCCTTTATCGACATTACGCTTGATAATACTACGCACACAATCAAGTGCCTTCAGATTCAGAATAACCATTTCCTTGAGAGCTGCCAGATATTCATCCTCGGTCTTGTTTTCAAGAGCCAAACGAGCCAAATTAATGGTACTAACCTTGACAGAACCAACCTTGAGAGCAGTACCGCCAATGGAGTTGAAATATCCCAAATCTTCAATATTGCTCTTCAAGCGGCAGCAGTTAGACAAACTGGTGACAGAATCATCAATAAACAAATTACTGTCGTTCCACTCCATATTATGTTTACAAGCATATCGTGCAAATTCCTCGTCCATAAACTTTCCATTAACACGAAGCAGAGAAATAGAATTGACGGGGAATGTCATCATATTCTTGGAACGGATTTTTGCCATCGTTTCAAGAAATACTTTCTGGAATTCCATGATACCTTCGATTTCATCAATCATGAAATTCCATCGGGGAATTCAACCATCGGGGAATTCAGAACCACCAAACAGAGCCTCAAGATAAGGTCTATCAAAGATGCTTGTATTAGTAAATGCAGACTGAATGCCGCCACGGAGGAAAGGCTGGTTCAGTGCATAAATCAAACGCTGAATCTGCTGACGAGCTGCACGATCATTATCTACATACAGATTTTCGGCACAATCCTTCTTCCAGAAATAATACATATAAGGAATAAGATTGGGCAAACCAACAGCACCAGAACTGCGGTTACAAGTCCAACTAACAAATTCCTTAACAAAGTCCACAAAAGTTTCAAGATGCTGGGGAGGTTCGGCATTGAAGTTTTCAATAAAGAACAAGCCCTTTTCTGCCAAATCTTTCAGATCATAAGCAAAACAGTAATGAACAAAGGTTGAAGTGTTTGCATCATGCAGATACAGGTGTCCATCCCACTCATTACGCAGCCAATCATTTGCTACCTTAAAACCATACTTCTTATTGATCTCGTAGTGAATTTTATTGAATGCCAACAGCTTTTGATGGGGCTTAGGCATCTCATTGATCAAAGTAACAATGTCTTTCTGACCGACATTGGCATTGCCATCGACAGAGGCATCGGCAACAGTATCAGAATCAATGAAATTATCAATGAAGTCCGTATAACTTAACTGACCAGCAGAAAAGCCATTGATACTTGCCATTTCCTCGCCATATTCGTTTTGCATCTTATTGTATGCGTTGATAAAATTCTTTTTCAGTTCGATATTAATATTCACTGCACACTCTCCTGTTCGTTGATCCAATTATTAGCTGCCGCAAAATCCATCTGCTTACCATCTACATCAAGAACAGGTACACGAACAAAATTCATGCTTCTCATTAATTCCTGATCAGTGTTTTCCTCGAACTGAATACCCTTTGCAGTCAGCTTCTTTTTCAGAACATTACATGATGGGCATCCAGTCGAATAAAGAATTACCTTGCTCAAAATACTTCCCTCCTTAATCTAAAATAATGGAGCGGATTTCTTTCCACTCTGATACACGGATCACACCAGCCGCTTGAGTATCGAATGACTGGTTATGTGGGCGGCTAAACAAGATACCTTGATAATCACCGCCAGTTACATTGTGAACTCCGTCATCAATTAGATAATCTCCATGAACAAGCTGCTTGTGAGAAGTGATGATGAACTGTTTCCAATTCAAGAACGGATATAATTCCAAAATTCTCTCAATTTTCTTATCACAAGTGTTATAATGCGTTGCTGTAACAATACGCAGAATATGCTTGTCATTAATTTCTTTTAAGACCTCGAAGCAATCTGGAATGCGTTCCAAATTGCTCCAAATGTCTTTCTCCTTAATCGGAGCAAATACTTGTTCTTTTGTGAGAGTCGGGAAAAATAAACTTACATCCCAATCTGTAATTTCTGATGGTTTTACCGTTGTTCCATATCTCTGATTAATTGCTGAAATCCAGCAATCAATCAGATTTTCGATTACATCATCTGCGTCACAGAGAATAATTTTCTTTTCTCGATCCATACCAAACACCTTTTACAAATACTTAGCAATTTCCTCTACTTTGTTGGACAAGTCCTGTAATGAACCATTATTGATTACAAACATATCAACAAAAGGATAATTATCCATTGCCGTTTCCGAAGGATGATTTGCCTGTTCAGGTGTTAAATCCGATGCAAAATCAGGACGATTAATACGGATCAACATTGTGTCTATATTGTTTTCACGGAAACACTCAACCTCATTGGGAAAACGACAATCTGGAATCAGAACATAATCCCATTCATTAGGAAATAGTTGCAGAACACTTACGATAAAGTCAGTCCAGTAACTCGGACGCTGAGTACGAACAACATCTGTGCCGACATACTGAAGCAATGTTCTGCCTTTTTCGTCTTTTGCTCCATCCCATGCAAAGAATTTTTCGCAGATATACTTAACCAGATCGCCAAAGTGAGCAATCAGAACACGATGACCATTAACCTTCAAATGTTCATCAAGCATTCCTGCAAGAGTATCTTTGCCGTGACGAGCCTTACCTGAAATACAAATTACTTTCATGCCGCCACCTCAATATCATCAAAGACATGAGGAATCAGTGTCTTGAAAGCCTTCAACAGCATAATGGCAATTTCACGCATCTGAGGATGTGCTGAGGGAGCGCAGCGCAGCTTAAAGAAATGCCTCCACTCTGCAAGATTCATAGTGATACAAATCTCAGTCTTAGTGGAATTATTCAGAACAGAACGAGCAATCTGAGGTGTTGCACCAAGTTCAATCATGCGGTTATAGTGACGCTCTGCATCAATACACGCCTGAACCCATTCATCATAAATCTGTTGCTGAATTTCAGCGGAGAGGTTATGAACCTTGCTGTCATACTCCATACCGCCCTTAATGTCGATATATGTAACCTCAGCACCGAACTTATCCTTTGCGTAATTGCAATATCTGGTGCTTTCCTGTGCAAAACTTGCCACACGATGACGGACTTCCTCGTGAGAAACGCCACGATCATTGGTTAAGCGAACTGTCATGTCGATATGAGTAAGCTGCTCTGTGCCCTCTTGCAGTTCATAAATGGTCAGGGGCTTAAACAGATCATTAGGATCGACATTTACATCCATTCCAATATCCTTAAATTCAGGAAAGAAAACATCATTTTCATGAATGAACCCCCACATGAACTCAGGAATGGCTACATTGTTATTAACACAAGCCTTAAAGTAATCACGCCATGCACGAACATTGGCAGATACAACATAACGACCATCTGCTGTGAATCGAATAAAATCATTGAACCCATAGCGTTCCAGTAGAAGAATTGATCCTCTTAACTTCATATAGCTGTTATCACTCAGCTCGAAGATGAAAGAATGATGCTCAATAACTGCTTCATGTCCGCGCTTGATAATGCCAGAAACAAAAGGCAGTGCTGACTCTTCAGTGATCTTATCCTCGCTCTTATAGCAAGTTCGACCAACATTCTCAATCAGCTTTAAGGCTTCATCTGCATCAATAGGTGTCAGAATTTCAAAACTTGGACTTACTACTCTCATTGAAAACCTCCTATGATATACTTGTATTTCTTGTTATTTGTGCTTAATCGTCATCCTGCATGGACTGGAAACAATAGTCACAAACATATGTCTTTACGCCATTGCGCTTGATCTTATGAAGTGTACCATTGCTGGAACCACAGTCAGCACAGCAAATCTTCGTGGGAGGATTTTTCATGCGCTGCTCATTGCGCTGTTTGCTTGATTCGGAGTTAGGATGCTCCATCCAGTTCTTGTAGTTCGGATAATAATTTCGCTTCATTGTTCTGTTCCTTTCATTTTGTTTTGATATGATTTAGTTGAATAACAAAAATAATGATCGCCAATTTTATCGTAAAGGTAATCATTATATTGCCCACGAGAAAAGAATACTACTCCACGATCCAATACTGTTTCTCTATCTGTGAGTACAATCTGAATCACTTCATACTGTTCATCTGTTGGAGTAGTGCTGGGAATTAAATGAACAGGAGAAAACTGATTTTCTGCATACACAACATCATTAAGTGTGTTCGGAAATTCATCGCTCAGAAGCCTGTTAAACACGACCTCGATTACGGCTCTCTGTCCTTCAATTGACTGATTGCCAGCCTCCAAGAAAAGCAATCTGGCAAGCATTTCAATTTCGTCATCTGTGATTACATCAGCAATTTCTTGATAAGCTGCTGACTCAGGTTCAGGTTCGGGAGTTTCTTCCTCTATGTAAATCATTGTCGGCGGCGGGGCTTGCAGTACGGTAGAATCCATAGATTCATTTGTTGGATTAGAACTATAATGCACCATAGTCATAGTAGTGCATATAGGATCATAATCTACATTTGTTTCTGTGTTATTCTGACTTGAAACTGTTGTTGTAATTAATAGGATCAAGATGACAATCACAACAACAGCCAACATCAGTCTTATTGGATGTTTCATCGGTTTCCTCTTTCTTATTTTCGTATGGAATATTTAAATACTCCATGATTTCACGATAGCCAAGACCACCTTCGCTACGGTCTTTCATTGCGAAACGATATGTAGCTGGTTCCAATTCTGCAAGACGCTGAATTCGATTTGGTTCATGCTCTAAATGGCATCCGAAAAGACAAAGTTTACATCCAGTGTTGTGTTCTTTAGTGAATTCATATTTACCGTTTTCGTGTAATACAATTTCACCGTATGGCGGCGCAATCGGAATATTAAATTCATAAAGATAACGGAGAACATCTTGTCTTGTCCAGAAACCCATCGGAGTGGATTTAGACCTTCCTGATGCTTTAAAGGCGTTACAGCCAGTTTTTAGATAAGCCTCTTTTCTGATCTGACTATCTTCTGCGAGTGTTCCGTAAATAGGATTTGTATTGACTTCTTTATCTACTAAGCGAATTGGCTGCTTTTTCAAATATGAGCAACATTTTTCACTTACATCAAAAGGTGCATCAATTAAGCATCTCCATTTCTTTGGAATACACCATGTTTTACAAAGTTCGTTTTTACTGGTATAACCAGATAAGTACAAAACTACTGAGTGCGGAAAGTTAAGAGAACGAAAATACTCTGCTGTTTCCATGCCTCGGTCTAAATAGTTTTCAATGTCACTATAATGAATGTCGTGTGCTTTAAAATAAGTTCTTACATCTCGAACCATTCTCGCAATTTTCTTGCTTGCCACAGGATAACCATCTGTGCGAACAACATCAAAATAAGTGACCTTTCCTCTTGCGATATGTAAATCAACTTGAATGTTATATTTCTGTTCGATATACTTGCAAAAGGATTTCACATGACTTGGCATTGACGCAAACTCATTACTTGTGTTTGCGTAGATAACAATCAAAGGACTGTCATGATGCTGATCACGGTGAATAGACCAATGCTTTGCAAACATATCAAACAAAACTGAACTGTCTGCCCCCCCGAAAATGAGAGAGAAACATTCCAATTCGTTTTTTGACAGAATTCAAGGAACTTTGCAGCAGAAACTTGAATTTTTGTTTCAAGTGGCCTTGCTTGCATTTTCATTAAATCCTGATTTGAATAAGTATATTTCTTCATTTATTCTCTTCTTTCTTGTTTACTCAAATCATTGAATGTGGTACAATTATCATATCCATCTTAAAATAGGAGTGACTATTATGGCTGATACTGAAAAGCGTAAGATCGTGCGCCGCTCTGCTGAGGAACGAGTTGCTGAGATTGATGCTAAAATAGCAACCTGTAAAGCAACCATTGCAAAGCAGGAAGAAAAGATTGCCGCTCTCGAAGTTAAAAAGCAAGCTATTTTAAATCCTGTTCCTCGTGTTTCCAAAGCTGGTCAATTGAAAGAACTGCTTAATAAAGCAAAAGCATCTGGAATGACCAATGAAGAAATTGCAGAAAAACTCGGCATCACAATCGAATAAAAGATAAATAGGCTGTCTATGTCGGACAGCCTATTTTATTTAGGCTTACATTCCGATCATTGCCATAAATTCGGTTTCTGTCAGAATTGGAACGCCAAGTTCTTTTGCTTTTGTCAGCTTAGAACCAGCTTTTTCGCCAGCAATTACATAGTCTGTTTTCTTAGAAACAGAACTGCCAACCTTTGCTCCCAATTCTTCCAGCTTCTTTCCGATACCATCTCTGGTAAAGTTCTGTAAGCTGCCAGTAGCAACAACAGTTTTGCCATTGAAAGGATTATCGGCAACAGGCGTTGTGATAGCTTTTTCAATCTGAATATTCAAATGCCCAACAAGACAATGATACAATTTGAAATTATCGTCATCACTAAACCAGTCTTTCAGGCTGGCAGACATAACCTCACCAAAATCCTCAAGCTGCATCCAATTAAAATCATCGTTGATCAATTCAATGAACTTGTACGGATCACCAGCGCAATAATTTGAAATTGCTTTTGATGCTGTCTTACCGATATACGGAATACCCAAAGAGATCAATAGTCTTGTCAGTGTAGTAGATTTTGATGCTTCAATGGCGGTCATGAGTTTGTCATAGGAACGCTTACCAAAGCCTTCCATTCTCATGATTTCTTTATCGTATCTGTTAAGATGATAGAGATCGGTGAAATCAGTCAGCCATCCACTGTTGATGAATTTCTCCAAAGTTGCCTCTGATAGACCATCAATATTCATTGCTGGCTTACTGACATAATGAGAAAACTTACCCAGCTTTTTGCCGTTGCACTTCGGATTATCACAATAAACTGATTCTGTATCATTCACCTGTTCTACTCGAATGCTGCCGCCACAAACAGGACAAGCATCTGGATACTGAACGCCATGTTTTGTACCACGCTCTGTTGCAGAAATGTTCTCAAGAATCTGAGGAATAATCATATTGGCTTTATAAACTTTCAACTTATCGCCAATATTCAAATCATAGTCCTTAATGTAACTCAGATTATGAACGCTGGCTCTTGTGACAATCGTTCCATCCAATTCAATAGGATCGAAAATAGCAACAGGAGTAAGCTGACCAGTTCTACCCATAGACCATTCAATTTCACGGAGTACAGTTTCAGCGGTTTCATCTTCAAACTTGAACGCAATACCATCATTATTGTGATGGGAAGTGCCGCCCTTTTGTTTGGAATAGGAAATGCTGTCATACTTCATAACCATGCCATCAATAGGAATACCTTTTTTAATTGCCTGATCTCTCATATGCTCGATTGCATCTTGAATAATAAAAGCAGAACTCTCTTGTTCAAAACGGCAAGCATATGGCAGTTCAAAACCCAACCTCTCGCAAGCAGAGAATTTTGTCATACGGCTATCCGATGCAGGGAAAAGATCATCCAATGTCGGCAGATCATCTAAGCCTTCCAACACATCCCACAGCATAAAATGAATATTTCTTGTATCGCAAACCGCACTATCAAGCTGTCGTACAGAGCCAGCAGCAAGGTTTCTGGCATTTGCGTAAGGCTTTTCACCAGCAGGGAGATTATCATTAATTTTCTGGAAATCATGCTTATGAATAATTGCCTCACCAACCACACGCAAGAAGCCATTGTAAGGAATCGTCAGAGGGATATTCTTAAAAGTTTTTGCATTGTGAGTAATGTCCTCACCAGTATAACCATCGCCACGAGTAGACGCTTGAATCAGGTTGCCGTCATTATAGATTAACTCGACAGTCAGACCATCATACTTATACATCAACAAGCATTTATGATTCCCCATAAACTTTACAAGTTCATCAACATCCTTTGTCTTATCCAAAGAGAGCAAAGGAATATCATGAGAAACCTTTTCAAGTTTGCTCTTTACATCGTAACCAACAGTGCTGGTTGGTGAGTTCATCAGAACAACACCCGTGTCTGTTTCCAATGCCTTTAGCTCGTCAAATAGACGATCATATTCTGAATCCACTACAAGCGATTCTGCTCTGTTGTAATATGCGTCACGGTATTCATTGAGCTGCTTCACAAGTTCGTGAATTCGTTTCACTTTTTCGCCCATAGGCAACAATTCCTTTCTTGTATTTATTGTTATTTGGAGGAAGAATAAAGGCTTTCTATCCTGCCTCCTATATTATACTTGCATTTCTGGTTATTGTCAAGAGGTTTATCGCAGTTTATGTTTTAAATAATATGTGAACACGCCATACATAAACCATCCTGAGTAAGACGGATCGGGCATAAACATAAGCTGAAGTCCATATCTCTGATTAAAGGTATGCAAACTGGCAAGATATGCTTTATTGGAAAACTTAGTATCATATTTCCCATCAACAACATCTTGATAATTTGCATTCTCTACCAACAGGTATTTCAAGCCACTGTATGTAGCCATTTCTTCCTCAAATCTTGCTCGATTCTGAGAAAAGTTTCCGCTAAGTTCTTCCAGTGAGCCTTTGCGTTCAATCATAATTTCATGATCGAAATAGAGATCACGATCAATGTTTAAATCAGGATTGGCAGGAATATAGAAACTGTAATCGCCGTTGGGCAATGCCTTTGACTTATGTGGAATTTTCTTTTTATCCAACCAGTCGATAATATGAGCATTTTGTTTTTCTCTTGTGTCAACCAGAATTACAATAGACTTTACAAGCTGCTCAAGTTCTTTATCAGTATATTTGTATAGAGATAAAATTATAATCACCTTCATCTTTCATTAGCTTTTATTGCTTTCAAAAAATCTTCACGGAGTATTTCGTAAGACTTATTATCATGTATATTACCAGCTAAATCCATAGCCCTTCGGTGTTTGATCCCCACAATATGTCCGCCTAATTTCTCGCACATTTTGTCGTAACTTTTCTCAATAGGATTCCCACAAATAACATTCCACTCAACTACTTCCATACCAAATTTAAGGAAACAGTCTGTGATAACTTGACGAAGAGCTTGCCCAAATGCAAACTTATCATCTGAAAAGTTGATAGCTCCAAACCATTGAGCAATCCGCAACTCGGTATCTACTGCATAACTGATATAGCCTATCAATTCATCACTATTGTTAAGCACTGCAAACGACCGCTTCGGATAATCATTGTTGTTATCGGCAAGAGAAAAGTCAGTGCGCCAGTTTCCTCCAAAATAGTATTGATATTTTTCGTCATACCAAATCTCCCACATTTTACGCCTTATTTGTTCTTCGAACAGTTTTGCATTTACAAGTTTCATTTTATCACTTCCTATTCAGAGAAAGATTAATCATAGTAATATCTTTAATCTCTTCCCATCTATTCTTAAAATGCTTTGGATGTTCTTCTGGCGGCATATTCTGCAAAAGCTGAATTACACCAAGACAATAAGCAGGAACTAATTCTGAACTGAAATATGACTCTGGAACATCGGGAAAACTTAAATTTCTACATAAGATATTAAAGTTTTCATCCATTCTGATTTGCAAATCAGTAACACCGTTGTTAAAAGTAATTCGATGATTATCATCCATGTAAAGATATTGAAGCATAATTCCAATATCTCCAAGCAAAAATAATTCGTCTTTAGTCCTCATTGTTCATTGTCCTCGCAGCTCTCATGCGTTCTGCCATTTCTGCCCTCTGTTCATCAGAGTATTGTCTTGGGAATGAAACCTTAATCCATTTCTTTGGCAAACTATATTCCGCAAAATCTTCGCCTCTGCGAATGAGTTTAATGTCTGATGATTCGGCAAGACGCTTATCCAATTTGCGGATCAATGATTTATCATATGTAAAAACGGAAGCTGTCTTTTCCTCGTTATTATAATTAATGATCGTTTCTTGTTCGTATTTTGTCAGATTCATATATCTTGTTCCTCTCCCGCATCATCACGGACAAAACTCCATTTTTTCAGAATACTTTCCTTATCGGAATTATCCTGTTGCCAATCACCATTCTGGTCTTTAGACCAACGGCCTTCCTCAGAGCATTCAATAGTCTTGATAATATCACCGACATTAATAGGAGCCTCGTCATACTTCTTGCGTCTGACTTTGACCACTTCAGTCGTGCCATCACACAGACGATAAAGTGTCAGTTTTGGATTTTTATATTTGCATTCAAATTCCTGTACGAAAGCATAATCCGGGGACATATCAGGAACCAGCGTTTTGACATACCCAATGTTCTGCAATTCATATTTCAATCTCTCGTTGAAAGGAATATCAATATCCTCAAGATTCTCCCAAATCTCTGTCAGAGCTGCATCGTAATCAAACTTACGATATTGTTTGTCAGTTTCCTCAGAATACTTTCGGATAATTGGCAGAAATTCAACAGGAGGATTAGACTTGCTGAACTGAGAACGGTCATAAAGCTGATCCAGAATATCAATGAATCGCTTAATCTTACCAATAGTGCCGAAATCATCAAAGTAACCGATCTCAATCAGAGTGTTTACCTTGCCGCTATTGAGATTCTTTTTCTTTTTCATATCCTTCCACAATTCATAGAAATTCTCGTATTTCTTTTGTCCCATTGCATACAGGTCATTTGCACAACCTTGACTCAATCCTTTAATAGACAGAAGTGAAGGATAAATTGTCTGATTATCTGGATCGGCTTTGAATTTACGATTATCCAGACCAAACTTATATTCGCCCTCTTTGATGCCAAATGCTTTGCTCATTTCCTGCTTGAGTTCTGCAACCTTATCCTTTTTGCCCTTATCAGAGTAAGTCTGAAGCAGAACCTCATAGAACTCATAAGGATAATGTGCTTTCAGATATGCGTTATACAAACTATCCAGTGCCATACAATACGCATGAGCGGAGTTAAATCCGTAACCACAAGAGTCGGAAATGATCTGCCATACTCGTGCGCTATCTTCCTCTGCTTTATCTGCTGGAATTCCATCATCCTGCATGATTTTATCCTTGAATCCAGTAATGAAACGCTCCTTCAAAGGTTTAACCTTTTCTGGATGTTTCTTCGCAATCGCCTTGATAATGCCATAGCATTCATCAATAGGGAATCCAGCATAGTTCAGCGTATTCATGGTCTGCTCTTGATACAGAATGAAACTCTGTGGAAGTTCTTCTGTTTGCAAAATCTTATCAAAAGCAGGGATACCGTAAGAAAAATCCTCTCTGTTTTCAAGTTTTGAATACATTGACTTAAATGCAGGACGAATAGCTGCGATGAACGCCGATAACTCAGATACATTTCGAGGTTTATACTTCATGGACTTTCTGGTGGTGGATGCCTTTTCAACCTGATTAACACCCATTGTATAACCATTGGCGTAAATGTCCCAAACTGCCTGATCATTTTTAACCAGTTCCATCAACTCATTCACAGTATGATGCTTCAGACCAATGCGCTTATAAATAAGGTCAATCAGCAAGACAACATCAACCTTCAGAATATCGTTTTTCAAGAACTTATAGTTTTCAGCGATTGCGCCGTCAATTACGGCGGTCATATACTCTTTTTTGGTAGTTTCACTCTTACATTTAATCAGACCGATTTCCTCACGGATACTGCCATCATAAAGCAGATAAGCACAGGGGGCTTTCTTTTTATCCATGATGATGCCCTGATACTTTTTGCTTGCATCAATATAGGAATGATATTCTTCATCCACATAATCATAGATGTTAATATCGTCCTTTTCGTCATCGTCTGCATATTTTAGAGCTTCATCATATTTTTCAATCTGACCAGAAATGGTATTTGCTAAATCAAAATCCATATTCTGTGATCTGGCATATAACTTAAACGCACTCTTTTTCTTACAAGTGCCGAATGCAATCATAGGATAAGCATGATCCTTGCCAAGAATTTCTTCTTGCGCTTCGGCTGCAATGTCTGGTGTACCCCAATTCAAGTCAATATCAGGAAGGCTCTTTGTTTCAAGAATACGGCTCTTACTGATAAAACGCTCAGGATACAGCTTAATAGGACTTTGGAAACGGTCAACTTTTGAGAAACCAAGCAGTGTATTTGTAAAATAACCAACAGAGCTGCCACGCCCTGAGTCTGTTAGAACACCACCCTTTTCTAATGCTCTCTTAACCATGTAATAGTCAATCAGGAAGTAATCAGACATATTCGTATCCTTGATGACTTGAACCTCGTTCTTAACACCTTCAAAATATTCGTCATACTGAGATTCATCTACATCTTTGACATATGCCTTAAACAGCTTAGAAATCAGCTTGCTATATTCCTTATTTCTTTGCTCCTGATCTAATTTAGGGAGTAAAACGCCGTCAATTGTGTGCTGACCGTCATAAAGAGAAGGTAACTTAATATCTTTGGAGAAAATGCGGTTGTTAATTGCATAATCCTCAAACTCCAAAAGCAAATCCGTATTATCCATTGCTCTTTGAATTTGATCTCTGGTAAATACACCTTGTTTTAGAAAACGATTCATGGTCGTTTCATCATCGGGATAATCCATGAACCATCCATCTTCATCTTCATAATGGATATTCTTAGCAGCAAGAATATAATCTCGCTCTTTGGATTGATCTGGATAAATGTAATGACTATCCATGCCAACAATCATTTCAATACCGTATTTTTCAGACAAAGCAAGAATACGCTGATTCAGCTTTACTTGAGATTCTGTATCATGATACTGAATTTCAAGAAACAGATTTTTCTTAAAATGGTTATGTAGCTGCACCAGAATATCTTCAATATCATCATAGTGCCAAAATGCAATACAAGCCGTTGTGATCATTACATCATCAGCAGGAAGGCTCAACAACAATTCAACATCGACACGAGGACGGAAATAGTAGCCATCCTCATTAGCGGTAGAAAGAATGCTGTTAATTGCCCTACGTCCATTTTCGTTCTTTGCCAGCATGATAATATGACCATTGGTACGGTCTTTTTCAAGTCGATTCTTTACCCAATAGGCTTCTGCGCCAAAAATAAATTTGAGATCATATTTTTTTGCCAGTTCATAGGTTTCAAAATAATAACCTTGCCATCCATGTTCCACACTTGAAATAACTTTATGTCCAAGTTCTACTGCTCTTTTTGCATAATCTTCATTGACGGCAGCAGAATCGGCAACATAGATGTTACTGTATGATGTATGTCTATGATAATTCTGCATTAATACACCTCTTATTCGTTAATATTGCCTTGTATTTCTTGTTATTTTACTTAAAATAAGTTCGCATCTTCGTCCTTTTCCTGTTTTGCAAGCATACGCTGCTCATTGAATCTCTTGATGTGAATACAGGTATTTCGGAAATTACAAAGGTTATTGCAGAAGAAAGTATCCTCTGATTCATTACCCTTGCCATTAATTCTGACAAAAGAGCGTGGAGGCCAATGAGATTCATCATCGGGATCAAGTGCTTCAAATTTATCTGCCATATCATTCAGATAATTTACCGCCTCTGCTTTGAGTTCATCTGTCAGATCATATTTTCTTACATAAGGCTTAACTGTATATTTCTTTTGAATTTCTTCAGGCAGACTATCAAAAGAATTGTTGTCCAACGCAGTCTTAATCATGAACTCAATATCCAGTTCGTCATAACCCAACTCTGTTAAATCACATTCGATATGGTTACGAAGTTCGCTGATCAACTTACCACGGCTAATTACTTTTGTAATTTCAGACTTTTCTTTAGAGTTTGCTCGTTTCTTTCCCATGAAAGTAACTTCGCAATATTTCAACATGATCCAAGACACATCTCGAACCTTAAACCCATCATGTTCCTTTGCCAAAGCATAGAAAATTAACTGTCTGCCATGATGAAGCAAATCCGCAGCCTTAAAATCTGTCGATGTTTTCCAGTCATAAATAGAAATTGTTCCATCTGGATTCTCACGAATCAAGTCGATATAACCCTGAACATAACGATCTTCAGACAGAGGATAGATAACCAATTCCTCAGTTACAAACTTACCTTTGGGGGCTTTAAAGGTATTGCAAAAATGCTTCATATCAGCAACCCAATTATTTCGGATTGTATCATTTCCCTTAAAATCTTTAGGGAACTCAATACCAAGCATTTCCAAATCTAAAAGTTCCTGATTAAGAACATCTGGCAGCTCTGCTTCTGTGGCAGTACCTTCAATGATTTCCTGCAACTTATCATGAATCTTTGTACCAAGAACACCGTAAATTCCATTTGTGCCTTTCTTATGAAGAATGTAGGTGTTATACGCCTCGAACAAACATTCCTCAATTGTATTACACTTGGAAATACTATATACAGCCTTTCCAGACTTAAATAACTCTTGTAAGCGTGGGTCTTTATCTCGCTTCGCCATTATTCTTTCCTCCGTTATGACATTCTTTGCAAAGAAATTCAGTTTGATGAATTAATGGAACATGACCAGAAGAACATGGCATCCAAAATGATGCTGGTTCATCCATCTCTTTTCCACATTTACAGCAAACATATTTTATTGCAAGTAAACCTGTTTCTTTATCTTTGAGATACAATCGAATTCCTTTGAAAAACTCCATTTCATTCACCTTGTATTTCTTGTTATTCTAACCAAACAACATGGTTTTTCATCAGTTCTAAAAATGCGTCCTTACCTAAATCGGATGGACTTGCTTTGCTTCCTTTTGGTAAGATCAGATTATTCTTATCACAGATGTAACCAACTTTGTTTTTAAACACGGCATTATTTAATACCAGCTTTTCAGCTTGCATTCTTACATTGTCCTCTTCCAGACCTTCATCATAAGCAAGGACGATCTTTTTCGTCATGAGTGACTTTAAGTACTTAGCCTGAACATCACTTATATCACAACCACAAGTTGCAAGTCCGATCCTGCTCCCCATTGAATGAAGCTGCTGGACAAACTTTTCTGATTCTCCTACAACAACAATATTCTTCTGCTGAATGAAATCATAATTGTAATGATAACCATACAATGTTAGACTGCGGGAACAAGGAATGATCGGCAACCACCGTTCATCCTTGGAACATTTCGTATCATTCAATCTACCCATAACACCACACAACTTACCATCCAGAGTATATTCAGGAACAGTTATACGACAGCTTTCCAAATCAAATCCTACTTTGAAAAACTCCTGCGTCTGAAAGTTGATGCCATCTTTGAAAAACATTGTGTTGTATTTGCCAAGATATTCATCAATTTCAGATTCGTCATAAGTTTTCATTGCATATTCTGGTTCATTAATCTCTTTCATAAGACCTTTATAGAAACCAGAAAACGGATAACGGATTTTACCACTAAACTGACTTTTCTCCAATCCCAATTGATTCGCAATGTAATGCAGTGCTTTGGGGAACGACAACTTTTGTGTTTGCATGACCAGAGAAAAGAGATTTCCATGAAGATTAATCGAAAATCCATCAAACTTCAAGGTATCCAATTTCAAACGCATCGCTGTTGGATTTAAGCCTTCTTCTCGGCTAAAACGCAGCTCATTTTTTTGCTGTCGGTATGTGATCTGCGTATATTCCATGCTTTCAAGGAGGGAGATACACGCATCTACATTGTTTGATAAATAATTTGTCAATGATAACGCATTTACGATAAGTATCTCCCTCCATTTCTATTTTTCATATATTATTCAAGCCATCTATTATCTATATAATAAAACCCATATACGGCAAAACCAGTTAGTATAATCCAGAAAACCCAAAACAACACAAGCTGCCATTCTGTTTCCAGATGCTCAATTGTTTCATCAATGGTTTTTTCGCAATAAAACGATGTTTCTGAAATTGTATCATCTGCCAAAACTGCGTACAGAGTTCCTTCGTATAAAATATCCGATCCATAATAAACATCCCTTAAATGATACCCTGCATCCAGTGTATCAATATAATGTTCTGGAAAGTGATTGATTGTTCCATAAGAAAATTCTTTTCCAAGGAAAGTAATCGTTTCTACATGGATATGATCACGATCAATTTCATCCCATGTCCAGTAGGTTTCTACCTCTGTATATGTCTGAGTTTTACCATTAACCGTTTTTGTTTTTGTTACTGTTCTTGTATGTTTCGTATAACGCTCAGTGACTTTTGTTGCGGAGGCATATTCCCCACCGATTTCAGGATATGTAACAGAATCCACGGCAGCTAATTCGCCATACACAAAAGCATTGCCAATATTTGTACGCATTCCATACTCAAACAGACTGGAATCATTGTCGATTTGCAATGCGGTATTATATTCCTGATACTTGTTCATCAAGCTATCATTAATCTTTCCTGAAATCATAATGCCGAATACAAGCATCAGGCAAACAATAACCACACTGAAAATCACTTCTCTTTTCGTGATCCTCATACCGTGTACCTATTAATCAAACAGGTTAGTAGGAGCATCAGAGGAAACATCATAATTCAAATATTCGTAATTGATAACCTCGTAACCAAGGAAACCAAGAATCTGCTTATTGGGGAACTTTCTGACATACTGGTTGTAACTCTTAACCCAAGTATTAAAGTTGCTTCTGTAATTAGCAATCAAATTCTCGGTTGTTGCCAGTTCGTTCATCAACTCACGATAATTTTCACTGCTTTTCAGTTCTGGATATGCCTCTGCAACAGCCTGAATCATTGTCTGAATTTCCTGAACACTTTCATCCGTAGCACTACCACGAGCATTGACAACATCCATCAAAGTCTGATACTCATGCTCGTCATAGGCTTGCACACAATCGACCAGATTAGGAATTAGGTCTGCTCTGCGCTTTTCCTGCACCTTAATCTCAGACTGAGCAGTGCTGATCTGTTCCTCAAGAGAGATTGCTTTATTTTGCGTTCCCTGAAATGAGAACACAGCCAATACAATAACGGCAATTACTGCCGCAGCTACAATCAAAATGGACTTCCAATGTTTCATTGCTTTTCCTTCTTTCTAACTTAATAAACTGCGAATTCTTTTGATTTTTACACTAATCCTTTGTCTGCTGACCCCTAATTCACTGGCAATTTCGCTCTGCTTTTTATCATCTAACAACATGGCGAAAATTACTTGTTCATCAGGTTTCAGTTTACTTGACAATGATTTATATGTAAGTGCATGAATTGCTTCTTGCTCTACTTGAACATTATTATCTGGAATCACATCTGCAAAACTTGCAAATTGGCTATCTTGATCTGTCTGAATTGGAACATCAAATGAAAGTAATTTATCTTGCGGAATTGCTCTCTCATTCTGCTGTTTTCTCAATTCTTGTTTATACTCATTCAGCATGACAGTATAAGCCAAAGTTGAGAATTTCCCCTTTGTATTATCAAAAGCAATAGCTGCCTTACATAATCCAATTGCCAGAACATCATAATATTCATCCAGATTAATGCTCTTTTTATTTGCCAAGCTATAAATCAAGTTGTGATTTTCAGAAACAATCCTTTGCTGATCTAATGTTAATTGTTCCATTATTATCACTCACTTTATTTATGTTCATTGAATACTGAGCAGTAGCCCTTTTCACGCCAGCGGTTATAGCGTCCATTAAATTCATAAAGAACCTGAATTTTATCATCGTCATTTCTTGTTTTATCTAAGAATGCGATGATATATTTTTTATCTCTATCGAGTTGCACAGACTCACGAACATTGGAATATTTTCCGCTGGAATCTTTCTTTAATTGATATGGCTTTACATCAAACTTTTCGCCGGGGAATTCATCATCCCAAAGAGGGCGGCAATACACCATCTCTGAGAAAACTTCCTTAATCTGCTTTGCGTTAGACAGACAGCTTGCATCCAAATATCGCTTATTCAGAGTATGAAGTGCAAGCTGATAAGTACAGATTAGAGAAATGTTTTCACGGCTGGTAATCTGAAACAGTTTACGACTATGGATAAGCAACTGCTGCCACATAGCTTCGTCAATTTCATCCTCAGATTTCATGGTATCAAACATGATCGTCTGGTATCCCAACTTTGCCAGTTTCTTAATAATGCGCTTGACCTTATTCATGTCATTATCAAACATCTTGATAAACTGAATATTAGAATACTTCTCTCTGGAAATCTGCTTTGCTTTGCGCAAATATTCCCACTGTTCATCTGTAAACTTACCCATTTTCAGCTTTTTACGAGTCAGACCCCAATAGTCCAAATCATTCGTAAGAATGTGAACAAGCAAAAGCTGCTTAAAATCTTTTGATCTTTGCTCATTACTGATGACGGCGCACTTTACACCATCATCCGTCATAGGGATGATCATATTCTCAAACACGAAACTGGTTTTACCAACACCAGAATGTCCAGCAAACATATACATATCACCAAGCGGTGTACCAAGTGTCAGATAATTCAGGATAGGACAATTTTTACCATAGCTGATACCCTGTGCCGATCCATCATCGCATTCGCTGAGGAACTTATCATCAATTTCAAGTGTTTCAATATCAATGTCGTGAGTGTTCTTAATACTGACACTGTTCAGGATATAGTCATAGTAATCATAGACTTCCTGATTTGTCATTTTTGCAAAACGATCCATATTGGGAATTACATTAAAGCCCTTATCATACAAAGTCATTAATGTATTCATCTTTGCAATCTTGTCATAGTAAGCATCAATATTTTCGACATTTACCAAAGAACAAAGTTCGCTAACCGTTGGATAACCGCCAAGTTCATCGAAATGCTTTTTGACAGTGGGTTTGTTCTCTAAAAATGTGTAGATTGTCACATTATCAAAAGACTTAAATCCCTGATTGAACATTTGTCTGCCCAAAGAGAAATAGAAAATACCGTCCTCTGTTTTCAGAGTTTCATCATCTTGTGTGTTGACTCTTGCAAAGTCATCATACAATTCAGGCTGCTTCCAAAGGCAAAAAATGAATGTGGCCTCTGCGCTCTCTCGACCTTTGATTAATTCATCAGGATACTCTTTCCAGTTCAAATTATTACCTCCTTATAATTCATCATCAATGAGAAAACGACTAATATCCTTACCCTGCTTTTTTGAGCCGATAGCGGATAAATCGCCACATTCAATCGTATTATTTTTCACTTGTTCGTTTGATGCAGCCATTCTCTTTTCTTTCTTGGCAACATCGGCAATATTACCTTTTACAATGGTAAACATATAAGAGATCATGCCATACTCATTAGAGAATTGTTTATGTTCCAACCAATAATGAATGTCGTTGGCACATTCTTTAAATGTTTCCAAGATCACCTCATTACTGTAAAAGGACAATTCTTTAATCTTTTTAGGGAGAATGGGAGGAAACGGTTGCCCGTTTCCATACCCCAAAAACTCTCTACAAATATAATCAATCAGTTCTTTGTAAGTCTGTTTCTTACGCTGATCTGCATCATATATTTCTTGGCTCTTATAATATTTGGAACCAATTTTTACAAAGGTATCAGTTGTGCCGACTTCGCCAGTAATTGCACATTTGCAACTTCTCGCCATAACTGATTTCCTCCAATGGTTTACTCCTGATTCAGCACCTTAACAATCTGCTCCAAAATAGCAGTAGGAATATCATCTGCATTCTTGAAATTAGGAATGTCATGTTCCTTCATGATTTCCTTAACAGACTTCTTTGTTGCGGCATCTGCATCGGGGAACTTGTTCTGAATAACCTGAAGCAGCTCGGCATTGCGATCCTCGTCAATCTTATTGGCGGCATCTGCCTTCTGCTTTTCGGCTAACTCCTTCTCCTGCTGCTTACGAGCCTCCTTGAGTTCCTTTTCAGACTGCTCAACAGACTTGCCGCCCTTGCTGTGTTCTGCCAGAATAGCGTCCTTCAGAGCCTTAATAAAGGCATCTGCATCCAAAGGAATTTCATCAACAATGTCTGCAAAGCGGGACTTGGAATCAACACTGTAATTGTCATCACGGAAAGAGATACGGCGAGATTCGCTGAGAACTCTGCCCTTAACTTCCTCTTCCTTAGTTACAATGTTTTTCTTACCAGTCTTTTGCTTTACGATCTCACGATCAATATAAGCAACGCCAAGGAAATGCAGCTTTGTCTTGAGCGCATTGAAATAACGCTGACTCATATTAGTAGTCAGAATGGAATAAGACTCGCCAGTAATAGGATCATCAACATCCTTCTTCTTGGTATGACCGATAGCGATAAAGGAAACACCGACTGCCTTCAGCTCCCACAGCTTATCAAGCACAAGCTGAATAGCCTTATCCTCACCAGCCATAAAGCCACCGAAAGCTGCTTTAATAGAAGTAATTTTGGGCTTATCAGGATTTGCTCGATTGTGCATACGAATAACTTCAGGTTCAGTAATTTCAAGCAACTGATCAAATGTATCCAGAACAATAACACGCAAATCCTTATAATCCGTCAGCTTGTTCTCAATTACATCGTCACAGAACTCCTTGAAAGTAGCCCAATCAGGAATCTTTGCGGACACGATGCCATTGATAGCATCATGACCATCTTCCTTGCCAATATCCAAAGCAATATAACCGTCATCGCCAACCAGTTTTTCACAAACTTCCTTAATGACAGTGGATTTACCAATACCGCTCTCACCAATCAGACCAATGTTATAAGCGAGAGGATCAATACAAATCTCACGCTTTTCACCAAATTTTCTTGCCATTATGTACTACCTCCTTAGAACAAATCCTCTTCGTCTACATCGTCCTTGTCCTCGTCCTTATCAAAGGGAGGCTCGTCATCGTCATCCTCGTCCTTCTTGGACTTAGACTTTGCAGACTTAGAATTCTTCTTAGCTTCCTCCATCGTTTCATCTGCGGCAGGAACATAAATCTTTTCCTCAAACTCGTCTGCGGTATCATCGCATTCCAGAACGCCATCGGCATAATCGCCTTCCAGCTTAGGCTCGAACAGACGGAACTCGTCAATGCGATCACCGTAGATATTGCCCTTTGGACGGAAATCATCAACAGTCTTGATACCCAACTCGACCTGTTCACGCTGAGAATCAGTCAGCATAGACTCGTCAAATTCTGCCTCTTCTGCACCACGGAGCAGCACGATTTCCCAAGGAATATGTACCATGTTCTTGTTCTTGACCTTGATGTACTTCATCTTGTAATCAAACAGCTTCTTATGCTTTTCGTTCTCAAGATCATACTTTGCACCAGAGAACACAACCTGAATGGGAACATACTTTCTGCCCTCGTCCTTATTGATATACTGCTCAATGTAGCAATCCAAGGTCATCTTCTTGTTCTCGTCAAAATCACTGTCATCAAGACTGCTCTTGTTGTAGAACAAATCCATAGTCAGAAGCAGACGATTCTTTCTCTCTTCAGGGGCAGCGAACACATTCTGAATGCGGAACTTACTGAAATAAGTCTTTTTCTTTGCATACCAGTCACGAGTAAACTGACCAGTAACAACAACACGACCATCATAATTGGGCAGATGCTCACGCAGATGCTCAATCATATCGTAGGCGGTAATAAACTCCTGTCTGCCGCCGTGTTCATCACCAAGATCAACAATGTACTTACGGTAGTTGGCAACCTTTTCGATAATGTCCTCGTCAAAACGGTCATCCCAATCTACATCCATCTTTTCATTGTCAACATCCATTGTCTTAATGACCTTTTGCTGGCTGTCAAAAGCCTCGACAAAAGCCATATTCATGTCGGTTTCCTTGATGCCGAAAGTCATAGACAGCATCTTCTTGGTTTCCTTGGTCTTTTCATCTTTCTTAGAAATTTCCTTGCAGAAAGGACGCTTAGTATCTGCCTTCTGCTTAGGAATTACAGGGGTTCCACAAAAACTAAATCTGGACTGATAACTCATATACACAAATCTCCTTAAACTTTGTCAAAATTCATTTCAAGAAACTTTCTACTTGCAAGATAATCACAGAGATGCACAAACTTCTGATACTTGTTCTTAGGCTTAGGCAGCTCAACCTTAGAATATCGTGCGGTATTCCACTGTCCCATGTGAGTAGCAATGCAGTCATATAAGAATTTCATCTGCTCGTCATTCAACAGACCAGTTTCTATATGACACTGCTTTACGAAGTCTGCTGCCAGCAGAAGATGATCAAAGACTGTATTACCCTCTCGCTTACCCTGCTTCTGTCCATCATGAAGGATAAGGGCAGTCAGCATCAAATCTCGTTCCTCTTCGGAAAACTGGAACATCTCAAGATTAAACAATTCGTTTGCGATCCAGAATGCGGCTTTTGTATGTCGCAGCAAGCCGCCATTACCAAGTGCATACTCAGGATGATATTTGCCGCTGGATGATGCGGCTACACGGAAGAAATAGTCTGGCAAATTGTCGATACAATACTCAAGAAATTTCTTGATATATTCGGTACGAATAAGTGACAATTCTTCCGCAAAGAAATCTCGCTTATTATCCATTAATTCTCCCCTTCTTGATTTTCAACCTTGTTCTCTGTTTCCGTTACTGCCTCTGCCTTGGGAGGCTCATTTACCTTTTCCAAACACTGATTGCACCACTTACGCAACTGCATGAGTTGCATCTGAGGATTCATTCTCTGTCTCTGGAACTCATTCATCTTGCTCAGAATGGAACCGCACATGGTTTTCATGCCAGTAGACAAACCATTCAGATATGCTCGGCGCATCATAGTTTCAAGCATCTGCTCCCATTCAGACTTGGGCTTTTCAGCAGCAGTGTTCTCATTTGGCGTGTTTCCAATTTCAACATTCTTGGTCTGATTTTCGCTTGACATTTCGCTATACTCCTTTACTTGTATTTATTGTTATTAAGCCTTTAAAAATATGCTTTATAACCTCAATAGTCCACCCATCGCCACACATATTATAAATATGAGAATTCGCTACATTCATCTGATACCAATCAGGAATTGTTTGCAGTTTTCGATATTCATTAGGTGTTAGCTTTCGGGCTTTACCGTTGTCCATGACTTTCTTTTGTAAATTACCTCCACGGCAACTTGTTAATGTCGGAGATTTAAAGTCTGGACTATATACACGCTTCAAAATATCATGACCGTTAATATGTAAAGTAGCACAAACTCGTTTATGATTTCCATGATATGTATAATCTTGAACATAAAAGAATTTATCTTCAACTGTATCGTCCATAATATCTCTCAGCACTAACGAATTATGCTTTGGGAGTTCTGCAACTGGAATGTTAGTCCAATAATTTCTTTTTCTTTCTTGAGCAGAAAATAATGCGCTATCAATAAGGATTGGTTTTACGCCAAGTAATTCACTAATTTCGTTAATATCATCGACTTTGTTACTATCAACATTCTCGACCATAAACATTACATCAGGATTATTATTTGTCTTGATCCATTGCAGAATATCATTACACGGATAAAATAACCATGACGTTCCTTGTAACCCATTATTGTATTGTTTTCTGCCAGCCGTTGCTTTTGAAAGTGATCTACACGGAGAGCCAAATATTACTAAATCAACCTTCGGCAGCGTTTGAAGAAAATCCTCAGAAATTTTTGTTACATCACCTAATTGAATTGTATTAGGAAAATTATCCATCGTAACCTTAATAGCATTTTTATCAATTTCACAAGAATAATAAGTCTTAACAACAATCCCAAGTTCTTTCAATGCGATTTGACCACAACTCATTCCGTCACATAGACTTAAAACTGTAAGCCCCCCCCGCATTAAGGGAGTAGTATGATTAATCATTGTCATCATTACTCCTTTGCATAATTGTTATTTAAATTTGGTAATTTTTTGTTGTTTCATATAGCCGTCTGATGTAAAGAATAAAGTCTTTATAAGGAATTTTGTTCTTTACAAAATTACACTTACTACAACACGGAACACAATTTTCATACACATACCCAATATTGCTATCTTTACGATCAATTCCATTTCCACGGCTTTTTATATTCCAGTCTGATGAATAACCGCCACAATAATGACATGGTTTTTCAACTAATTCCTTGAATTCTTCTACCGATAATTGAAACTCAATATTGCGATTTCTCGCATTATTTCGATATTCTGAATATCTTTCAGTTCCATGTTTATAACAACTGCTTCGTTCACCAGACATTCTCTTGTTAGCACAAGCCCTGCAAAGCGTTTCTCCTGTTTTCAAATATTGACTATTCTTTCTATGCTTAATTGTCGAATACGGTACTGTATGTATTTCTCCACAATCATTACACTGATAATCAACCAATGTTCCACTGGCATCTGGTAAATCTCCCACCCGAACTTTTATCATGGCATTTGGAACAATTCTTAATCTGCCACGGTTATCTTTATCTCGTGGAATAACATATCCCAAATCTTCGAAATGCTTTGTATTTTTACATTTTGCTCTTATTTCAACTTCTTTTGTAAGGAGTATAAAACCACCTCACTTTTCTTCGTAACGGAATACAATCGGGATCATTACAGTTGTTCTCTGCTGCATCCAAGGCTTTTCATCCGTTGCAAAACGCCTTCCGTATTCATTCACTACTACAATGTCACCAATGGTATAGAAATAGTTGCAGTTGTTTGCATTCTTTGGCATACCAATACTTGCATCATAAGTCTGCAAAGACAAAATTTTCTTCAGACAAGCCTCGATATTTTCATATACAAACAACATTGTTCCATCATGTCTGGAAGAACTCGTGGTGAAATATTTGAAATCTGCATCAGGATCATATGTAACTTTCATACTAATATCGAGTTTCGGATCGGCATCATCGTTCTTCCAAAACAAAGACAATTGATTGTTCTCGTCAAACTTGAGAAACTGCTTTGGTGAAACCTCAAAAGCATTATCGAATGCAATATCCAGATTAGTATTCTTTTGCTCTAACACTCGATATTTTATGTAATCTAAACTCTTTCCCATTATTTATTCCTCAATTGGTCTTGGAACTGGATATGGATACGGAGAACAGCAAGTCAGAATTACCGCCAGAGCAACAGTCATTACAAGCAGTACAATCCATTTCTTACTGATCTGCTTTCTCGCAATCATAAGCATCTTCTCCTTTCAAAACATCTCGAATATCACGCCCATCAATTTCGTTGCCGATGCAATCCCATCCGTCTACTTTTTCTCTTGCGAATAATTCAATTCTTGGTATATCTCCACAGAGTTCAACAATTCGATCTCGAATTTCAGATGGTTTCTTGCTATGTTTCATTACTCTCGCATCGCATATTTGATGAACCGATCTGCTAATTCGGGGGGGGCAACCTCTTGTTGCAAGCAAACATAATTCACTATTTGATCTTGTCCAGTAGCCTAAACCCCAAAACCAACTGTCAGACTTCTTGTTTCGTTTTACCCAATTGAAACCACAAGTCTTATATTCAAAACCCCATCTACGAATAGTTTCTAAACCTTCTTGTAAGAGAGGGAAAGTAACCCACAGAAACAGTACACAATTATCAGCAGCCAATTTATCAATTGGCAAATTATAAATATCTTCAATGGTCATACATTGATAATGACATTCTGCTGATTTTTGCTCTTTTCCTTTTTCTGAGTAGGTTTTAAAAGTCCACGGAGGATCGGCGTATATGATATTATATTTTTTCACACGCTTCTCCTTTTATTTCTTGTTATTTGTCCAAAATAAACAAGTTCTCTGTAATGTTTTGTCTGGACGCATTATCCAACGTTCTTTTCACTGGCTGCGACCAAATTGATCTCCAATTCTCTGGTGCTTGCTGTTCTGATACCAAAACAACATTCGTTTCGGACGCTTGCTCTGCCCATTTCCAGAATTCATCATGATCGAAATCATTTTCGTATCCAGTTGTTCCCTTATAAGGAATGTCACAGTAGATTACACCGCCACGAAAATAATCCAAGTCAAGAGTTCGATAGTCTGCCTCGGCAAACTCCACATCCTGTAAATTGGGAAGCTGCGCAATTACATTCCGCTTTGCCTCGTCATAATAATTCCGATATGTGCCGATTTTGGTTTTGACAATGCCAGCCCTGCCACCAAAGAATTTTCCGTTATAGGACGCAAGGAAACCAACGGCTCCAATATACCAATCAGGATATTTACCATCCTGCATTTGATATGATTTCCTTACTGCCGCATATTCCTCCTGCGTAATTTCATCAGGCAAAAATGTAATCTGATCTCTATGCTTGAATAGTTCAATCAGATAATGATTAATGTCATACCCAATCTTTCTATCACAAAAAATTTTATCAATTACATTTGCCCCCCCGATAAACGGTTCTAAATAAAATACTGCGCTGGTACTATCTATGTAAGATTGAATAATCGGAACGATATGTTTGGCAATGCGGCTTTTTGAGCCTACATATTTGATAACTGCCACCTCAATCTTTTAATTTAATCCACTTTCCCAAATCCTCTAATGTTCGAATTTGCTGATCAAAATCCTGATCGGTAAAGACTACAACCTCGCTGGGAAACGGAGCTGCATCATCTCTAATTCCATAATCTTTTGTTTCTGGCTCAAAATTGAGATTAGCAAACTCTCCAAAATACTCTACTGCTTCGTTGTCGTATGCTTTTGCCGCATCTTCTGGTGTATTAAATGTTCCAATATATTTCAATTCTCCGTTAATTCTGATTTTAGAAATATATTTTCCACTCTTGGGATTGACAGACACACCTTTATATCCCGTTGAATTATTACTCATTTTAGGTCTGTTTTGTCCATTTTGATTTTTACTACACTCACGAAGATTTAAAATGCGATTATCACTTTTATCGCCATTAATATGATCAATGTATTGCGGAATCATGCCATATGCAAACAAAAACGCCAATCTATGTTCGGCGTATCGTTTGCCATTGTATTTAATATAGCGATAATCATGATTGACAAATCCTGCCCTATCTCCTTTACGGACTAATATTCTGTTATTGTTTTTACCTGCGTAAATATCTTTTTTCCATGTAAAGATACCTGTATCTTGATCGTAATCTAATACATTTTTCAATTCACGCAAAAGTGTATTTTCTTTCAAAAATCTCAACCGTCCTTTGACAAAACAAACATATTTCGCATTTGGGAAAATGAAATCATGCTGTGCTTTTGTGTCGGTTCGAGCAGGAATGAGCATTACAGCAGTAATGCCATTCTCTCTGCTCTCACGACAACATTTTTCAATCCAATCTTCCTGACCACTCTTGCTTTTCGTTCTACGAGAGTATGGAGGATTACAAAAAACTGTTTGCCCCCCCAACTTTTCGCAAGACCATCATTTTGTTCCGTATAATACAGTTCACATTTATGATTTGTATCATCGGCACATGGATCAAGTGTAAAATGGAATACTGAATTGAGTCTGTCAAAGAACGACTGAGGTGTAGACCAGTTATTATTTCCAGTGCTGAACATAACTTCTGTATTCATATTAACCTCTTCCGTTCTTGTATTTCTTGTTATGCGTTGTTCATTACAGACGCAAAAAATAAATCTCGCAATTCAATGATATTGGTAGGATGGTTTTCGTCATTGGCGAGTTCCTTGACGAAACCATAGAATTTATTTTCCAGAGGTGTAAGCAGAGAACCCATGTAGCGATACTGACCGCTGCGGAAAACAGAATGAGCAACGGAACGCATATGCTTCTACAGCTTATAGTAATACAGTTTCAACTTGACCATATAGCCAACGCTATCCTCTACCACAAAGCCCTCAATCTCCTTACCGTCATACAGATAATCCTCTGCGGTAACTTCTGTGTACCAATTATAGAAATCAGTCCAGTTATCAATCTGGATTGCTTTTTTCTTGACCTCAAAGCCGAACTTTTCAAACTGAACCAGCTTGGAATAGGGCAGCTTTTCAAACTGCATCTTATTCTTTACTACATCCAGCAGGAACAGTCTGGACTTATTGTATTTGATGATGTGAGGATCGTTTTCCATATCAACACACTCAAACACAAATGTCACATCGTTGTTCTTCATATATTCCTTGAGTTCATCCAGATTTTCGCCAACCTGATAAAACATGAAGCGCATATAAGCGGAGAAATCACCCTGCGGATCAGACTTGCTTGAAATAAAGAAATCATCCGTATCAGGATTATAGGACACCATACCAAGGAAACCGTTCTCCTTCACATAAGCGGTTACAGGGAACTTTAACTTATGCTGAAGCATATCAAATTTAGTTTCGGGCATTTCGTTCACATTAAAGAACTTGTCATAGGAACGAGCAACGATTCTTCCATTCTCAGTATTGATGAACAATCCTCGTGCTTTGGTAGTCTGCTTATTCCACTTCTTATCGTAGAATGCTTCTCTGGTGAAATTGAAAGAGGAAATGCTGCCGTATTTCTTTTCAGTGATGTACTTATTCTTGCGCATCTGATCAACCATTTCCATCACATCAAGTTCCTGTTCAGTATAAGCAGTTACCTCAGCTTCTTCCTCTGTCTTAAACACGGTGTTCTTGACATATACAGGATGGAAACCATCTGCATCCAGCACGACCACTCGCAGATCGCCGCCAAACTCAACGCATCCTTCCAGATTGAAACAACACTCGGAAAGTTCGATAGGCAGATTACGAGTGTTTCTATGACCGAAAATCTGATAAGTGTCGGGAGCTGCCATACGATCAAAAGTCTGAGCCACATCGACATAATCACTATATCGACCAACACCACGAATCATCTGTTCCGTTGCCAGAGTAGTCATATTATCTGGAATGAAACTCAGACCAGCATGAGTTACAAGAATAGTCTTTTCATGATACTTGTAATAAGCACACTGACCAAACTTACGATAGAGCATTCGAGCAACCTTAGTATCAAGCCCCCCCGCCTCAAGCTGACGGCGAGTTACCTTTTCAAACTCAGGGGACTTACCAGTACCGCCATGTGACCAGTGCCACAGCCAACGCTCATGATTTCCTTCCAGCAGGATCACATTCTTACGCTCCATGATGCTGTAAAGGAAGTTAATAACCTCAATATTTTCAATGCCACGGTCAATGTAGTCACCACAGAAAATATAGAGTTCATCATCCTTCAAGCCATCTTTCAAATATTCCTGAAGGACGGTATTGCAGCCGTGAATGTCACCGATATGATGGATTCTCTTATAGTTTGAAAAATCCATAGGCTTATACCAGATACGATCCAGTTCATCAGGACGCAGCTTTGTAATACCTGTCGGAATAGACTGTGTTGCAAAACGAGCATACATCTTTTCAATGGCTTCTTCTGGCACTTGCTTATAATCAGGACGAGTAAGATTTCTGCGCTTGCACTCTTCCATAGGAACATCAGTAAAATCGACACAATAGATACGATAGCGATAAGTCTGTGCCATCGTCTTGTAACGATTCATTTCAACTGTTTTGGAATTGGTTGCATCAATCACAACAAACTCGCCACGCTGCATTCTGGCTTCCAAAATCTGAAACAGAAGTGACCAGACTTTCTTTTCATTATCCTGACTGATACCGAAAGTACCGCTTGCAGTCATCACAGGAGATTGACACAACAGACGGATTTCGTCAGCAGACAAAGCATACTGTTCCAGATTGTTTTCTTTGATAAATGTGGTTTTGCCGACACCGGGCGCACCACGCATTAACAGTAAAACTCTCATATTATTACCTCTTACATTTGCTATGCTTGGTAGTGTTCATCCGTCACATCTCTTTATTCTCGGCTTTCGCCTTGAATAGAGATGTTAGGATGAACGGATTAACTCAGTTACAGAAGGCCGGGGCGAACCCAATCGAATCGTAAGCGCCGTTGCCGCCCGCACTCCCCGAAGTGTCGACACAACAGAAGTTGATCGAGATGTCCGCATCAACAGAGCGCAACCACTGCCAGTCATTTTCGCCCTTTGTGTTCTTCTTACAGTAACGAATGTTTTCCTGAGCATAAAACTCATACCAGTGACCTTCGCCGCCATAAGACCAAAACTTGCGTCCATACAATTCATGCTCAGACTTGAGCCAAAATTTATCAATGGTTTTCTGCATATTACCATTACGGTCTACGCTCTGCTTATAAACAGGTTTAACAATAGCTGCCAGATCATCAGAAACATTGTTCTTGAAATCTCCATTCAGGAAAGAACGAATATCAGAATCATCCCACCAGACAGAGTTTCCGTCCCTACGCATTGCAGATTCATCCTTGTAGAGATCGACCATATCCCAAGAGATAGGAGCCTTACCGCTGTTGTCAGCCAGATCATCATGGTCAAAACCAATAATCTGATATGTAGCAACGAAACCATTCTTCATGTAGTCCTTCTTCGTTGCGCCAAGTGCAAAGTATTCTCTGGCCTTACCAGCCTTTGCGATTTCATCCACTCTGCGCCAAGAAATATGATCAAGATTAGTCATGGGCAGATTCATAGGAAACAAAAAATCAGAATTGTTTTCTCCATCGAATTTCACCGTGACAACATCATTCTCCTGAACGATATGCAAGCTGGGAAATCTGTCCAAAACATTCTGATCAATACGCAGTTCCATATTTCATTCTCCTTTTTTGATAACTTAAAAATTTACACAATCTCTTATGATTCTTTTCTTTTCCAGTTCATCGGGATAAGTATCCCATCTTACAACTTTGTACTTTTGCGTGACTTCTCCTGAAATGTCATAAAGCCGACCATCAATTTGCGCTACAAAGTGATTGATGACTGGATCATACATCATTATTGCTTCAGGGAAACGGTTGCACATGATAAATGCAAACCAATAACAACATCCACAAGTAAAAGATGTAATAACCTCACTTAACTTCCCACGCAAAGTAAATCTGTCAATAAATTTCATTACCTCATTGTGCAATCTTTCACTCCCCTTTGTATCGGACACTCTATTCAGGACTGTAATACAATCCTCAACAGAATGCCCGATTACTCAGACATTCCTTTATATTTGATTCGCTGCTTGACAGCCTTGTTGTTCACGAAAGGACAAGCATAACAATTCCCAAAACAATATCCCAAGGATTTTTGACTATCTTTAGTCTTTGCTGCCTATACTTTGAACTTTGCTTCAAAAGTAAACTTTGAAACTTGAGCGTTCAGCTTTGGGCTTTGAGCCTTGAACTTTACAGTGATTTTAGTATTTCTGAAATATCACCGCTCTATCTCTGCGGTGTATAATCAGAAATTAATTCTTTTAATATAATCCAATATTATATGTATAGAATTACAATCATCTGTAATTTCATTTTTAGGCTGGGGAATTTTTATTTATTTTTTCATCAAAGAAGTTCCCCAAAACTCAGATGTGTTATGGTTTATCGTTTTCGTCAAACAGCGAATGAAATATTGCCGTTAGTATTCGATGGAGATCGTAGTCAGCGCATTGGAAACGGAAAGAGCTGCATCGACTTCAGGCATGAACGCATTGATCATGTCATCCAGTTCCGCAATCTTCTTTTCAATACCAAGAGGATCAAGCATCTCAACCGTATTAGACTTGATGTAAGTCTTAACACTGGTATCATATTCCTCACTCTTAGCAGCCGTTTCCTTATTGCCCATCAGACCAGTAACGAACTGTTCTGCCTTCTGCTGAAGCTGGGAATTCTGCTTCTCCAAATCAGCCTTGGCACGAGAAAGCTGGACAGTCATATGATCACGCAGCTCCATATAGAAAGCCATACCGTGATTCTTCTTGTCGATAGCCTCAACGACAGTGTAAGTCTTGCCACCGATCTCAACCTTCGTCACAGAGTTGGACACATTGACAGCATCCTTAATCGCATTGCGCCGCTTAATCAGATCGGTAATCTTATCATAGGACGCAAACGCTGCCTCGTTAAAAGCAGTAGGAGTTACACCGTGAACTTTCTCCTGATTGTTCTTCTTGTTGACAACAAAAGTTGCCGCCGCCATCGCATCAATAATGCGCTTATCCAGCACCTTCAATTCTGCGAGAGCCTTGTGAATCGTCATAGTCTCATGATTTGCCATAGTAAATTCCTCCAATAAACTTTGAATTTTGATATGTCACGATTTTTGGATTTGAACCAAAATCTCCGCATATTGCGGCGTTCTACCATTAAACTATTTCGTGTTATTCTTGTATTTCTTGTTATTTATGTAATGTTTAAGAGGCAAAACCTCTTAAACAAGTTCGGATTAATCCGAATATTTGTAGCGTTTGAACTCCTGATATTCGTCAAACTTCTGAGAAAGATAATATCGCTGTCTTTGTTTTGTTAGGTCAATATGATCCATTTTAAACAGTTCACGCAAAAGTTCATAATCGTTACGGCTAACATTACCATGCAGTTTTTCATACTCATGAACTCGGTAGTATAAACCAGAATCGTAAATGCGTTCCCACTGAAAAATTCTACCTGTTTCGGCTGCGGCTTTAATTGCGTTACTGCTTGTATTAATCAGTTGCTTATCAGTCATATGAGCCGTTTTATAGGTACGGAATAAATACTGTGTCTGCGCATATGGAATAATCATACCGCCAAATTTACCAGAGTCAAATGAATCTGCATCCCGATAATTCCTAAGATACGGAATAACCATTGGAGAAATATGAAATACTTCACCAGTAAACGGATCAGCAATTGTCCCATCATCTTTAAAATCAGATTTGAGAATGTCTGGCAAATGCTTTACTGGAATACCATGCCATACAAGAAGAGCAGCGCAACGAAATGTCGAAAAATCACAAACATCCTTGCCAAATACATCTTCCATTAACCCATTCAGATCAGCAAGATTCTCAAAATAATAGGTATCATAAAATGCTGTGCGATCTACATTCTCAAAGAAAATTTCTCTGATTTCTTCCAGTGGCTTAATAGAACCATTGCCTGTTTCATACATCCACTTCATGAAATCGCTGATCTTGCTTTTATGTGACTGAAATACATTCATCTTCATAATGGCAAGTTGCGAATATATATCAAGCATATTCTGTCGAGTAAGATCGTCATAGGCCACATCGGTCATATTGAAAAACCTATTGATGATATTAAATGTTTCTTGCTTGTATTTGTTGTTATCAGAATTATTTAAAAAAGTGTCAGAAATATACTTTTCGATTAAATCCAGATCAAGCATTATCATCACCTCTTAAACATTCTACCAAATAACAATATATTTGTCAAGACATTTTATTGCATTTCTTGTTATTAAGCTGGAACAGGACAACCAAGACTGACTAAAATAGCTTTATTGATTTCTGCCATCTTTTCAAAAGTAACGCTTCCGACAAAATTCTTTAACCGTGTCTTATCAATAGTTCTTACCTGTTCCAGTAAAATCGTGGAATTTGCAGAAAGATTACTATCTTTTGCAGGAAGATCAATATGAGTTGGCAGAGGTTTTTTGATTTGAGAGGTAATGGCTGCTACAATTACTGTCGGGCAATGTTTATTGCCAGTATCATTTTGAATTATAATAACAGGGCGAATACCGCCTTGTTCACATCCTACAACCGGACTTAGATCGGCATAGTAAATATCTCCCCTCTTTACATTCTTTTTCATACCGCATTTCTCCTTGCAGCTCTTTCTTGTATTTCTGGTTATAAGTATATCATGCTCAACAAGAGTTGTCAAGCATATCAGAAAATATTATCAAGAAAATTTCTTGCTATAAATCATGTTAGCCAAACGCCACAAGGATTCACACTGTTGAACGGATTTATCAGTCATAGAATGGCTCAAGTTCTTGTTATAGAACATAACACTGGATACAGGAACAGCGTTTTCCAGATCGTACATTCCAGCATAGATGATTTGATTAACATCATGCAATCTGCACTCAAAACAGATAGAACGGCACATCTGCATAGCAATTCCATTGCCATTAAGCTGAGTATTAATAATGCGTTTAATCTGAGTTTCCTCGATAGCAGTCAATTCACCCAGCTTATCAGGATCAACAACCAGAACCAGCAAGTCCAGTTCTTTGATGTATTGCGATTTTTCAATATTGATATATTCAATATCAGCCAAATCCATAACGCTGCGCCAGTTCCTTTTAGAACGAATAGGAATTGCCTTTGGTTTCTTATGAAGAGCATGAATATGATATGTAAACATACCGATTTGACAATCAAATTCGGTTTCGCTAAGGGCAGTAACAAAGGCAAGTTCCCCATCGGAATAAACAGGCGTAGCGAATTTTCGATTGAATTTTAGAACCCATCCGCAGGATCGCTCAATTCCCGTAGTATGAAAAACAGGCTCGTCCGCTTTTTGAATACTAAAGTAGTCATAATCGCTTAACAGGGCAAGGAAAGACAGCAGCTTCCAATCTTCCATTTTGATTCCATTCATAAGCATTTTACAGCCTCCCTAATTTGGTATTGACAGTCGAGATAATATCCTCTATAATTGCTTTGTAATGAGAATTTTATCTAAGTCATACTATAACAGATAACTTTCTCATTGTCAACATAAATTTAGATAACTATCTCAAAGGAGTGTGTTTTATGGCTTCCATTTTATACACGAGAATTGAAGAACTCTGTGAGGCAAGAGAAATATCCATTACTCGATTAGAAAAGGAATGTGGGTTTTCTAACGCTACTATCAAAAAATGGAAGGATACCAGTATACCCGGCATTGATAAAGTACAGAAGATTGCCAGATATTTTAATGTAACCACAGACTACTTGTTGGGAATTACAGACATTCCAACTCCTGCTGATGAATTGCTGGGAGATAATGACATTGTTACTTTACAAAGAGCAAAATCCAAAATGTCACCTGTTGATCGTGAACGGATGATGCAGATGTTAAAAATTGCTTTTGATTACGCATTCCGTGACGATGATCAATAACTGTACGCTTTATTGGACAACTATTGTATTATACTGATATTCGAGGTGATATACTGATGATTCGGTACGCTTATATTTGCAACCAGATTTTGCAGATTTATCGTAGCCTTGATGGTTTGTCATTTCCTCTTGATCCTCGCAAACCTTTTCAGCTTATGAATAACTGCAAACTGATGACATATAAAACATTTTCTGAAATCAACCATTGCTCTTTGCAAGAAGTTTTTCTATTATGCGAAAGTCAAAGCGGCTGCACTCATTACGATGTTTCTAATGATAGATACCTTGTACTGTTCAATTCCTCTACTGCTAACAACAATGTAATTGGGCGTATTCGCTGGACACTGGCACATGAACTTGGTCATGTAGTGCTAAACCATTTACCATATATTGCAGAACCGCTTATTGCAGAACACAATTTCAATAATCTATCTAATCCAGAACTGGAAGCTGAAGCAGATTATTTTGCGGCAGCTTTTCTTTGCCCTATGCCTCTATTTAATCAGTTGCATATCCAATCCGCTTCTGATATTCAGAATACATTTGGACTGTCCTATGAGGCATCTGAGGTAAGATGGAAAGAATATATCAAATGGAAACGCAATCATCGAAAAACTGCTTGGGAAAATGATTTAAAAAGGATTTATCAATCCAGTTTTAGATGATTTTCATGTCAAGTCATATCCTACACTCTGACCGAAACAATTATGTTTGCCAGAACCACACCAAGACTTTTTTGTATGTCCATCCACGCCTCGGATATGAAATGCGCCGACACTTTGTATCTTTAACGGTAGACGCATACCGCTGTCAACCCCTACTTAGTCCCGCCAGTTCTGGTTTACGATATGGTTGACTGCGCATGGCCTTGCGCTTCAAGTGTGTTATCTTATAGCCCTTCTCTATTAAACTATAAGAACCGCAGCTTGTTTAGCCTATTTAACTACCTCTTACTGGCTCGATTTGCTTTTGTTGACGGAGTACCATCGCACTCTAAAGTGTTTGCCCGAATGTCCATTCTCTTCTCCGTACCGTAGTCGGTAAACCAGCCATGATATATCATTTCACATGGTCTTGTGGCGGCGGTAGTAGGATTCGAACCCACGGGAGTAGTTAGCTCACAACAGTTTTCAGGACTGCGCCGTTATGACCGCTTCGGTATACCGCCCCATATCGGGAGCAGTTTTGTGTCATGCTCAGGACGAACAGGAGGGGGAATTTAAAATGGATCAAACAGTCATCAGCAGATCAAGCAGTTCCTCGGCAGCTTCTTTGCTTTCAGCTTTAGCATCCATGTAATGCTGCTTCATACGCTCGGCGTGTTTCTGCGCCTCAACCAAAGCCTTTTCTGCCTCTACATACCGCAGGGTAGCTCTCTTGAGCCGTTTTGCGGTAATTTTATTATTGCACTTCAAAGCGGCAAGATGTTTACCAGTTTCCAGCGAGAAAGTATCGTTGGGATCACACTTAGCGATACCCTTAACAGTCTTTCCAGCAAAAGTAGAAACTGCAATTACCTGATTACCATTATGGTAATACTTGTACTTATCAAACGGAAACCGCATCAGTCTTTTCCTCCTTGTTATTCTTTACAGAAGGCCACAGTACCACGGGAATAGTCTCATAGCCCAGCATCTTATAAATCAGATAAGCAGTGTAGCCATCGAACAGATTATTTTCAGAATCCACATAAATCTCAGTATCAAACTTACGATTTCTACGCCACTCGTCAAGACGCTTATTCAGCTTCTCATTGCAAGGAATGGTCTTAGCAAAGCTGTAAGGGATTCTAATATCTGCCAGAGGCATATCCATACGATCCAGATTGAGAATAAAACACTGCTTATTTGCCGCTTCCTCGTCCGTGAAGAACTGATCTCCAATCATCATACGAGCATGACCATTCTGATCCATAACGGTATACTTGACGCTGGGAGCAGTACCATCGCCGCCGATAGTAATATGAGTTGCGGCAATCTTACAAGGAATAACCTCATACTTCTTCTGACCAGTAACCTTAACAGTACCAGAGCCGTTGCATTCAGGGCAACAATACTCCTTCGTGTTATCGTTCACCAGACACTCAACAATCTGATCGGTAATCTGTTTCATCGCCTCGTCCAGAGAATTTGCCTGATAAAGTGCTGCACTACCCAAACGAATCTTTCCAGTACCACGACAAATCGGGCATTCAGTTCTGGTAATCTTCTTCAGGACAAATACCTGATCGCCAATACCAGCTTTGGTTTCAATGTTCATTTCAAACGCTCCTTTAATTACTTGTATTTCTTGTTATGTAGGTTATTTGAATATCAGTTCTTCAACTGACACTTACATTATACTTGTATTTCTTGTTATTGTCAAGCCTTAATCAGAAACTTTTTCAAAAAATTTTCCTCCCTGCTTTTTTACATCATCATAAGTAGTAGAGCTGCCAAACTGATTAATGACCCACACCTCTCCATTCTGAACCGAAATCTGAACGGGAAATACTGAATCATCCGTAACGACAGTTACAGTCTGTCCATCCATCTTTCGAAGCTGCGTCTTTGTTAAATCTTTCGGTGCATTTTCACAACGAGGGAAAGGACAATACTGACAATCTTCTGGATCACATTTCTCACATTTCTCATATTCAGTTCGTGTAACAGCATAAATAAATGTAGCAAAGCCCAAAAGAAGAATAGCTAAGTTAGCAATCTGTTCCATATCTATTTTCCTTTCTCTTAGATTTAAAATATTCGTTTGGTGTTTGCTTTGTAACCGTAATACTAATTACATCAGGATTTTTCAGCAGAGCAATAACCTGTTCAATAGTATCTTCTTCGCCCTTCATAGTATAAACCGCACTACCATTGGCAACTTGCATTTTAATTTTCATGATAACCTCCTGAATCCTTTAGAACAGCAGACTAACTGCATAAATCGGCAGTCCAATTACAACAAAGAAAATCAGAGCCAGTACCGCAGCACCAAAAATACGATAAATAAAATTATCCGAAGGCTGACCATTGACTGTGATCTTCATCTTGGGAATAAAAATCAGCACGATATACACAAGAACAGTTGCGGCAAGAATGTACTTCATCATTTTGTTATCCCTCCATAATTTGATTGATATTTTTAATTGTATTAAACAGCATAGTAACTTTGCTATTGATTTTTCGGTCATCATGGAAATGAGCAAAAAGCCAGTGACGATAATTCAAGTGAGTCTCAACTTCTTCCAGCCACTTTTCCATAGAATTATCCACAGTAGATTGATCCAGACTATTTAAAAATAAGTCTGTTGGCTGCCATGAATAGGGACAGGTATGAGACAAAACCAAATCCAACTGCCCAAAGGTTGTTATTTGTTCCAGAATAGCTTTTCTGCGTTCTGGTGTAATCTGTTCGTCTGCAAACCATCGTGCGCCGCATTCCAGACGATAAAATTTATCGACACTGTATGCACCACCCAGCACAAGTGTTTTATAACCTTCCAGATCATAAAGTTCGCCATCTTTAGCAAACTGCAAATTAGGAAACTCCTGCTCCACATAGACCATACCAAAATTCCCTAACTGCTCTTGATAACTGGCGATGCTCTCAGGACGCATTTCATGATTGCCATGAATACAGAAATAAGTTCTACCGCTATCCTGTAAACGCTTTTTATTCACATAATCGGCTGTATTTTGCAAATAATTTACACCCACATCACCCAGCAGCACAATAATTTGGTCAGGAGTATGAGGAATACCCATTCTATCCAACCGATATAACAGTCCTTTGATGTTTCCATGAACATCACCAGTAAAATAAAGCATATTGTTTCTCCTTTCTCACGGAGGGTTACACAGTCAATACAAGTTCCATCTTGTACTGACCATTTTCGTAAACATCCACATCATATTCACACAGACGATAATCATCATCAGTGGCATCAGGGTTATATGGCATGGTATAGCCACAACGGAGCAAATGACGCAGAACACGGCGTACAGTGGTACTACGGCTGCACCGTTCCTCAAATGCAAACTTGCCTGTATCTAAATCAAGCAGCGTACAATACTGCGTAGTATTTGCACCACCATATTTGCCCTTATTGTCACGGAATGAAACTACATAATAGATAGCTTCTACTGAGTCATCCTTATTGCGATTTTTCAGCACAACAATAGAACCATTATGTAGATTCAGTTTGCGTTCCAAATTAGTAATTTGCCGCTGACCTCGAATGAAAATATTATTCATGATCGTAATTCCTCCTGTATCTCTTTTTGAATTTCTCTTTTGAGTCTTGTTTTCGCCAATTTCTTGTTGGCTTTTTTCATTTTTGCCCATCCATTATGATTATTCGCCCAACAAGCATAGCGATGCGAAAATTCAGATTGGAACGGCAATAATTTCTTGAGTAAATCAGCCATATATTTCAACCTTTCAATGCAATAATAGTTGCGAGAATTCCAATTATAATTATAAGAACCATTACTGCATTAAATTCTTTTTGAGTCATTTATTTATCCTCCCCCCTCACGGGACGGCACATTCCAAGATGATTTTCCTCCGGGAATTGCACTTGGAATCGTCATGATCCCATGCTCACGCATAATGGATTTCATACGCTCCAATTCATTACGCAAATTATTGATCTCTCGGTCTTTCTTTTCTACGATTTGCAAAGTCTTTTCACGCATGGTAGCAGCTCGGTTTACTTCATCCTGTTCCAGTTCCTTACCGTCCAGCCATTTATCAACTGAGTGCATAATACCAAGAATCATACATTCTTTCTGACTCAATTCTTCTAATGCGTTTTGTAATCCATTTTCGGCAATTTGACACTGTTGCTGCCAATATGACACAAGATTTACGCCCTCTCCATCAAATAAATTTGCTTCTAATTCTTCTATTGCATATGCAGCTTCTCGCAAAGCAATATCTTTAGCAGAAATACCATTACGAGCATTTGCATGGCATCGTGTTACCAATTCCTCATACATGATTTTCCTCCTTACTTAATGCAGAATTATATTCTGCTTCAGCACCATCTATAAAGCTATCCAGAGGCTCTAAATCTCCGTTTAGATGGTAGTTGGCAACCTCATACCCTTGCCCATAACAATCAGCAAAATAATTCTTATAGGCTTTTAGAGCATCATTCTCTTTGCTAAGTTTATCCAATTTAGCTTTTGTTTCAGAGAGTTCTGTTGCTAAAGCAAAGCTATTTACACTATCACCAGTTAAAACCACAGGCTGCATTTTACGAAGCATTGTAATTTCGGCGTGTTGATCCTGTAATAAATCTACAATCTGGCTTGCTTCATAGGTGCTGATCTGCCCAAGACCATGTTCTGCGTAATATTTCAAACTTTCTAATAGTACCTCATACATAATCAGGACTCCTTGAGCATTACAATATCGTAAATGTAATTCATATCTTGTGTGAAAACAGGAATCTCCGTATCAATAATCCATTTCTTACGCATAACAGTCTTATCAGGATCATTTTGGCACTTGATTTCAGTCATTTGCTTGCGGCAACCAGTCCCACGCTTACAGATAGTAGGATAATCATTCCAATTAATACCCTTCTCAACAAACAACATATCCTGAATCTGATTGCAATTCTTATTCATAAGCTGCCTGTAAGAGAAATTTGCCTGTCCTGCGGATTGAATACTGTTACGAGTTGCGTCCTGCTGCCGCCAAATGAAGTAGTTCACAACATCTTCCTTTGGGATATTAAATACACGAGAATCAAACATTGCTTTATCGCAGCGTGAAAAATAAGTATGGCATTGTTTCAGCAGAGTAGGATCAACTTTCTGATTTGTACCGCCATCCTCAAAATCAGGAAGATTATCATAACCCCATTCGTCAATATTGTTGCGGAAAAACTTATTGAATGCCAGAGTTGCCATGCTTGCAGAAACGCTACACATCTTCTGAACCGTATTATCAAACCAAGAATCGCTGGTAAGCGTCTGGTAATCAATCAGAAGCAGCGAGATTTCATCCGACTGCGTATAACCAAATACACAGCCCTGAATGTTCTCACAAAGATACTTCATAGTATCCTGCATAGTTTTCATCAGTACCGCATCAAAAGGCTTCTGAAAACCTCTGGTAAAACTGTGGAATGCCTTTCCGTCCAGCCGAATAATAACAGGCATACGGCGTACAAGATGCGCTCTGGTGACATTCTCATAAGTTTTCATGCGATCTCCAAGATTATCACGGTTACTCATTTTCATTTCCTCCCATTAATTCATTTAATGTTGTCCGATAACAAAGCATATTTGGACGATACTTCGGATTATCAAAAATTTCAGAATCATCATTGGTGTAGGCTTTTAGAATAGCGGCTGCAATACCAGATGAACGAGAAATTCCTGCATCACAATGGACAATTACATCTGTATTCGGAAATTTATCTAACAGACGCTTGATTAAATAAGCATCATCTTTATTGAACAAATCTTTTTCTCCCGTATCTCTGCCGTATACATCCTTACCAATTCTATCTGCATCACAAAAGAACAGGCGTTGAATTGCGATTACTTTATTATATTTAGAACAAAACGGTTCAGTAAAATATTCGATGTACGGATCAGATACAGAAATCATAATGGTTTTTTGCTCATGTGATTGTTTGCAATATTTAACTGCCGCATCACGAGACATAACAATTACTTTCATTTAATTTATTCCTCCATAATAGCCGTACAAGATGGGCAAGCTGCATACTGTTTTCTAAATCCTCTTGCCCCACATCCAGAACATTTATAATATCGCTCAGGCATTAAATGTTCTCCATCTAAATACGGAATCCACTTTGCTCGTTTTACCGGTACAACATCTTCCGTTGGAAGTTCATTGATTTTATCCATAACAGCGTATAACTGTGGAATTCCAGAATCGGTTCCATAATCGTTCATTTGAATACCTCGGATATAATTCTGAATAACTAATGCCACTTCTGATTTCAGAACATATCCATCTTTATTTTTCTTTCCCATCAATTGTTCCTCTTTCTGCGATAATTCCGCTGTTAATTAACATATTGATTTTCTCTAAGAACATCTCCTGTACTCGTAGGTCATTCTCACAATCAATATCTTTTTCATTAAAGAATTGATTGAATTCATAACCACACATTCCACCGTAAGATGTAAAGTAGAAACGAAACTTCCCAGCATAAGATTTTGCATCTTCATCATAGATACCAATCCAAAAACTATTATCAGTACCGAACTGTTGATCAGCAGCAGAACCCACATTTCCAGAGATACACCATGCCTGAATTACATCGTTCCTCCAAAAGAATGGTGCGCCAACAAAAGTACGATCTGCGACTTTATATTTCTTGAGTTTCTTAATGGTCAAATTATATTTGTTATTGACCAATGGTTTTCGCATTTTATAAGCCATATTCTTACTCCTGTTTATATCGAATGACACGGACACGGAGATTAAATCTTTGCGCAATATCAATCATATTTGCTGTACCACGACTCTTTCCGTCCCAAAAAGCTACAAGAGCATCTGCATTTTCTGCCATCTCCTGATTACGGATATATCCAGCAGACTTACCGAAAGTTTTCCAATCTGCTGGGAAGTAATTAATCTTATACCCTCGTTGCTTTCCATATTGCTCACCAAGCGTATCTGCGCCTCTTGCCATACCGCATACGATTACAATATCGTCTTTAATATTAGACAAAAGTTTATCCATCTTTCTTTCTAACTCGGCGTAATTGTTGTAATCTCTGCCGCCAGCAATAATAACTCGAAACATAGTACAGCCTCCGCTTTGGATTTATTTACCTTTCATGCTGCGATAGTAATAGAACTGAAGCTGTTGGATAAATCCCTCAAACCCTTGATAGGGTGTCGGATCAAATTCTCCATGATAAATATTTTCAATCAGCTTTTTCATCCAAGTATCAATAGGAAATTGCGAGAGGTCATGCGCACCAAACAACATGATACAAGATGCAACTTTCTTTCCAATACCACGCATTGAAAGCAAGGTTTGATAATCAGGTTTGATTTGTGTTGAATCACAATGAAACAAATCATATAAATAAGCGGCACGATAACCAAGTCCCAAATCAGATAAATTTTCCAATGTGGTATATTGCAATTCAGATTTGCAAGGGAATGTGTAATAAACACGATCTTGACAAAGTATTTCTCTACCAAATCTTTTACATAGTGCTTCGATGGATTTTTTAATACGAGGAATATTATTATTCTGAGAAATTATAAAGGATACTAAGACTTCCCAAAAATCCTGCCGTAAAATCCTCATACCTTCTCCATATGCCATTGCTGATTTCAGAAAATCATCATCAGATTGCATGATTACTTTATAAAACTGCTGATAATCTGTTTGCAAATCCAAATAATTCTCCCAATACTTCCATTCATGATCTGGACAATCAAAAAGATAGTAATTTGATGACGGCTTATATATTACATGAACTGCATAATTACCAGATAAAATATCATACTCATGTTCCTTGACTTCAAATATCCGAAAGCACTGTCCACTATTCATAATGGTATGTAAATTCAATTTATAACCGCTTACTTTTATCATATCAACACTCGTTTCTTGTATTTATTGTTATTAATTCAAAATAAAAGGTTGCGGCTGATTATGCGGTGGAAATTTGCGTTCCTCCATCGGAGGCAGAATATTTTTCTTTAATCTGGATGCTCCGCATTTAGGGCAAAAGAGAAATTGCTGATACTCTGGAAACCGATAGCTGCCGCCAGCCATAACAATACTTGCTCCATACTGATCTACAACACATGAGGCTGTTCCAAAATCGAATTTCTCACAAAAGTCACACATGAAATGCCTCCTATTAAAGCCGTCTATTATATTTAGCTTGCCATTCTGCCCAACACTCATTGAAACGGTTTGGACTTTCATCCTTGCTCTTGAGATAACGACTATATTTTCGCTTGAGCGGCTTCATTTCGTCCTGATATACATCAGAATTGACATAGTTCCAAATGTCCATATAGATACAATCAAATTTCTGACCCTTTTCAGGTTTCCACTCAAACACATCAGCACAGATAATCTTTACCTTGTCGTTGAACGGAAGCTGCGCCGTGATCATGTCAATGATTTCCTGATGCTTTTCTAAAACCGTGATAGACTTTACTCTTTCATTGTCCTGAATTGCCATGATGATCATTCCGATACCAAGACCGCCGATCAACACATCGCCATAAGCATTGGCACAAAAACTGCTATTGGTTCGTTTCTCCATATATGTATCACTCATAACGACCTCCCCACGGTACATGAGTCTTACATAATTGCCGGGATTTACACCACTTAGAATAGCTCGAATATCTCCGTTTCTGACTTCAAAATGTTCCAGCTTAAAATCTCCGTTTTCCGTGGGAGATAAAAGCTGCGGCATATCTTTATACATATACTTAATTCCTTTCTAATGAATTTGCTCGTCTACACTTATGACCGTAAAAGTATTATGCTGACCAATTGACCAAATCATATTCCTTTTCAGAAACATAGAAACTGGTTCAAAACTACATAGTTCATTATTGAATCCTTGTTTCAAAGTTGGAATTGACCACGAAAATGTCCCATCGCTTGTACTCCAACCTTTTGTTGCAATTTTTTCAATCAACGGATAACAAGATATATTCAATTCCTGTTTTATTCGGATTGCAATCATTATTGCATTTGTTGTTATTTTGTATTTCTTTAATCCATGTTTTACAAAATTCCAAAACTGCTCCGAACATTCACGAAATCGTCTTTGCTCGTCATCTGTTAATTCATAATAGTAATTTACAAGCATTTCTTTATGCTTATCAGAACGAATAACAGCATCCGAACACAATTTTCTCGTGTAAAGGTCTAAATCATAATAATCAGCCATTACTTTCCCTTTCTTGCTTGCGTTGCTTCTTCCAATGTTAAAAACCATGTCTTTCCAAAAGAAGAAAGAGATGCTTTATAATAATAACTTTGATTGCCAAGCCAGTCTTTTGGTTGAATAATTGGATATAGTCTAACATAACTTCTGCGCAAAGTTATATGATAACCTTGAACAGAACATAAACAAGGAACAGAACTGTCAGCAGGATTAAGATATACATGGCTTCCAACAGGACAAGGAATCCTAATTATTGTTCCTTTTGCTTCTGCATTTTTAAATTGTTGTAGTTCTTCTAACCAATCAGCCAATTTATCATGCTGATAGGCACAATCTCGATTTTCACTCGAACATCCTTCTGCTACTTGTCGAGCATGAACAATTGCCTCTTGTAAATCCATTGTTTTCTCCTTTACAGCTTTTCTGCACATTCAGGACAAAGTGTTTTTCCTCTTTTACATTTCCAGCCTGAAACATACGCCAGTCTGGAAAGACGCTGCTTATTGGTTTCCATTCCCATGCCGCCTTCATCATTCCGATTCATTTTTCGGTCATTAGCATTGAAATCGGTACTCCAACTGCGAGAACAACAATCACAGGTAATGTCGTAATATGTATCAATCCGAATTTTCATCTTACGCACCTACCCAAATACTGTAATCGTCACAGATATTATAGAAAATACGAAGATCATCATTGACGCATTCCAGAGCAGGATTATAACCAGTAAAATCTTCATCCAGCAGACGATCCTCACGCTCTGCTTCATCCTCTACACTGAGAATATCAATGTGCTGTCGTACAGTTTTGTATTCTTCACTGATTTCTTCCCAATCATCCTCTGATACTTTGGATTTTATCAACTTATAACAGTTTTCCAAGGCTCGGAGTGTTTTACGGCAAGATTCTAAGTCCTCGCCGCCTTCATTGATACACTGGCGAAGTTCCTTACCGAAACTCTTTAGGTCATATTTCCATTTCACATCAGTTGCCCCCCATGATTGCCTCAAACTCGTCAATAGCATTAACGATCTCAGCAAGAGAGTCACGAACCTCTGCGATTGCTCCATCCTCGTAATCTTTTACTGCCTGATTCAATGCCTTGATAATGGCTGCGTCATCCAGTTCGTTGTTTTTCCAGAATTTCATTTCCATATCAATTCTCCTTATCGAACGCTCTGCCACAATTCGGACAATTCTTCACAGTAAATCTCATTGTTGCACCATCAATCATTACATCAACATTGCCCTTACTATCAATAAAGGCATTAGTATCTCCATTTTGATAGAATAATGCTTCGTCCCCATTGCAACAGTTGCATCCATCATTCTCGTGAATAATCTGATCCAGCCTATCACATAAATTCTGCAAATGTTCTACGGATTTTTCTCCACCATTCACCAAATCTTCCATCATTGGATTTTCTACCAATTCAAGATCATTTCTGGAAACACGAGAGATATAGGCAGACTGTCCGCATCTTGGACATTTTTCCGTTTCAATGGTAAACCCATGACCTCGAACAACACTTACAATACGACAGATTGTTTCAGGAGAAATTGCTGCTCCACCGCCATTTCTAATTTTCCGAACAGGACGGCAAAATTTATTTCGTAGTTCATCACCAGAATACTTTTTAGGAATCATCTTAATTCTCCCTCATTTCTTTCAATCCAATCGCAAAGTTCATCTGTTACATCGTTGCCATAATTGAGTTCTTCTAAAGAAATTCCATTTCCGCACCTTAATTTTTCAATATCAAACCCATATTTTTCAAACCAATCATCCAATTCTTTGCTAAGTTCATTTGCGGTAGTTTGAATCCTTGCTAAACGGTGCATTTTTTGTTTAATATGATTTGGAATTTTCATCAAGAATTTCCCTCGCTTTCGTCAGAAGTTTTTCCTTGTCGTTCTCCATTTTATCATCCATGACCAATTCAAGCAAGGTGTTCAGAGCGTTGCCGATGGATTTACCCTGCGGAAAACCAATTTGCATCAAGTCATTTCCATTGACCGCCAAATCCTTTAGAGAAAAACAATCCTGATCCTGTTTAATTTCCTGCATCATGCGGTAAAACTGACTGACTCTTGTAACCTGTTCTCCACACTGACCAATATCAATACGCTGTGCTGATTTATCCGCTGCCTGAAGGAAAATGAGATTCATAAATTGGATTTCTCCAAACTTATTCAAGCATCGGCGCACGATATTCTTCTTTACCTCAAGCACACGATCATGGGACGCTACGAGCTGCACCACATCAGCAATTAATTTAGATTCCAGACGGAGATTACGAAGCGATTTTTCCGCAATCTCTGCACTCTTGGCGGCATGACCATAGAAATGTCCAACACCATGTTCATCCTCTGAATAACAGAACGGTTTTCCAAGATCGTGATACAGACAAGCAATTTTTACAATGGTATCTCCATGACAATTACGAATCGCTTCCACTGTATGCTCCCATACATCATAGCAGTGATGGGGATTATTCTGGACAAATCCAATGCTGGGCGTAATCTCAGGAATAATAACCTCAAAGATTTCTGTGAAGTTTTCCAACAACCAATCACAACGACCAGACATGATTTGCAGAAATTCGCTTCCAATACGCTCTGCGGCAATATCAAGCAGTAGATTTTTCTTTGCAAGCATTGCATTGGCAGTTTTCCGCTCAATGCCAAAATGATAACGAGCAGAAAAGCGCATGGCTCGAAGAATACGGAGCGCATCTTCCTCAAACCGCTGTTCAGGATCACCAACACACACAATTCTTCGATTTAGCAAGTCATATTGACCGTCAAAATAGTCAATGATTTCTCCGTTAATATTCGCTGCCATCGCATTTATCGTAAAGTCACGGCGGCTCAAATCTTCTTTCAAATCGCTGACAAATTCAACTTGGTCTGGATGACGATGATCGGAATAATCACCATCTTTCCGATAAGTTGTGATCTCATATGGATTTTCCAGCAGAACGGTCAATGTTCCATGCTTGAGTCCAGTATCCAGCACACGAAAATCAGAGAATACTTCTTTCATCTGGTCTGGCAGAGCATTGGTACAAATATCCCAATCGTGCGGCGTTCTTCCAATCAGACTATCACGGACGCAGCCGCCAACTACATAGGCTTCATACCCTGCATCTATCAGCATCTTCAGCAGACGCTTCAGTTCCTCTGGAATTTGCACCAGCCGATCATAAAACCGCCAACTCTTTTCAGGTGCTTTCAACCACTGTTTTTCCATACTTATTCACCCACTATCACATAAAGGCGTTTCTTACCCCACTTTACCCAAAGACAATCAGGCTTTTCCAAAGATATATTCAGGTCTGAACGATTTTTCCGCACTTCGCTTGTAGACTGAACCACGCCAGCCTCTTTCATAACGGCTGGAAGGTATCTGGTTTCTGTAAACAAAGTCTGCGGCTGTTCATTATTTTGCCAATCTGAATCATCCAGAGCCAATAATCGCTTTGGATCAACCAGAGGCTTTCCGATGACCACATTTAAGAACATATTAAATCAACTCTCTATTCCTTGTTCGAGTTTCATCAGCTTGATATTCTCCAAAATATTTTTCCTCTGCCGCTTTTCTGCAAGTTGCGGCATCTTCAATTTTATCAAAATATCCAAGGTTAATATGTTTTCCATATGCGCAAATCATTGCACACCACTTTTCATTTTCCTTATTCCAATGAACTCCAACAATTCCACTTGTGTTATTACTTCTTATTCCTTTATTCATTCCATTCTCAGACGGATTTGCAATTCTAAAATTAGAATAACGATTATTCAATCTGTTTCCATCTTTATGATCACAATATTTTCTGTCAATGATTTTTCCAGTCAGTAATGTATGCAAATAACAATAACCCATACCATCATAATTATTAGTTGCTACATATCCATCTGGACGCTGATACCATTTTGCTGGACGCACAATATCTACATTTTCCAAATCAATAATTGCATGAGCCTTCTCTTGATTATGTTTATCATAAAGAACAATTTCTGCATGATCATCAAACAGAATGATTTCATTTTTGCTGAATTTATTTCGCATCATTTCTCCATGTTGATTGCCATCCAGTTTACTTCCATTGTAAAATCTTCAATCCGCTTGTAATCTGGCTTTTCAGGCAATGCAGTATATTTCTTTGCATAGTCTATACGCTTTTCAAATTCATCTACCATTTCAAAAAACTCCGGTCTGAATGTTCCATCGTCCAACATATATTCTCCGTTGCGGATTGACATGAGTAAAGGCAAATCTGCGCCTCGATAAGTATTGATCTCCTGCTTTTCCAGAATATCCAAACACATCAAGTACAGACGAATTAAATGAAGAGCGTGTTTGTTCAAGTGTGCCTCGTCCTTCTTCTTATTGCGCTGCGTGATTTTTCCATACTCCTTGACAATGGTATTCAGATCGCTCCAAATATTCTTATAGTCACGGAGAGGATAGTGCGTCAGATTTACATCCAAGAAGATCTCTGTATCCAAATCCTCACGCTGAGATTCATCCACATACAGATGAATTGCGCCGTTCTCGAACTCCTGATACCTATTATTAAAAGAGGTCATGGAAGATTTACAAGAGGAAAGAATCTGCTTCTCTTTTTCCGACTGGTCATAGCAGTCACGAGCCAGAGCTGCTTGCAGACGGCGAAGCTGCTGAGTAGCATAACCGCCGAAAGCATGAACAGCTTTCTGAGAAAGGAACATATCACGCTGCTCCACCATCATTTTTCCAATATCATTAAAGAACACATAATGTTCGGGCTTGCATCCAAGCAGTTCAATGATATTGGGATTACAATCCGACAACAGATGAATCAGCTTATTAAAACTGTAAATGGTTGTATCTGTCGGGTTATCAATTACCTGTTCGAAATTCGTTCTTCCAAGAATGTCCGTTCTGGAATTGAACGCACATCCACGAATATCAATGTCAGAATCAGGTGTATTTGTACCGTATGCGTGACTTCCACCGAATGTTGCAAAAATCATCGACCCCCCAAGGTGAGGGTTAGTCTTGATAAAATCGTACTCAGGACGATTTAAAACTTCTCTAATATCCATTTAGTTTTCCTCCCACGGATACTTTTTACGGTACACTGTCTGTTGTTCCGCAATATATCCTTCCTCTACTTTGTAATCCATTGAAAATTCCAGCATATCTTCGACTTTCTGCTTAATTTCTTGATCCGTTACCGAATCCTCTACAAAAAACTCAAAATCATAGCTGCCAAGAGGTCTGGTGCTGATATATCCAGTTACTCGTTTCATAAATGATCCCTCATTATCTCATATTTCTTTCTATTCTCCCAATAGTTTTGAAAGAGTTCTTCCATCTTGTTACTCATAAACTCCCTTGCCTCTGCCGTTGTCATAGTTTGTGGTTCACTATCGTTCCCAAAGGGTAAACCAATGATCACTTTCCCTTGTTTCAGCAACTCACGCACTGAATGCCACGACATGACTGCTTGATGATATATTCCATCACAACCAGTCCAATCCCGGCAAGTACCGCCATGATCAAAATAATCCATCGCATCGGACATTTTCAGATATATACAAGCTAATGATCCACCGAACGGTACTTCTTTATAACTGTAATTTTCCAGTCCATAACGCTGCAAGGCTTTCTCTTTGCTGTTTATATCAATCACATAGGCAGCAGGGAAATAACCCTCGTCAATCAGGTCAAGCAGTTCCAGAATGCGGTTCCACGGTAAATCATTTATTTTTCCACAAAATGAAAACTTATCAGCTTTCCACCTTTTCTGATCCTCAAAGAAACGCTGCCGCTGAAAAGACTCGTCTTTTTCCATACGCCGTACTTCCATAGCTGAAGTTTGTTCCTGTGCGCATTGACTGCCAAGCGCAAAGGCAAGAAACAACGATTCAAAAATCATAGTGTTTTCTCCTTTACAGCATCATATTTTCCACTTCAAAGATTTCTCCAATATGAACGGTAGTAATCTGGTTATAATCCAAAACATTTGCCAGTTTTTCCATCAGCTTGTTTCGATCTTCCGCACTGGCAAGATAACCACGGCTACCGCCATTCACATAATAAACAACAATAGAATATACACTCATATTTTCCATTTTATTTTCTCTCCTACATTCTACTTGTATTTATTGTTATTGTCAAGAGTTATTTTCGCATTCTTCCAGTTCATCAGAAAATGCGTCCAGTTCACTTCCATCTTCCAGTTCGATTTCCCACATCGTTCCGATGTCCTCAAAATCATATTCTGTTTCAGGCTTACGCATTTTCACCTTGCACTTTTCTCCGTCATGACTTTTCCATTCAGAGTCCGTACCATGCGTATTGAAAATACAGGTTTTGCCTTCCAGATTTCTTTCATCTCTAACCATAATTCCTTCCTCCATTTACACGGGTTTTTCGATATGAGAATTAACATAATCTCTCGCTTCCACCAGAGAACAATTATAACGGCTGCGGTACAGCATGACAGCCAAAATAGGACGAGATTTTGCCAGTTCTTTCACTTGCATATCATACTCACGAACAACTTTCGTGATCGTTTTTCCAAGCAGAGAATACAACCACTTCAAAAACTCGGTTTCATTCTTATGACGATAGTATCCATGCTGAATATAAAACGCTTCTTCCAATTCATGCTTCCGAATGTAACGACCATCTTTCATCTGATAATACAGATTTTCCATATCAACTTTCCTTTCTGGCTTTCATGATCTGCCGCTGATTCCAGTATTCGTGCTATTCATTTTTCTGAAGATGATGACACTGCTTGCCAAGACAGCCCTTCTTTTTCATTTCCTTTACGGTCAAGCTGCCGTTATGTAATACACAATAAGCCACTGGATTCTTTGGCTTACCGCCGTAAATTGTTTTCTCCATGACTATTTCTCCTATAAATTCAAGTATTTCAGCCGTTCAACAAAACTATCGCTTGTAACATATTCGATAATTGCTTTCTCCGCTCTATCAATCTGCCGTTGAAGCAATTCTCTATGTTCAGGATGCCGTTCCAACATTTCTTTATTGAGTCGATACCTGTATATATAATTTTCCAATGTAGGCTGTCGCAATCTATTAATCATATTTATTTTTCCTCCGTTCCTACTGGCGGCTTCGGCTTGAACATGAAATGTGTGATTTTCATATTATGATTTCTTGCGTAGTCTGACATATCCCATACAGCAATGATTTCTCCATTTTCTTTCTGTTTGGGGATCAACATGGAAACATCCACACAACCGCTCCCATCATCAAATAAAGTCTTTACAATGACTTTTTGAAAGAATGTAAGCCGATTTTTCCACATGAAAGACTGATAATCTTCTACATCGGGAACATCATTCCAGACAACAATCTGTGCATTATGTCTGTCAAGAATTGCTTGCAGTTTATCCATTTGTTTTCTCCTTATCGTACAGCATTCAGATAATCCAACAAGTGTTTTATATTTTCTCTCTGATCAACTGTGTACTGGCGGTTTACTCTCATTGGCAGGATAATTCCAAAACAGTCTGAGCATACCATGATAATAGGATCGGTAAGAGATTTTCCACCAGTGATTAAAACAGGATCAAAAATCTCCGTATAAACTTTGTCTGCCAGTTTTACAGCATAGTAATCCTGCTGGCAATCCCGAAACATGGTCAAGACTTTTCCTTTTCCATCAGAATGATCATAGTAAGGGAATTGGATACCTGTTGCCGTATAAGAATAAAGATTTTCCGCTCTATCCTTATTCATAATCTGGTCAATCGTCTGTTTCAGCCCCAGCCTTTCCGTCAGTTCTACACCACGCTTCACCAATTCTCCAAGAACGGTAATATCATTAGTTTGAATGGCAATCCGACCTCTTTTATCGCTCAAGCAAACACAATCTCCCTGCTGCTCATAGCACATCTGCTTGTGGGATGCCTTAACCAGTTTTCCAATATCAAAACTTCTCTTTGCCATTAGTCAGTCCTCCTATCGGTTTTCTTTAATAACACAATATCCAAGATTAAAGTAAACCATCGCATTATTAAAGTCATAAAACTTCCAAGCCTTTTCTCTATCTTTCGTATGCAACGGATAACCAAATTCATCAGTACCGCATACATATTCTCCATTCTTCCGCACAATCCAATATGTCATTATTTAATCCTCCATATAAAGTTCAATATACATGGGAGAATCCTTATCAGGACAATTAATTTCAATGTCCTTAAAGATTTTTCCATCGACAATTCCAACAACATCCATATCGCCATTCTGCTTCATGGTATAGGACAAAAGATTAATCAATTCTCCAAGTTTTATTTTTCCGTCCTCCGTAATGTTCATATTTATTGACATTATCAAACTGTCCGCTTGACTGTTCTGTTTGGCAAAAGTTATTCAAGCTGCGTTTTCTGCATTGACTTTTGCAAGCAGTTCATTCATGCAATCGAAAAACTTCTGAGAACACTGTGCGCCTTTAGCTTTGTAATACTGAAGATGCTCACATTTTCCGTTTTCGATCTTTGCACTTACCAGCTTTTCATTGATCCAGCCTTGTGTTCTGATAGGAACATTCACACCATATTTCCGCATGAGATAATTGACGATAGAATAGCTGCTGTGTTCGTATCTGCTCTCATAAAAAGTAACAGTATCATTATCCAGCTTGCCGCCGTTTCTCAGGATTTCCATTGCCTTGTTGACGATCTGTTCCGCTTCCGCATTCTGTGCCGCAATAAACGCCTGATCTTCTGCTTCACGCTGCGCCGCCTGTTCCATGCGCTTCTTATGCTGATTTTCCGCAAATGCCTTTCTGGATTCCCACATCTGATTTTCCAGTTCAGGCGCAATATGCTTGATAAACTCAACCTCTGTAAATCTGAAATGATCCTGTTTTTCCAGTCTATATTTAATTGCTGCCATGTAATTTTCCAGAGTCTCCATTCCCTTGCGCTTAATCTGCGCCATGACTTCTTCAATGGAATAGTCTACATGAACACTGCCGATCCAAATCCCAACAGGGATTCCAGCATAACAGGCGTATACATCGCAATGATCATTGTATTCCTCTTTAATGGTTTCTCCACGATAAATACTGCCTGTGATAAGCTGCATGGACTTGTTCTTATAAAGGGCTTTGGTCTGGTCTGCGTTATAAGTAACCACTCTGAAAGATTCAAAAGGTGTAGTCAGTTCGTTCAACTTCATTTTATTGTTCCATCCTTTTCTTCGGTTTTACCGATTTATTTTTATGCTGGATAAGCTGCGATAACTCGATCATTCGGAATGTCATCAAAGTAGAAATGATTTTTCTTGATTCTGCTTTCTCGAATAGATTTCATGTGCTTCGGATAGTTCGCAGTGTTCCAGTTTCCTTTAATGTACTGCTGAATGTAATTGATCAACGCTTGTTCAGGCGCAACACTATATTCTGCAAGTTTGCTGATTTTTCCGTTGCTGTCACACTCATAAATACTTGTATTCATTGTTATTACTCCTTTCTTAACTGTTCAGGCACCAAACAACACAATTTTCAAAAGAGATATGAGAATAAAGTGTATCACTATCTTCTCCATCTTCAGTTTTCCATACCGTGTAACCGTCATCGTAGTTGCCAGCGATAGAATATTCTCCGATATGGCAAACGCCGCAATCATACCAAATTTCCATTATTGACTCTCCTTTCTTTTAGTCAATCCGTTCTCCGTTCATTTCAAAAACATCAATATCCAGTTCATCAGGATTGCTCTTGTAATAGGTATCATTTTCAATGATCCATTCTCTTGCTTCCTGCGCCTTTTTCTTTGACGAAAATACTCCAACAACATACCGATCTCCAATACATCCACCATTCAAAACATAAACTTTCTGTCCGATTTTACGCTTCATATGCTCACGCTCCTGTCAACTGATACAATTTTTCCATTCCCTGCAAAACCTTGTCGCAATCATCCTTGCAACGATCATGGCACTTTACAAGCTGCTCCATGTCCAAATCTTCCAGAATATCCATATAGGCGTGATACTTGCCCATGCTGTGTGACGCATTAATAAAGTGCGTAGTATCTGCCTTGCGGTTTTCTCCAACGGCTTCAATCTCTTTTACTGCCGTTCCGATACTCTCCATAGCTTTTGCAACTATAATTCCAGTAAGCGCATTTTTCATGTTTTATGCTCCCTTCGCTGTAAAAACCTTTTGTTCTCTACACCAGTTTTCCGCTGCTGCCTGTGTCTTAAAACCTTCAAGCAAATGTCCGTCTGGCGATACTGCGTAAAATTCTCTGCATACTGGATACCAGTAAATAAGAATATTGTTGATCTGCTTTACCTTATGTCGTGACATAGTTCGATTTACTTTCATTTTTTCCGTTACCGTCCGTTTCTGGCTCTCTCAGCCTTTAATCATCAGAATTGTGTTGTTATCTGTGATCCGCTTGTGTGCCTTCTCATACTCAGGCATTCCAAAAATCACTGCCGCAATCATATAAAGCTGCGTCAAAGTCAAATAAATGGTCTGTCCTACTCGATCCGCAAAATCAAGCGGTTTTCCATATGCCATCGTGTTTAGCTGCTCATTAGTCATAATCCCAGCTTCTTTAATGTCTTTCTGTGTACGGCTGTAATGCTCAACCATTCTTTGATTGATCATATTGTATTCTTCCTGCGTTACCGTGATCCGCTGTCTGTAATAAGTTCCCTTTGTGGGATGCCAATCGCCAATATAAGCAACTTTCATTTTTCCATTCTCCTATTCTCTGACAAATACTTGACTATTGCCGTTTTCATCCGCAACTGTAACGCTGCTTCCAGTCATAAACCAGCATTTTTGACTCAGCCATACACTTTCAAGCGTATTCCATTCATGCCCATATACCGTGTATGTTCTGCCTGTCGCATTATTCGTAACCGTAAACCGCTTTTCCATTGCTCCCACTCCTTAAACAATGCCGTTTTCTCTAAACTCTTCCGTCAAGCCGTATCTCTTGCCCAGCTTTTCAAAATAGCTATTCCAAGCTGCCAATTCTCCGTAACTGTAATTATGATTTTCAAAATCAGATTGCCATTCAATAGCCTTCTGTCTGGCTGCGTTTTTCCGTTTCTGGTATCCGCTCATGCTCATTTCTCCTTTAATGCGCTCTGTTATAGTAGATTTCCATTCCATACTGTGACGGTTTCGCTTTCTGCCATACGCAATAAATATAACTGCCACAACGGACTAACAAAAGCGTCTTTTCCATAATATTTTTCTTTCATGCCCTTGACTGATCCGCTGGCTGAAAAGTTCGGAAATGCGTCAATGTGTAGCCGTCTGCCTTCTGCCACTGGCAAATATCTGACTCTCATTTTTCCCACACTCCTTACCGCCACTTTCCATATTGAATGGTATTATTCGGGCATTTTCTGTTATATCTCCAAAAAGTACACTCCAAGCCGACTTCCTGATCCATTACTTTCATACAATCAAAAGCATTTTGCAAACCGTTTGCAATGCGGCTTGCCTTGCGCTTGATCTCTGTAATGGTTTTTCCGCTTATGGTTTTTCCGTAAAGCTGCGCCGTCAACATGATTTACACCGCCTTTTGAAGTGCCTGATACTGTTTCTTATCCATGCCGCAAAATGCTTTAATATGTCTGCCTGTGGTCTGCGTCCAGCCGTCCCACAACTTTTCCAGTTTTCCATCAGGCAAGCGGCGCATGATAGGCGTGTTATAGCTTACAAGCGTTTCCACGCTATTTTCATCAATGATAACTCTTGCTTTTCCGTAAAAGCTGGCTCTGCCGTCAATAGGATGCAATTCATAGATTTTCATGATCAATTCTCCTTTTTCCCTCTGTTGCGTTTCTCCAAAATCTCTTGAAGTCTAACTTTCTTGTTTTTCCGTTTATCTGTTTCGCCCTTTTTGATCCGTGTGGATTTTCCAGCTTCTAAAAGCCGTTTATCCATGTCATATTTATAGGCGTTTTCTCTCATGGTCTGTGAATAGGATTTTTCCGTTGTTCGTGTACGGCTGCACAATCCAAACTCCGCTTTATATTCCTCTATGGTCATGCTATGGCTTTCTCTGACATGGCTTCCAAGTCTGTTATAGGATCGTCCGCAAATGTGGCAAATCACTTTCCCGCTTTCGTCATGCTCCACTTTTCCAGCTTCGGGCAAAGGATGAATTTTACCGCCGTCCCTGAAATATTTATAACAGCCTTGACACAATCCGTTATAGCTGCGCTCTGTGATTTTTCCGCATTTCGGGCAAACCATTTTGTTTCACTCCCTTTTATTCCTCTTCGCTGTTGTAGTCTGATACTTTTACAAAGTACCTTCCAGCATAGAAAAATGATTTTTTGTGATCCGATTCCATGCAAATCTCAATGCAAGGAACACCGCAAATTAAATAAATCATGGTCAATTCTCCGCAAGCATTTTCTTGATCTGCTTTTTATACAGTTTTTCCGCTTCGGCTCTGTCCGTCTTAAACTCTGTTACAAGCTGCTTGTCTTTCTGTTCATGCTCAATGATGAAGATTTCTCCAATTTGACTTTTGATTTCATACATGAAAACCTTCAAGCCGTTAATGCTGCTTTCTGCAATCAGATTCATTTCACAATCAATTTTCCGCTTCTCCATGTTCAAAACTCCCTTTCTTGTATATATTGTTATTTAATATGTGCCGTTCATGCCGTATTCCAGACGCTTTACAACGGTTTCCAGTTCGGCGGCGCATTGCTTCAGGATCGTTCTATTGACATTTTCAAGCTGCGCTTCGTTCTGGATCATAGATTCAATTTTTCCGCTGTATTCTTTGATATATCGGCAAATTGCCGCCGTATTGACTGAATTATATTCACTGGATTTTCTTTTGCTGATTGTCATTTTTCCATGCTCCCTTCAACCTTTTTAAATGTTCCGCAACTAAAACTTTCCAGTTTCTTTAATGCGTCTTTTTCCGTTTCATGTACTGATACATGATAAAGAAAACCGCCGTCATAATCCGCTGTAATCCACAAACGAAAACCATTTGTTTTTTCCATTGCTCCACGATAGGCGAAAAGTTTTACTCTTTCAATTTTCGCCGTGTTTCCAAAATCGTCTTTATAAATCATCGTTTCCCCCCTTATCCGACAACGACAACAACGGTATTTGCTGGATCGTGTTTCTTCCCTCTGTACGGCTTTACAACTACATTACAAAAGATATTTGCTTTCTGCTGTGCCGCCGTGATCCGTTCAATTAAATTCTGTACGCTGGATTTCTCCACATAGTAACGCTTCATTTCTTCGCTGCCGCCTTTCTTTTATTTCTGGTTATGTTCCGTTAAGGATTCTGTACCCATACAAGAACATTGTTATAATAGATTTTTGCGTCTTTTGTTTTCGCTGTAAAATTAATCAGCTTTTCCAGACTGCCCGATCTGTGAAGGGTTTTTCCGTTCTCAATCAAATAGTAAATATTGCTTTTCATCTTGTTTTCCCTCTTTCCTTGTTTCTGTATTGATTATATCACAACATAACAAGAAATGCAAGTACAATTTTGATTTTCCCAATACTTTTTTATCTATTGCCGCCCAGCTTCAAATAAACACAAATCGAAACAATAAAACCGATCATAAAATACAGGGTAGAAGGAAAGATTTCTTCAAAAGCTGCGCCGCAATCAGAAGCCCCAGCTTTCCTCAGCACTAACAGAAAGAATATAAAACAGGCTGCGCCGCTGATTTTCCGAAGTGCTGTTATTGTGTGCCGTTTCCGTCTTGCTTTCTGTTCTGCCCTGTAACGCATTCTTGCGCCGCTATACTCTGTATAAGTCATTTTTCCGATCCCCTTTTTTAAACAAAGTTTTCTTGTATACCTAACTGTAAACGGCTGATTTCATGTTTTATTCCGTTTTCTGTTTGTAAAACAAGTGTTCTTCTTGTCAAATATCCATATACAAATTGATATGCTTTTGTTGTTGTTCTGTTGTACTGTTCGATATAGTCATACACTTTTTTCTGATCCGCTTTCAAAAAATCGTGTTCTTTCATATACTGATCAATTTTATTATAATTCATGTTTTCCGCTCCCCCTTACAGCATAGCGATTAAATCAAATTCAAAATTACAAATTGCTTTATACTTTGGATCTTTCGGGCTGTTTATATCGCTTTTCCACTGTCTGAAAATATCCAGTATTTCCGCAATAATCGTTTTATGGTTGATCAATTCCAAATCTTCCATAATGGTATAATAAACGCCGTTTTGATCCATACGCTGCATAAAGTCAACCACTTTTTGAAATGTGCGCTTGTCCTGTTCTGTAATTCTCATTTTGTGCGCCCTCTTTCCGTTGCTTTTGATTTTTCCGTTTTGGTATTCACTGGAACGGAAAACGGCGGTTTTCCGCTCTGTCAATATCAAACCTTTAATATAAAATAACCGTGTATTCTGTAAAATTGTAGCCGTTGCCGCTGTAATTCCTTGTTTCAATATATCCGGGTTTTCCGATACTCTTTAAATAGCTTTCAGCCGCCGAAAATGTTCTAAATGTCATTTGAATTATTCCCCCTTCTTGTATCTCTGGTTATTTTTCCGCTATTCGCAATAATCTACTTCACCGTTATTAATCGCCGTTAAAATTCCGTTTAACTCATTACAGATATATCTATACTGACGGCGAAGCATTTTGTTTAATTCTTCCGCTTTATAGGCTTTATAATTAAAAGCTGCGTTTCTGTATTCCTTCAATTCAATTTCAGGATCAAAAAGCCAACGATTCAAATTTACGGCGGCAAACTCGAAAACTTTTGCAATCTCTGTATATTTTGCAAAGTGTTCATTTTTCCGGTTGACGCTCCAATTAATAGCCTTTACCATATCGGCGGCGGCTTTCAGTTTAGAAACACTATAACAAGCCCTTGCAATTTCCATTTTTCCGCTGCTCCCTTCCGTTTAAAATGTTGCGCTGTTATATTGCTTTTGTGTGATTTCTCCCGATTTACAAAGGGAGTCAATAAAGCAAGCCCATTCAAATTGTACCTTGCAATAGTCCGCTCTTCTTGCTTTCAAGTATGCTTTTCTGTTGCCGTTATAAACGCATTCAATAAAAGCCTTCTTAATATCTGCCGTTTTCATATCTGCGCCGCCTTTCTTATTCGCTGATCCGCTGGACAAATTCATCTAACAGGGCTTTTACTTCGGCTTTCTGCTGCTCATATGTCAAGCCGTAGTTTTCAATAATTGCCCTTGCTTTTCTGTCGTATTCTTCGCAAATGCTATAATCAAGGGCTTTCCCGATAGGTGAATAACCTGTTGAAATAATAACGCCGTCATAACCGCCGATTCTGTAATAATCGCAAGCCCAGCCATAAACGCCTTCAGAATATGCAAACGGATCATTAAACCGCAAAAGAAATTGTAAATTACAATAGCCGACTTTATAAACAGATGATCCGCAATTTCTGATTTCTTTTTTTGTCGTTCTGTATTTCATGCCTTCGCCGCTCCCTTCGTTAATTCCCTATAAATAAGCCGTGTAATCATTTCTTCGGCTTCGCTTTCGTTGTATTTGCTCTTTTCGCTTTCAGACTCTTCAAGCCATGCGCCCAGCATATCAACCGCCGAAACATTGTAGTAATACAGAGTATTAAAAGCGGAAGGCAAACCTTGCGCCCAGTCTTTAAAGGTTTCAAACCCGGATCGGCTGCGGCTGTATCTCTTTTCATTTTCGCAAGCCGTCAAAATCAGCTTGCAAGCCGTGTAAAAATCGGGATCGGCTTCAAGTCCGAAGTATTCATGATCTACGCCGTTAATAATATAGCTGCGTACTTTCTCAATAACTTTTTTGCTGTTGCTTCTCAACATTTTAAACCCCTTCTTTCTTGTATCTCTGGTTATTTCCAGCGGTGAAAAATCATTTTTACATAAAGCCCATTCAACAGAATTTCAAGGCTTGCGCCGTCCACATAGAACGCTTTCAGGCTTTCAACCATTTTTGCAAATGTTTCTTCATCGGATTTATACGGCTTTCCAGCGGCAAACCAGAAACGCCAATTTTCAATAAATTCTTCGTATTCGATAAACTGTTTTGTTTCGCCGCTTTTTGCTGCCGTCAACTGGATTTCAATATATTCTTCGCTGTTTTCCTTTTCGGACATTTTACGGCGGCTTCCGTTTCTTCGGTTTCATCAATCCAAATATTAACCGTTTCGCCGCTTTCAAGGTTGACTTCCAGACGATCCCCCAAATCACAAATATAATTGTAGTATTCAACAGAGGAACGGAAAATAGGATAACCCGCCCTTGCGCTGCTGTTTTCGTCTTTGTTGTAATCAGTAGGGAATACTTCATTGACTTTTGCCCAAGCTGCGGAAACGCTGTTTACATGGTAATGTGTGGTTTTCATGCGATCATGTCCTTTCTTGCATTTCATGTTATGCTTCGCTGTCGTTGTGTCTTTCTTTATCTTGATTAAAGTATACCACATAATAACCAGAAATGCAAGAACAAATCGAAAAATAGATAGTAAAATATTGCATAAAATATTGTGCGCTGTATTGTGCAATTTGATGAAGTGTTTTTTGGAATAGTGACGGCTTTAAAATAACCGCCCTTTTGCGATTGAATGCGGCGAAAAATAAAAGGCTGTCGGCGGCTTGCGTTTTGTGGGGGGATCGGCTGCGGCTGTCGTGACGCTGGGGGAAAGCTGAAGCAATCGGGCAAAAAGTCCGCATTTGTTCGGCTTCGGTTTTGTTCGGTTTTTGGTGTATTGCGAACAAAACGCCCATGATCAAGGGATATTTGCGCCGCCGCTGTTTTGTGATCATGTGGCGGGGGGGGTACTTTCCACTTTTTGCGGGTTTTGTTTTCGCCCAGCGGTCAAAGTACATCTGCTCAAACTACGCAGCCTACTATCCAGTACGATTGATCGGGAAACGCATCGTAAAACCGCCATAATTATCGCAATATTGACCATCATTCTAATCACCAAAATTCACCCAGCAGCTCTTTAACCTATCATGCTGCCATCGAGAAATAACCATAAACATGGAATTTTCTATTCTATTCATCCGATGATCACAAAATATTTACAAAAATTAATAACACGAAATGCAAGAAACCCGTTGACAATCGGTTTGAAATTTGGTACAATAATAGTGCGGAAATCCTTGAGATTATGGGGATTTTCTTTATAGGGTGTATAACAAGAAAAACAAGAAAATAAGGAGATGCTTACGATGATGAATGCAAAGATTGACGGGACTTGTGTAGTTGAGTTTGCGCCGTGGCTTGAAAAAGCACTGGCAGAAAAGAATAAAAAGTCCCTATCTGTGGCTGCTCCTATTGTAGATCAGGAATATGAAAACAGCGATCATCGGGATAAAACTCCTGTGGAACCTATTCGCTCACTGGATGATATTGAACGCATTAAACAATATTTCCTTACTACAAAAGGACATGGAAACACTAAAATCAGAAACTATGCCTACTTTGTTTTGTCCTTGAATCTTGCAAGACGGGGCGGGGATATTGTTAAGCTGCGAGTATGTGATGTATTAAATGCGGATGGTACTTTTAAGAGCCATGTGATTTTTAATCATGAGCAGAAAACCGATAAGCGTTCTATGATCCTGTTAAATAGTAAAACTATCGAGGCATTGAAAATGTATTTTGATAGTCTAAAAGAGTATCGTATGTCTGACTGGTTGTTTCCTAAGTTGAATAATCCATCCGAGCATATGAGTGTGGATGGAATGCGGCGAATGCTTCAGAGAGCAGTGGCAGCTCTTAATATTGATATGAAGATTGGGACGCATTCTTTGCGTAAAACAATGCCTTATCATGTGATCACAAACAGTACCAGTACCGAGGACGAGGTAATTGTGTCACAGTTTTTGAAGCACAGCAATATTAAAACTACCTATCACTATATAGGGCGCAGTCAGTCCGAAATGGATAATTTCGTGGAAGCCAATGGGCTTTAAGGCGGCGGGAATGATTTCAGCTTGACAACGCAGCCTACGGCTGGTTGCCTACGCTGTCATTCGTATTGCCTACGGCAATACTCATGAATATATACTGAGTTGCCCTATCAGGTGGAATTTGTTTTATATCCATTAAGATGCGGTTTTGACCACTTCCAGACCCAAAAAAAAGACCCATAATAAGAGTATATATCATTATGGCAAAAAATTTTGGGGCGAAAGTCTTAAAAACACCACAAATATGGGCGTTTGGGGACTTTGGTTCGGAGGGCAACTTCGGTATTTTTCAAATAATCATTGCAAAAGAAAGGAGAATTGAATGGGCGAACTGGCGATTAGGCTCAAGTGCATTGAGTATAACGAGGGCGTTTTAGTTGACAAGGTTTGTTCTGAGGCGCAAAAACGAGCCTATCACAAAAAAGAGAAGTTTGTGAATTCAACATATCGAAGAATGTTCTTGGATTCGTTGTCAAAATACTGCGACTACGAGTATGATCCCGAAACGAATAAGTACAGGGTTTTAGAAGTATATAAATATCCAAAGACATTGTACGAGGCAAAAATTCACAAAGGTATTTACCAATACCTTGCGCCAATGATGCTGAACGAGGTTTTGTTTGGTAAAGACAGTAAACACCGCCGAGGTGTTATTACAGCGTTAGATTTGGCAAATACCATTGAATTGGTAAATGGCAATTATAATCATGTCAAGTTTCATCAGGACGAAGTTCATGTTGACTTGGGATTTTCAAAAACGGTTCTGTCTGAATATTTTAACAAGGCAGATAATCGTATTGATGACTACATTCGCCGTTGCGTTAAGTACCTGAAAGCAATGAATTGTGTAATCTATAATGAGGTTCATATGATTGGAATTCTGCCGAAAGTGGCTCCAATTGAAAACGGTCACATTATCATTGAGGAAGGGCAGGTTCGAATTGCAACAAAAGAGGAAATGGAGCTATATTCCAGTCTGGTTGAGGAAGCAAGTAAACGAGCAAAGATTAAGACTGATAACGAAAAATGGTACGGGAAAAAAGCTGCTAAGTATAATTCTGAGTTGTCTAATCTGTTAAAAGAACATGGTATTGAGTTCGTATGTCGGGCATTTGAACTTTATAAAGTTGACGAAGAACGATGCAAGAGTGTTTTGAAAAGTTTTGCTGATAAGACTTTGGAACAGAGGCGGCGTGAGGCTGGGTATATGCTTAGTGCTATGATGAATACCAATGCTGAAATTCGCTTAGTAAAAAATCCGAGTCTTGGGAATGATTATCTGGATCAATTTAAGAAATTGTCAGATATTGTTATGATAGCTGATGCGCCAGATATTCTTCCTGCTCTACCATCCGTAGATGGCGATTCGCAGAAAAGACTTCAGGATAAATATAAGTTTGAGATTGAATATAAAGTAAGGGGAAAAGACGATGGAGTTGAGTAAAGTTCAACAGGAGGCAGTAGATTTCTACACAGGCTGTTGTAATGTTATTGCCTCCGCTGGAAGTGGAAAGACAAGAGTTCTTGTAAATAGAATTGTCAAGTTAATTGAGGACTATGATGTGGAGCCGGGAAAAATTTTGGCAATCACATTTAGCAAAAAAGCAAAAGAGAATATGATTGAGCGTCTGACAAAGATGATCCCTGAGTATGTGAATTTTATTAACATTGAAACTTTCCATTCTTTTGGGTATAGAATTGTTCGTCAGTTTACGAGAGAACAATTTGAAATTTTGGATGCCGATTGGAAAAAGGTTAAGATCATTGAAGAAATCATGCAGTCTGTTTATCGAACAAAAGAAGTGGATGGTGAGGAAGTAGCGGAAATTCTGCATTATATTTCTGTGCAGAAAAATCAGATGAAAAAGCCCGATACAAAAGAAAAGTTCGGAAAATTCTACAAGAAATATGAGGATTATAAGAGCGTACATAATCAGTTAGATTTTGATGATATGCTTACAAAGTGCTATGAGATTTTGGTAAGTAATGAAAAAGGATTGGCTTATTGTCAGGATAAATATCAATTTATTCTGGCAGACGAGATGCAAGATACAAATGCAGTACAGTATGAGATTTTGAAATTGATTGGCGCAAAGCATAAGAATGTTTTTGTGGTGGATGATCCTTTACAGAATATTTTCCAGTGGAGAGGTTCTGATAATCGGTTTGTGTTGGAGTTTGATCAGGAATGGCCTGATGCAAAGACAATTCAACTGAATAAGAACTATCGAAGCAGTTTGAATATTGTTCGTGCTGCCAATCATTTTGCAGAGTATATTCCTGAGTCTGGTCATGTTCATTATGTAGAAAGTGTTGCAGACAAGGGAGAATTTGAAGAGCCGCATTATAATCGGTTTATTGATGAAACTACGGAGGCGGCTGAAATTTCTAAGAAAGTGAAAGAACTGGTGGAGGCGGGGTATCATTACAATGATATAGCTGTTCTCACCAGAACAAATGCCCAGCTTCAGTATTTTGAAACAGCTTTGTATCGTAGTGAGATTCCATATACCGTTGTGGATGGTTTATCTTTTGCTGATCGTAAGGAAATTAAGATTGTGCTTTCTTATTTGCGATTGGTCTGCGATATTAATGATGACGAGGCATTTGAATATATTTATAATCGTCCTAATCGGTTTTTGGGAAGTCAGTTTTTACAAGAGGTAAAACGAGCTGCCAGAAAAGAAAAAATCTCTTTGTTTTGTGCAATGTCCAGAGTGATTAAAACAAATTGGAGATATAAGAGTGCTAATTCAATTTATGGCACTGTTAAGCAACTCAGTGGAAACCATTATAAAACCGTAGCAGATATGATTGCTGATCTGCGAGAAATTCTTGATTTGGATTCTTATGTGTCTAAAGATTTGAGCGAGAATGATGATAGCAAAGTTGAAAACTTGAATACTTTGCAGAGCATGGCATCGAACTATAAGGATGTAAAGCGTTTTGTTTCCTTTATGATGAAGTTCGCCAAGGAAAAGAAAATTGATCCGAATTCTGTTCAGCTTATGACCATTCATAAATCCAAAGGATTGGAGTTTCCTATTGTGTTTGTGGCAGGGGTTAATCAAGGTATTCTGCCGCATGGGAAAAATCAAAATCCAGACGAGGAAAAACGCCTAATGTATGTGGCTATTACAAGAGCAGAAAAGGTTTTGTATGTTTCTTCTACTCAGAGATATAATGGCAAAGAAATGGATGAAAGTGATTTTATTTCTTTTCTTTTTGACTAATAACCAGAAATACAAGTATCGGAGGACAAAATATGAAACTACATAAAGGAGAATTTTATGAACGAAAATACCAATCGGCACTCATGCCGAACCTGTATTTGGAAAGACCAATGCGAGGATGAACAGCCCTGCGCATTTTATGATGATGGTAGTAATGAGATTGATTTGTCGGACGCTGAGATTGAGCAGCGAGTAGAAAATGGCAGGAGAAAATTCAGAAATGAATATTGGAAATATATGAAGGAGTACGATGATGGAAAAAGCTACGAATAATGTTCTGGTGAAATCAAGGATTTATTTGGATAACGCAAGTACGACAAAGCCGCTTCGTTTTGTGGTGGATATGGTCAACGATGCTATATATGAGCAGTATGGAAATCCAAGTAGCTTGCATGATATTGGTCGTAAGGCAAACGATGCGGTTGAGAATGCAAGAAAAATCATTGCTGATTTTATCGGGGCAAAGCCTTCTGAGATTTATTTTACTGCTGGTGGCAGTGAGTCAGATAATATGGCTCTGCGTGGTATTGCTCCGTATCTGAAAAGTATTGGTAAGACAATGATTGTTACTACGGAAATCGAACATCACGCCGTTTTGAATACTTGCAAGGAATTGGAGAAGGATGGATTTACTGTAATCTATATGCCTATTGATCAGGATGGCAGAGTAGATATTGAGGAACTGCATCGAGTCATGGAAAAATATAAGGATCAGATTGGTCTTGTGTCTATTATGGCAGTGAATAATGAAATTGGTTCTATTCAGTTGATTGAGGATATTGGCGATCTTTGTCAGGAATATCATACACTTTTCATGACAGACGCAGTTCAGGCATATGGTCATATTCCGCTGAATGTAAATGAACAGCACATTGATATGCTTGCCGCATCAGGGCATAAGATTCATGCACTGAAGGGGATCGGTATTTTGTATGTGAGAGATGGAGTGCCTGTAAAATCAATTATTACTGGCGGTGGTCAGGAACGAGGTCTTAGAGCAGGAACCGAGAATGTGTTTGGCATTATTTCTATGGGAGCTGCGACAGAGGGGCTTGCTAAAAATATGAAGGGAAACGAGGAATATTTCAGAGAATTAAGAAACACATTCTTTGATACTTTGGATGAACTGTCTGTTTCTTATAAAGTTAATACTGATGTTGGCGTTCCGAACATTATTAGCTTGACACTGCCGGGGTGCGAGAGCGAAGCAATGCTTTTGCTGCTGAACCAGAAACAGGTCTATGTGTCTGCTGGATCGGCGTGTACGGCTGGCTCTCTTGAACCTTCTCATGTGCTGTTGGCATTGGGCTTATCAGAGCATGATGCAAGCTGTACGATTCGTATTTCTATGAGTTTAATCAATAGTGGATTTGATATGGTGGAAGCGGCTCATGCAATTGCAGAATGTACCAGTCAGCTTCGATCTATGATGGAGGTGTGATATGAAAAAGGAATATGTGCATTATACAGATATTACACGAGAAATTCTTGATACGATCAAGGTTGGCGATTTGGTCAAGATCAATGATTGGACGAAACCTCTGCGTGTTAAAGCAGTGTCAGAGAATTACTTTGTGATGGTAAGCAATTTATTTGGAAAGCCAATGTATTCTGTTTGCTCTAAATTGCCGTGGAAAGGTGTTCGCCATAATGCAATGACTGGCGGTATGTTCCATTGCGGTGCAGATAATTGGATTTTTGGCTCTCCCCTATCACTTCAGTATGAGAACCTATACCGTTTTGAGAACGAAGAAGCAAATCAGGCATATTTGCAGGAATTTGAAAATGGAGAGGCTGAAATTTCAGAAAGAAACGGTGTTCCCATTTATGATCTGTATGTGAAGCATTAATTGGATGGTGGGTTATGGTTTGCACAAATTTGTGTCCTTTTGACAACATAAACTGTATGTGTCAGTTTTGCGAGAATCCCTGTAATAATGGATTAAATTGCAGTGATTGTCAATTTCACAATAAGATCATGCACACAATTTATCTTTGTACTGGTTTTGAGGGAGATTTTGACAAGTATCTTGAAAATTGGAAAAGAGGTGCTGCTGGTGAATCAGTACATGAGTCAAAAGGAGAATAATGATTTTATAGAAGCGTGTGAGGCTGAAATTCTTTGTGATGCAAAATACTGTCCTTATATGAATGGAACAGTAAGCAGATTAGGTGCTTGCGAAGGAGATTTTTGCAAGGAAGCATGGGAGGAATATTGTGAGCAGAATGATAAGGAATATGAACGATGATGATTTAAAGCCATGTCCGTGTTGTTGTGGAAAAGCATTCTTTGTTGTAGAACCTTCTGCATATTCGAATTCATTCTTTTACTTTATCGCCTGTGATGATTGCGGTATTGAAACGCCGAGAACATTCCGAACAAAAGAAGCAGCCGCAAGGGTATGGAATAAGAGGGTGAGTTGAGATCGGTGTGGTATGAGCAGGAAATCGAACAATGGGCAGGAGCATGGTATGACGGAGTAGATTATTCTTGGCGTTTTGAGGTTTCTACATATGGAAGAATTCGAAATGCCAAGAATAAAAGAATTTATTCTTTACATATGTGTTCCAGCGGATATTTGCAAATATGTACTTCTGTCAATGGTAGGAATAAAAATATCCGCATACATCGTTGTGTTGCGGAAACATTTTTAAACAATCCTTATGGGTATGAAATTGTAAATCATATTGATGGTAAGAAAACAAATAATCGACTGGATAATTTGGAATGGTGTTCTCGCAGAGATAACTATAACCATGCTGTTGAAATGGATTTAATTGATCCCTCTATTCCATATCAGTTGGCGCAAAATTCACGCTTTGGATATTATCAAGGCAGCTACAATGGAATGGCGAAGCTGACTGAGAATGATGTGATTTACATACGCTCCAATTACATACCAAAAGGTAAAGGGCAAAAGTGCAACCGACAAGAACTTGCCGCTTATTTTGGTGTAAGTGTCGGTTTGATTTCCAGAATTGTAAAAAATGAAATATGGACTCATGTTTAGGAGGATGGTTGTGGAAAAATTTTATATCGTTAAAGAGGGTTCACGATTACATACTGATTATTGGGAATGGAGAAATTCTGTTTCTGAGAATAATAAAATCGTAATTAGTTTCTTTGAGCAGCATGGAATTGAGGCAACAAGGTATTGGATTTCAAAGGATCAGATTGGTATTATTCCGACAAAAAATGACGAAAATAAATTTGTAAAACAGTTTACGAAATACGCTTTGGAAGATGGACTGTGTTTGTTTAAACGAAATTCTGTGATTGGTAAGGCTTGGATTAAACAAGCTGCCGAAATGAAGTTATATCACAAGCCCTCTCCCTCTTGGTATAATTCTGTATTTGTTGGCAGGAGTTCAAGTCGTTTGTTTGATCATAAGGGAATTTTGTATTGTTCCTATCATGCGGAGAGAGTTGAAATGCCAGAAGATATGTTTCAGGAAATCAAGGGTAGTGATTTTTATAAAATCATGGAAGAAATTGAGGAAGGGAATGATAGTAAATGATTGATTGCAAGACTATTGCCGCAGAGCGAAAAAAGTATTTGAAAGAATATATTGAGCAGAATAACAAGGATTTATGTTTGATGGTAATCCAAGTAGGCGATGATCCTGCATCTAATTCTTATATTCGTGGCAAGATGCAAGACTGCATGGAAGTAGGTATTCGATTTTTACATAAGCGTTTTGATATTTCTGTAACTACCAATGAAATCATTCGTACTATCAGAGATGCTAATGAATCTGTTTTAGTAAACGGAATTATTGTGCAGCTTCCTCTTCCTCCCCATTTGGACAAGGACAGCATTCTTAATGCCGTTGCAGATAGCAAGGATGTAGACGGATTTAAGCATAACAGTGGGTTTACGCCTTGCACTCCTAAAGGAGTAATGACGATTCTGGATCATTTGAATTACGATGTGGATGGTCAGTTGTGTTGTGTAATCGGCAGAGGCGAAGTTGGAAAGCCAATGGTTGATTTGTTGACGAAACATAATGCCACTGTTTTGTGGTGTAATAGCCATACAAAGGCTTTTGATTTAGAGGGATATATTCTTGCTGCTGATGTGATTATTTCTGCGACTGGTAAGCCTCAGTTAATTAAAAAGATTCGAGATGACCAAATTGTAATTGATGTAGGTATTTGTCGCGGTGAGGATGGTAAACTGTGTGGCGATGTGGATAAATCTTGCTATGGAGATCAGATGTTAATTACGCCTGTTCCCGGTGGGGTTGGACTAATGACAAGAGTTTCACTTTTGGAAAATTTGGTCTACGGAGGAAACTGATATGGGACGGATTCAAATTGTGAATGGTGATCTTTTAAAGGCTGAAGAAACCTATCTTGTCCATCAAGTGAACTGCTGCGGCGTTATGGGGAAAGGTCTTGCTTTGCAAATTCGCAATAAGTATCCTGATGTATATCGCCGTTATCAAAGCTATTGCGAGGAACATCGGATCAGAGATTTAATTGGTCGTGTTCTTCTTGTTCCGACAGACGATGGTAAAGTAATTTGCAATCTCTTTGCTCAAGAGCGATATGGAAACGATAAGAGATATACTGATCTTGTTGCTTTAAGAAGTTGTTTTCAGAAATTAATCAAAATCGTTCCAGTATATGAACATATTGCAATGCCTTATATGATTGGCTGCGGCAATGGTGGTGGTGATTGGCAATCTGTATATGGATTAATTCAAAATGAGTTTACAAAGCACGATGTTACTTTATATAAACTATAATAACAATAAATACAAGTAGGTGAATTGATGAATATTGCTGTTATTGACGCTGACTTGATTGGTATTGGTAATCATCGGTTCCCAAATCTTGCTGCTATGAAGATTTCTGCTTTTCATAAAAGTCAAGGGGATCATGTCATTTTAAAAATGGACTATGAAAATTTAGAGCAATACGACAAAGTATATATTTCTAAAGTGTTCATAGATACAGAAATACCGATGGAAAAAGAAGATAAGACAATGAAGAACGAGGAAACAGTAGGAGAATATTACTCTGATCATCCATTGCTTTGTTTGCCGAATGTTGAATATGGAGGAACGGGTTTCTTTTATGATAAAGCTCTCCCACTCCCTACGGAGATTGAACATATCATGCCAGATTATCACTTGTATGATGATGTAGTCAATGACCTTATTGCGGGGGGGCAAGTCGTAAATCTTTAGAATATTACTTAGATTTTTCAATAGGGTTTGCAACACGAGGATGTATTCGTGGTTGTGATTTCTGTGTAAATAGAAATTACAAAAAATGTATTCGTCATAGTTCTATTCAAGAGTTTGTCGATCCTGATCGTCCATATATATGTTGTCTTGACGATAACATTTTGGCTTGTGCGCAATGGAAAGAGATTTTTCATGAATTACAAGCAACTGGAAAACGGTTTCAGTTTAAGCAAGGATGTGACGAGCGACTTTTAACTGATGAAAAATGTGTTGAGATATTTGAGAAGTCTAAATGGATTGGTGATTATATTTTTGCTTTTGATAATATCAAAGACAGAGATTTGATTGAGAGCAAGTTGAAACTTGTAAGAAAGCATACTGATCGTATTTTAAAGTTTTATGTTTTTGTTGGCTATAAACATTCTAAGGATGTTTGTGATGACGATTTTTGGATTCAAGATATTATAGATGCTTTTAAGCGTATTCAAATTCTTGCATCTTATGGCTGCGTTCCATATATTATGCGTCACAATAATTATAAAAATTCTCCGTATAGAGGAATGTATGTAAATTTGGCAAGATGGTGTAATCAAGTTCAGTTTTTCAAAAAGAAATCCTATCGTGAGTTTGTAGAAATTCATGACGGGATTACAAAAAAGGAACATTCTACCATTCGATATACAAAAGAATTTTTAGAAGTTTGTCCTGAAATTGAACAGTATTTTGATTTTAAGTTTGAGGCTCCAAACAAATAAATAACCACAAATACAAGCATGGAGGTGATATTTTGAAATGCGTGATTTGCGGAAAAGAAATTGAAAAGAGTTGTTACACAAATGCGGTGTTGTGCAGCGGTGAATGTTTTCATCGTCATTTTTGGCGTGAGTTAATTGCCGAAAAGGAACAACACATTGTTATTGGTGGGCAATGTTATTGTGATGGAGGTGAAGTCAAAAATCCTGATCAGCATCCGTTCTTAGGGTGTGCTGGACGAAGGTTCTGGATTAGGTTTTTTGATGGAAGAACTATTACGACAAACAATCTTTGGTGTCAAGGCGAAATTCCAGAGGAATTCAGAGAAGAACTTCCAGATAATGCAGAGTTCTATACACCAGAACACATTAAGTTTGCGAATTCATTGATTGGTGGTGGAAATTATTAATACGAATGCGGTTTATATCCCTTCTTTGGACGGTAAAGATATTTACATTTCCAATAGCTTAGACCCCAAGAATGGATACAGGTTGAAAAATAAAACTGGAAATCTGAATTTATCAAGATTCATCAATTCTCTGGATTACAGTCTTGATTTAATTAAAATGCGGCAAGTACATAAAAGTTTATTTCCTGTTGCTGATATAGAACAGTTAGAAACTGTATTCTCTTTTGACGAAAAAGGCAACGAATATGACGAAGTTCATTCCAGAGGTAAAGAGTATTCTTGTCAGGTTATCAATGTAACTTTCAAATATAGCAATAAAGAATTTAACAGAGTAAGAGGCAGTTACTATATTCGTTTCGGATATAGAATTGACGATCTTGAGTTCGAAGATTGTATTGCTTGGGATGATGGTGAAATTGTTGGTGTTCAAACTGGCGAGAAAGTAAACAACCCTGTGGATGCCGAAGAACTTCCCTATTTCATTTTTAAAGATGGGATGTATCGAGCAAAAGATAATATCAAGACCTGTAACAATGTTGCAGATATTCGATCTGATATTTATGAAAATGGTTTTGTCTGCGAAGGCATTAAATATGTCCGCTTTAAGCGCAGCTCTGGTTCCAGTCGTGTAGGCAAGTGCTTATTTATTAATGAAAGACTGTACGATATTATGCACGAGTGGGAAATGTGCGGTATTCAAGTGGATGAAGGTCAAGACATTGATTTGGCTGCACTTGAACCTTATATTGCGCTGACACTTAGCAGTATCATCGACACAATTGAGATTAAACCAGAAAACATTCTGGTCGTGGATGATTATAAAAGTGTATTTCATGAACGAGCAATTGCTACAAGGTTGGTTGATGGGCGGCTCGTATCGAAACCTGAAGATGTAGAAATCTCGAACAGTATTTGGGATGGACAATCTTTGATGGATCGCAGTTTGTTTGGAGAATATTCCAATAAGGGTATGCTCCTGCTTCGAGCCAGATTTTTTAAGTCATGTTGTTTTAATGCAAATATTCAGCAGTGGTTTGCAGATCATGGGATTAAGAAAGTCAGCCAGCTTAATGGATATACTCGTGCAAAGAAAATTGAGGATGTTAAGCTGATTACGACACCGAGTTCCATTAAATATCTCAAGTTTGGTACTTTGGATCATTGGCTTGATACTTTGGAAACGACTTTTGGCGTTGTCAAATACGAGAAGAAAACTCATTTCTTTGATGGGCGTATGGTGCAGACACATTATCAGCTTATTAATACTTTGCAAATGACATACGAAGAGGTTGAGCAATTTATTAAGCCTTCCTTGGACTATGCAAGGATGATTAAGACTGATCCTGCGGTACTTCGTCATCAGATCAGTTATCAATATTGTACGCCAGATGAAAACTATTACACAAAAGTTATTACATCACGAAATGATTTAATTTATAGGATTCTTGGTATGAATGAAAGGTTTGCAAAAACCAAGATGTATGGGAATTTTTGTAATGACTTGATTCGTTCGTTTATTAAAAATCTTCGTTGTGGTCATGTATTGGTACACGGTAATTACAGTACCTTGTGTGGCAATCCGATTGAGATGCTGAAAATGTCGATTGGTCAGTTTGATGGATCTTCTATCATTGAAAGAGATACAGTTCACTGTGAGATGTTTGAGAGCGGCAAGGAGTTGCTTGGTTCTCGCAGTCCTCATGTAACGATTGGTAATATTCTGGTTACTCGTAATGTGATTCGTCCTGAAATTGCTCGTTATATGAATCCAACAAATGAGATTGTGTATGTGAACAGTATTCAGGAGAATTTGCTTGAGCGTTTGAGCGGTGCAGATTTTGACTCTGATACCATGTTGCTTACTGATAATGAAATTTTAGTTACGGTTGCGAAACGAAATTATGACAACTTTCCTGTTCCGACCAAACTGGTTGAATCTGCAAAGCACAATCGCAGATATACGAATCGTGAGAAAGCTGATCTTGATATTAAGACCAGTGTAAACAAAATTGGTGAAATTATCAATTTGTCGCAGGAACTTAATTCTATTCTTTGGGATCGTTTGAATGACGAAAAATCTAAAACGAGCATTGAAGATATTATGGAATTATATTGCGATATTGCACAGTTGGATGTCATGAGTAATTTGGAAATAGACTCTGCAAAGCGTGAAAATCCTGCGAACAATACTCGTGAGCTGCAATTGTTGAAGAAAAAGTATGATGTGCGAGATAAAAAGAATCGCCATGTTAGACCTTTATTCTTTAAGTTTATTGATGGGTATAAGGGTTATCGTGATGATTATCATGTGTATGTAGAGCAAGATGATGAATTTCAGAAATTATTTAAAACCGATAAGTTTAAGGACGCTCAGGAGATAAAAAGGAATTCCGAAAATAATATTATTATAGAGCGTGGCAGAATGTCGTATCGTGCGCACAGAACATCAATGGATTATTTGCAAAAATGTATAAACAAGTTTTACATTAAAAGAAAAGATAAAGACGATGATTTCATGACTTCTCCTTTGACAGATATAATAATTGATCCTGAATTGATTGAATCCTCCGAGATCATAACAAAGCCAAAGAGAAAAAAATTAAAAAGTGACATTGTAGAACTCATGGATAATGCTAAAGCAGAATGCAATGAAATATGGGTTAATTCAACAATGACCACTAAAGAAAAAAGAGAGAAAATTTTAGAAATTCGTGTCAAGTGTGCAGAAAAATTAAAGAAGTTTTCAATCAGCGAAAAACAAATGAGTTACTTTCTCAAGGATGTTGATGGAAACTATTTTGGATTAACTCGATTTATGTTCTATCTTCTGGTCGAAGAAGTGCGAGGTTTTATGTTGTCTACTTTTTATCTTGTTTTACAAGATAGCACGACTCCTATTTCTATTTTGCAAGAATGTGATGATGGAGATATTCATATTTATGGTTTTCGTTATTCTAAAATCAATGGAGAAGGAGAGAAATATTATATGTATTATGAAAATCAAGTTGAATTTGCAGAATATGTAAAAGCATTTATTGAGAAGTACGGATTAAAGCAGACATGGGTTGCTCAACAGGTTGAAATCAGCGAAGATGTTTTTAAAAAATTCATGTCAAATAAGGATAAAAATAAGAAGAGACTCGAAAAGCGAGATTCTTATAATCTTTTGTCTTTTATTAATAAGTATATTGCTGCTATGAATTGGTTAGATGTTGTCTAAAATGGCACTTTTTCGTGCCAATTAATATTAAAAATTTCAACTATTTTTTATGAAATCGCCATAAATATGACAATTTTAGCAATTTTGCTAACATCTCCTACGGGTACACTAACGAAATTACCCTTATTATGGGCTTTTCAAACAGCCCAAATCTATTGAAAAGGAATGAGATTTGTTTGATTAAAATTACGAAATCTGAGTCCGAGGCAGTTCGCAAGGTTTTTCCTCGTGCGGAGATTGTCAGGACTTGTATTCAGAAGAACAAGCGGCATCGTTATTATCTGCCTGAAGCTGAAAAGTATCTGCGTCTGATCGTAGAAAGTAATGCTGAGGCGGCTGCTATTTGCGCTACAATCGACAAAGAGCGTGAACGCAGACGCAAGTGGCATGGATAAGGAGGATGTTATGACTCGTATCGAAAAAAGTTTTTATGATATTGAATTTGACGAAGCAACTGTCTTGAAAAATTGGGGGGTCAATGAAGTTTTCTATCTGAAAAATCTGAAGGATAGAAAGCTGTTTCTGACTTGTGATATTGATGAATGTATCATTGATGATATTGTTTCTCATATTTTGCAGTACAATGCATTCTTCCAATGGCGGCAGCGTTGATCCCGGTTTTGAACTGATTGATGTGATTCGTCAAAGTAAGACTCCTGTTTACACAATCAATCTTGGGTATCAGTATTCTATGGGCTTTTTGATTGGGTTGGCTGGTCATAAGCGTTATGGCTCTAAGACAGCAAAGTACCTGATGCACGATGGCTCTAATTTCATTTATAATTCTGGTGCAAAAGCACAAGACCAGATGGAATTTAATAAGCGTATTGAGGCAAGAGTTAAGGAATATGTGTTGGACAGAACCAAGATTACATCAGAGATGTATGACGCTCAGATGCGAAAAGAGTGGTATATGTTCTCTGACGAGGCTAAGGAACTTGGTGTAACTGATTATATTATTGGCGAGGATTGTGACTTAGACGAGATCATTTAAAATGCCAATACAGTAAGGAGTTTTTACATGAATGAATATCGAGGATTTCAGGAAATCCGAAATGATGATGTTCGACTGCCTGAATTCTATGGAAACATGGGACAGAATATTTTTGGTTGTCTTGAAAACGAGTATGTATTGATTGATGACGGCGATGGTAATGTTGTTGACTATTATCGCTGGGATGGTCGCTGGGATGGAAAGAAGTATGTGCTTGTTGGGTATCGGATGATTAAGAATAGCTATACAGAGGATGTAAAGCCAAGGAATCCACAACAGAGAATCGCACTGGATATGCTCTACAATGATGATATTACAGTGAAAATCATTTCTGGATGCTTCGGTTCTGGTAAGGATTATTTGATGTGTGCGGCGGCTCTGGATTTAGTAATGCAGGGTAAATATGATAAAATCATGTGGGTTCGCAATAATGTTGAGGTCAAAAATTCTAAGCCACTTGGTTTTCTCCCCGGTGACGCATTTGATAAACTGCTTCCCTTTGCAATGCCATTAGCTGATCATGTTGGTGGTATTGAGGGATTGGATCGGTTTATTAGTAATGGTCAGATTGAGGTTGAGCATCTTGGATTTATTCGAGGCAGAGATATTAAAAACACGATTATTATGTGCAGCGAAGCGGAAAACATGACAAAGGAACATATTCAGCTTTTGCTTGGTCGTGTTGGCAATGGTTCTGCATTGTGGTTAAACGGCGATTATCGCCAGACTGACCATAAAGTATTTGCAGAGAACAACGGATTGATGATTGCTGTTGATCGGCTGAAAGGTCATCATCGGTTTGGATTTGTGAAACTCTTAAAAACTGAACGAAGCGAAACGGCTGCAATGGCAGACCTATTAGATTAAAATAACAACAAATACAAGAATGAGAGGATTTTGAATTATGATCAACAATTTTATTTGTGATAACTGTGACCATTATCTTGTTTGTGAAAAGCTGTCTAAGCTGATGAAGTTCCATGAGAGTGCTAAGAAAGACCTTGGCATTACTCTGACAATGGATGATTGTATGGATTTTAGCGGTCAGGATGAACAGGATAAGACAGAAGAAGATTAAGAGTTTGGAGGTGGATAGCCATAGAACGAGCGGAATTTTTAGCCCGACAATATGACTTACTTACCAGACGCTTAAATGATTCTACAATTGAATGGCAAGACATTGCTGATTTGAGAACAGAATATTCGGGAGAGGTTGAACATCGTGATACGATCCGCAAAGGAGCAAAACTGCTTTATGAATATTTGGAAGCAGGATGGCTTCATGATCCTGCGGAAGTTAAGGATGTTCCCTCCCCCTCTAATGCCGAAAATACTTTAAGCCAATTAAAGAAAGAACGATATAAAATTCAAACTGAAAAACTGGAATTGAATCGTTGGCTTCGTGAAAACGCACGAGATGAATTGATTGTTGAACATATTTGTCAGGCAATAGCAGAATTGGAGCCACTGGATATTCCTGCTCCAATTTTTACGGAGAGCAACAATCGTGCTGGTATTCTTATTTTTGGTGACGAGCATTACGGTACTGAATTTACAATTCGTGGATTGTCTAATGAGGTAATCAACGCATACAGTCCGGAGATTTTTGAGGATCGTATGTGGGATTTGCTGAATCAGACAATTCAGATCGTACAAAAAGAGAATTTTTCAAAAATCTATGTTTTTTCTATGGGAGATTTTGAGGATGGACTTTTGCGTGTAAAACAGCTTATGCAGCTTCGATATGGCGTTGTAGAAAGCACTGTTCGTTATGCAGAGTTTATCGTAAATTGGCTGAATGAGTTGAGCAAATATGTTCAGGTGGAATTTCAGACCACGAGCGGAAATCATTCCGAACTTCGTATGCTTGGTCAGCCAAAAGGAACATTTACACAAGAAAATATGGCATTGGTTGTGAATGCTATGATTCGTACACGATTAGCCGATAATCCTAATTTTACATTTATTGAAAATCCAACTGGATTGATTTATGCGGATATTTTAGGTTATCAGGTTTGTGGTATCCACGGCGAAGTTAAAAGCATGGAACAAGCCATCAAAGACTTTTCTCAGAAATATCGTGTGCAGCTCGATTTTCTGATTGCTGGTCATAAACACCATGCAAAGAGTGAAACGGTTGGTATTAATCAGGAAGTCATTAATGTTCCAAGTATTATTGGCGTTGATGATTTTTCTATGTCGATCAATAAAACATCAAATGCTGGCGCAACATTTTTAGTTTTGGAGCATGGTCGAGGTAAAACTATCGAATATGCGATTAAGTTATGAGGTGGAATATGAATAGAAGTGAGTTAATCGCAGAAATCGTAGAGAGAACTGGACAAACCAAGAAAGCAGTTACCGAGATGGTAGATGCTTATGAAGAAACAGTTTATGATGCTATGCGCAGAAATGAAGTAGTTGCGTTGCATGGATTTTTGAAATTTGAGCGTAGAAAGCGAAAAGGTCATAAGGGCAATGATTTAAAGAATAATGGGTTGATTGATATTCCTGATTCTGAATCTGTGAAGGTCACTCCCGGAAATACCTTGAAAAATGTTTTAAGGAACAGCGGTTGATCTGCTGTTCCTTGATATGGAAGGGTAGCTTATGAGGTCTGAGCGGCGGTCTGAAAAACCGTAGGGTGGAGGTTCGATACCTCTCCCTTCCACCAAAAATTTTTCAAAAAAGTTTTTCAAAAGGTATTGACAATAACCAGAAATACAAGTATAATAGTCAATGTCAGGAGGCGATAGACCTCCTGCAAGATTGACTTAATAACAAGAAATACAAGACGGTCTGTTGGTCAAGTGGTTAAGACACCGCCCTTTCACGGCGGTAACATGGGTTCGAATCCCGTACAGATCACCATATGGTGCGTTAGTTCAGAAGAGTAGAACGCTGCCCTGTCACGGCAGAGGTCAGGGGTTCAAGTCCCCTACGCATCGCCATTATACTGCGGGGTGGTAGCAGTTGGCAGCTCGTCAGCCCCATAAGCTGAAGGTCGCAGGTTCGAGTCCTGCCCCCGCAACCATTTGGGAAGGTACTCAAGAGGTTCAAGAGGCTCCCCTGCTAAGGGAGTAGATCGTTGATAGCGGTGCGTGGGTTCGAATCCCACCCTTCCCGCCATTTTATTAAATATGCTGGTATAGCTCAGTTGGTAGAGCAATTGATTTGTAATCAATAGGTCGGGGGTTCGAGTCCGTCTACCAGCTCCACATGGGGAATTAGCTCAGTTGGGAGAGCGTCTGCCTTGCAAGCAGAAGGTCAGCGGTTCGATTCCGCTATTCTCCACCATTCTATCAATTGAATATGCGCCAGTAACTCAGTTGGTAGAGTAACCGCCTTTTAAGCGGTAAGTCACGGGTTCGAGTCCCGTCTGGCGCACCAATAATTTTACAAGGTGATTATATGCGAAAAGATTATGTTGTTACTTGTGAGTTGGATATGTGTGCAGAGTGTGTAGAAAAGGTTTGTGTAACTACAAACTTACCTGAAAAAGCAAAGAAAATGGCTATTAAAAAATTTAAGAATGATGGGCATTTCTTTGTAAATATAATTAGTTGTAAAGAAGTTTAATATGCGGGTGTGTCGGAATCGGCAGACGAGGCAGACTCAAAATCTGTTGGTAGTAATACCGTGTGGGTTCAAGTCCCACCACCCGCACCAAATATCCTGTATCACAATGGTCTTAGTGTCTTTCCTGATGGCGAGAGCGGCTTGCAACGCAGCAGGATAATTCAATATTGGGGTATCGCCAAGCGGTAAGGCACAGGACTTTGACTCCTGCATCGTTGGTTCGAGTCCAACTACCCCAGCCATATGGGGGAGTGTCGGAACTGGTAGACGATGCGGACTTAAAATCCGCTGGTGGTAACACCGTGAGGGTTCGATCCCCTTCTCCCCCACCATAACTGGGTGTACGCCAATTGGTAGACGGCGTGATTTGGGTTCACGAGGCTGTGGGTTCGAGTCCCACCACTCAGACCAACAAAGATCAAGGAGAAATCCTTGGTCTTTTTTATATTCTCCGTTAGCTCAGTCGGTAGAGCGTCTGACTGTTAATCAGAGGGTCGTAGGTTCGAGTCCTACACGGAGAGCCAATTTTAAAGTAAGGAGCGTGGCAGTATGGCGAGAAAATCAGGCAGTTCTACTGCCAAGCAAATTAAGAAAAAGTATTGTTCTGCGTGTCAGCAGGAAAAGAGAGATGGTTTATTTTATGTAAGTTACAATCCATTGCATAGCGATGGCAGGATGCCTATATGCAAGGAATGTATTCGAAATGCTTGTTATGATGATGACGGAGAGTTCAACATTGATAATTTATATTCAATTTTGCGTCAATTGGATAGACCATTTCTTCAGGATATTTGGGAAAGTTCAGTCAATGAGGTTTGTAAAAATCTTGGAACACAAGAAGTATCTTATGATCCGATTATTGGCAAATACATTAAGAACATTTCTATTCAGCAGCATCGTGCAAAAACTTGGGCAGATAGTTGTTTTGAATCAAAGCAAAACATTGATAACCGTGTGGAAAGTTCCAGACGAAAATCAATTGGCTCTGATCAGGTATATTATTTGACCGATAATAACTTTGAGGTAACTGAGGACATTATCAAGTTATTTGGTGAGGGTTGTACGGCTCAGGAATATAAGGTAATGCTCAGTTATTATGACACAATGAAAAACGATTATCCGAATATTACAGAAAGTCAAAAAAAATTGCTTTTGCGTTATGTTCGAGCTGCGGCAAGAGAAGAAATAGCAACGAACAGTGGCAATACTGCTGAGGCTGAAAAATGGGGTAAATTATCCAGTGATGCTTTGAAACAGCTTAATCAAAGTGATCTTCAAGGCGGCATTAGTAGTTTTTCTGAGTTTTTTCAAAAGGTAGAGCGCACAAAAGATGTTATTCGTATTCTGCCAAAATATCGTTATAGACCAAATGATGCACTGGATTTTGTAATCTGGTGCTTTATTAATTATTGCCGCCGTTTGGAGGGCAAGACTGAATGTGCGTATGAAGATGTGTATAAGTTCTATGACGAAAAAGTGGCTGAATACATCCAGCAGTATGGCGATCCATATGGAATTTTTGCTGATGATCCAACAGTTTCAAATCGTGAACGCATCAAAGAATTTATTACGCTGCCGCCTGATTATAATCGAGGTGACGAGTAATGAGTAATAGTCCGAATAACGATTCTGCTTTTGAATCAAGCATGGATAAATATGAGGAAATTTCAAATTTTTGGTTGTGGTATCCCGATCTTGCACTTGATTTAATGGCTCCTAAAGAGGGTGGCATTAAATTACATTCTGATCAGCGTATTTTCATGAGATGCGGTGCAAGGTTTTTTAGTGAGTATGGTTGTTTCCCTCGTGGTTGGGGCAAAACCTTTGCCGAGGTTGCAACAATGGTTATTACGGCAATTAGGTATCCCAATATTGAGATTGGTTTGACGGCTCAGACGAAAGAGAACGCAGCTTCTTTGTTGAAAGATAAATACAATGAATTGGTGCGTTATTATCCAATGCTCTTAAATGAGATTAAAAAGACCAGTTTTGTAAAAGGTGATGCTTTGATTGTGTTTAAGAATGATGCACGAATTGATGCTTTGGCGAATGCACAATCCAGTAAGGGTCAGCGTAGAAAGCGTTTAAATATTGAAGAGTCGAACCTGATGGATAATGTGACATTTGAAGATGCTCTTGAACCTGTTGTTGAGGTTGGTCGTATCACGACTGGCAAGCTGGCAATTACAAATCCAGAGGAATTAAATCAGCAAATCAACTTCTTTACTACACCGGGTTTTAGAGGTTCAGACGAATATCGGCGCAGCTTGCAGATGATTCAGGATATGCGTGATCTGAAAGGTAAGATTGTACTTGGGTCTGATTGGATGCTTGGATGCTGGTATGGAAGAGGTTCCAGTAAGAGTACCATTCTGAAAAAGAAACGAGATTCCTCCCCTATTGCATTTGATATGAACTATGGCGGTAAATGGGTTGGTAGCGCAACAGGTGCTTTGGTTAATATTAACCGTTTGATGAATTGCCGAACATTGACGGAGCCTGTTTTAAGTTCGTCTAATGACAATGACGAATTTTATTTGGCAATGGATGTGGCTCGTTCACAAAATAAGAGTAATAACCAATCTTCTATTGCTGTTGGTCAAGTAATTCGCAATAGTGAAGGAAAGATTGAAAATATTAATTTGGTTAATATCATTCATGTTTCTAATATGCTGAGTTTTTCTACTCAGGCTTGCATTGTGAAGAGAATTCGGAAAAGATACAATGCAAGAATTGTTATTGTGGATGGTAATGGTCTTGGTACTGGTTTGGTTGATGAACTGTTAAAAGAAAGCTATGATCCAAAGTCTGGTGAAACATATCCAGCTTGGGATACGATCAATACAACTGCGGAACCAGAAACTCCAAAGGCAGAAAAATGTTTATATGATTTAAAGGCACAATCTGCGCAGACGAGTATTTTATCTAATTTCATTGATATGATTGATTCTGGAAAATTTAGATTTTTAGAGAGCAGAAACGGTGGCGATTATGCTATTAAAGATAATGATGACTTGAATTCTAAAGTTATGCCATTTGTTCAGGAAGAATTATTCTTCCAAGAAGTTGGTAACTTAAAATTAATTCAGAATGGCAAAAATCTTTCAGTTGAAAAGGTTGTCAATAAATTTGATAAAGACCGTTTCTCTGCGGTGGCGTATCTTTTGTATTATATTGTAAAGGTTGGCGAAAACGATAATCAGAAAAATGACTTTGATGCGAAATCGTATGCAAAGAAACTTCAGGCGTTAAATCGCAAACCGAGAATGTATTAAGGAAAGGCGGTGATAGAAATGCCACGCAAACAAGTGATTTATTCGAATAAAGACTACAAGAGAGATTCAAAAGCTATTCAAGATGCGGAGGCTGGTAAAAAGCCGCTTGACCTAAGTGCATTTAAAAGATTGATGGTACATGATTTATGCAGTAATACTAATATCTTAAATTCATTTAAGATCGGTGCATATTCTATTGAAAAGATTCAAGATGCGTTACAAAATCCTCGTTCACATCAGAATGTTCTATTAGAAACAAGTAGATATTTGATGAATGTATCTCCATTTTATATGCGCATCAATAATTACTTCTCAAAAATGGGTTTGTTTAATTATGTTATTGATGTTTATGATGTGAAAGCTGACGAATTGAATACTGAAGAAAAGCGAAAAAAGCTGAGGGATATGTATTTTTCTGTATGTAGTGAATTTGAAAAAATTAATCTAAAGCACGAGATGTTAAAGATTATGGAAACAGTCGTACCAGAGGATGTTTTTTATGGATTGATTTTTGAGGATTCAACTGATTTCTTTATTTTGAAACTCAATCCATCAATTTGTGAAATTCGTCAAATTCAAGACGGAGTATATAATTATCGAATTCGATTAAGCGGAATAACGCCTCTTGAAATTGGTACATATCCAGATAATATCAAACAGGCTTATTTAGATTATTATCACGGTAGAAATTATTATGATGGGTGGTTTATTCCTCCTGCGGATCAACAAGTTTGTTTCAAGTTTAATACTTCTTTATTAACACCTATGCCGCTTATGCTTGCATTGGCAAAAGATATTCTGGATTTAGATGTTTATAAGAAGTTAAAACTGCAAAAAGCAAGAGTAGACAATTATAAGGCGATTGTTGTGGAAATTCCAATTGATGATGATGCAGTTGATAAGCCGCTTTTGACCGAAGATACTTTGACGGTATTTGCAGAAATGAATAAAGCAAATATGCCTGAAGATGTTGGTTTGCTTCATGTCCCCGGTAATGCTGAAGCAGTTAGTTTTAAGGATAATGCAAATACTACCAATAATTTAAGTGATGCTGTCACAAATCTTTATGATAATGCTGGCGTATCAAAAGAATTATTTAATGGTGGATCATCTGGTACATCATTCAAGTTGTCTTTAGAGAATGATTCTGCTTTTATCTATTCTTTCTATCGTCAATGCGAGAGGTTTTTTAACCGTTTTATTAAAATGAGAAAATATAACAAGCCATCATATAAATTTGCATTGAGAATCCAAGATTCTACTGTATTTAATAGGTATGAAACGGCTGATGCGTTTTTGAAAGCAGCTCAGAATGGTTTGCCATTCAAATTAGATTATGCGGTTTCATTAGGTAAATCGCAATCCAGATTGATGGGAGCTGCAATTATGGAAACAGAAATTCTTCATTTACAAGATTATTTAATCCCCTTGTCTACATCTTATACACAAAGCGGAGATGGTTCTGATGGTAGACCTACTAATGATAGTAAAGGTAAAGAATTATCTGTTGAGGGCGAAAAGTCTGCCGATACTGAAAAAGACTTAAATCGTTAATACCGCCGAAAGGCGTTATTAAAATATATCAAGAAAGGCGGTGATTAAGAAAGTGAGTCAAAAGCAAAATAGATTGCCAGTATCATTTACAATTAATGAGTATGTTGAAACAAAAGATTCGAGATTTCTTGCCATCACAATTGATGTTTTACATACAGGCTTAAATTTTAATGGCAGTATTTTTGATAAGGAAGTTGTTGATGCTTGTGCCGAAAGCATTAAGAATACACCAGTTTTGGGGTATATTGCTCTGAATCCAGACGGAGAATTTGATTTCCAAGGTCATAAATATAAGTTAATTGAAGATGAAAATGGTATTCGATATGTATATGCTGGTTCTGCATATGGTGTAATCCCTGAATCTTGTAACTATCGCTGGATTGAAAAAGTTTGTTCTGATGGTATTTGTCGTGAATTCTTTCAGGTAGATGCGCTGTTGTGGACTAAATTCGATGATGCAGTGACGATTTTTGAACGAGATGGCGGCAAACCACAAAGTATGGAATTGGAACTTTCTTCAATCACTGGCGAAGAACAGGAGGACGGCACATTTAAATTCACTGAATTCAAATTCGATGGATGTTGTTTGCTGTCATCCACTGACGAAAAAATTCAGCCAGCAATGATTGATAGCGAGGCGGTTGCTCAGTACACCGTTTCAAACATTGCACAGGAGATTAAAGAAAAGTTGCAGGAATACTCGCTGTTTACTGCTGCTGGAAAAGAATTAACTGGAAAGGAGGATGACAACATGGCAAAAGATGTTGCTCCTAATTTCACACTGAATTTGATGGAACAATTAGACGAAATTTGTGCAATCCTTGATGAAAAGACTTTCCGTGATAAATGGGGCTGGGAGTGTTCTCAGTTCTGTTTCGTGGATGTTCAGGATGATGAAGTGATTGTCATGGATCGTGCTGACCATTATCGTATTTATGGTATGAAATTCAGTATGGAAAATGACGAGATTAAGATTGATTTTGATTCTGCGGTTCGTAAAAAGACTAAGTATGAAAATTATGGTGAAGCAGCGGATGATCAGAATGATGTAAATCTGTTTGAAAAGGCAGTGGAAGGTCTGGCTGATTTTATGAATGGTCAGGTTGAAACGGCTGTTTCTGAAAAAGAAACCGCAGAGCAGAATTATACTACTATCAAGAATGATTATGACGAGATGAAACCAAAATATGATGCTTATGTTGCTGACGAGGAAAAGCGTCAAGCTGATGCTGCTGAGGCAGCTAAGGATGCTGAATTTGCTAAGTTTGATCAGCATTTGAGTGATAATGCTGATTATGTCAGCATGAAAGCAAATCGTAATGACTACACTGTTGATCAAATTAAGAATCAGTGTGCTATTCTCTTTACTGAGAAGAATCTGAATGCAAACTTTAGTCGTAAGGATAAGAATTCTACGCCTATGGTTGCAGAAGTGTTTGAGCAGAAACCAAATACGGAAATGAGTTCTCGCTATGGTATTCTGCCCACTAAGAAATAATATGAAAGTGAGGGTATGTGACTATGAATAAGAATTATACAGTCGTTGAAACTACTAAAATTGCGGCAGTTCGTGGCAACGGTCATATGTATAGCTTGATCTCTGATGTGGATGTGGAAAACGGTCATATTGGTTATGTTGGTGATTTGGCGGCAGATGTGGAGGGCATTGAAACTCATGAGTTTTTGGCTCCTACTGCTGATTTGATTAATAAGAACCGTGTGATTTTGGTTGCTAATCCTGAGTGGGATTATGACGAGTGCAAGCGCAGTAATCAGGCTTTTTATAATTTCGTGAATGAGGCAGATCGTCCTTTCCGTGGTTTTGATTTGATTGCTCATGATATGTATGCTGTTACTGCTGAAGGTATTGATACTGGTGATGCAGAGGTTGAGATTGGTAAGTATGTTATCGCTCAAGATGGCAAGACCAGTGTGAAGATGGTTGACGAGAGCGGCATTGCTGGTCAGGGCTTCTATGGTGAGATCGTTGGCAGTGCAAAGCGTGGCTTGGGTTGGACTGTGAAGAATGGTACAACTTATGGTCATCCTTATGTGGTCTACTTTATCGAAGTTATTCGTAATGATATTGTGGGCTAATAACAAGAAAAGTAAGAAACGGAGGTATTGAATATGGCTTGTAATATGGAAAAACTGGCTAATTTCTCTGTTGAGAAGCAGCAGTTGATTGCAACTTGTGTGGATAGTTACACAGGTGAATTGAGCAACTTCGTTGCCGCCGATGTGGATACTAACTCTGGTAGCATTGATAGCAATATCCGTGATCGCTTTGAGAAGGAAATTCTGCATGGTGAGAAGTGGAGTTATCGTACTTATCGTAAGTACAAGAATGATATTTTTGAGATTCTGGAAACTACTCTGGATCAGACTTTGCCTGAAGGCTGGCGTGAGAATGAGTTCTTTGACCGCTTTGTTGAAACTATTCGTGTTGACTTGGGTGATAAGAACGAGTTCTATGCTGAGGATAACGGCTATCTGACTGTTTCTAAGTTCAGTGGCAATCATTGGGATACTGCCCGTGAGCGCATGGATTTGGGTGCTGAGTTCTCCGTTGATACCTATTGGTGGGATGTTCATTTCTATAATGAATTTGAGCGTTTCATGAAGAACATCGACAGCTTTGCTAAGATGTTGGATAAGGCTCGTAAGTCTTTCTTACAGGCTTTCCAGAATGCTATTTATGTTGCATTCTCTAACATGGGTGATTTTATGCCTTCTGAGTTCTCTGGTCATGGCGCACTGTCTACTGATACTGAGCGTGACCAGTTGTTTGAACTGATTGATAAGGTTTCTGCTGCCAATGGTGGTGTTAAACCTGTTCTGGTCGGCACTGGTGCAGCTCTGCGTAAGTTGCAGAAGAATATTGACGAGAACTGGATTGCCGCTTCTGCTAAGGAAGAGCGCAAGGCAAACGGTATTGTGAGTGATTGGGAAGGTTATCCTCTGATGGTTATTCCACAGGTATTTAAGCAGGGTACTTTTAATTTTGCTCTGTCTACTACTCGCATTTTGATCCTTGCAACTAATGGTAAACCCATTAAGTTTGTCTATGAGGGTGAAAGCCGTTTGAAGGAAGTCAATGATAACCGTGAGAACATGGATCAGTCTCTCGAAGGTCAGGTTCAGGTTAAGGCTGGTTTGGCTGTGATTTCCACCGATGTTGTTGGTTGCTGGGAATTGGCATAATTTACGCAAATAAATTTTAGGAGGCGTTATTTTGGGACAGGAAGATAAAATTTTAGAAAATACTCCTGATAAAGCAGCATCAGAGAAAAAGTCTGGTGCTGCTCCCACTTCCCCCGCTTTAAAAGATGATACTAAAGTTACGGTTCGTGCTTTAGTCCCTGCGGTGTATTACACCTGTTTAAAGACGATGGATAGCTTTGCTTGGGAGGAAGTCGGTGACGAGCAGGAAATGACTTATATGCAAATTAAAACCATGAAAGCAAAGCATCCACGCTACTTTACAGAAAAGTGGCTTCTGATCTGCAATGATGAAGTTTTGAAAAAGTTGAACTTAACAAATGTGTTTGCTGGCAAGGTAACACGAGAGGATATGAAGAAGTTCTACGGTTCTGATGTAGGGGCGGCTAAGGAGTTGCTTGCTGGCCTTAGTGATGACGCAAAAGCTGGATTGGTCGAAAAGGTTATTAACGGTGTTAAAAACGGTAAGATTGAGAATATCAAGATTATTCGACTGTTGGAAGCACAGCTTGGTATTGAACTGATGCAGTATGTCTAAAGGAGGTGAAAACCCTATGGGGACTCCTTTCACTGTACTTTACGATAGTGTTTTGTCAAAGATTAGAGATTATGATTTCTTTAATATGAAACAAGACGAAATTTATGAGGTTTTGTCTGATTACTTGCGTCCTGCGATTGCGGCTTTTCGAAGTTGCAAACAAGATATTTCAAAAAGGACTGAAGAAGGATTCGAATGTACGCTGACTGATACTGAGGTTGAAATATTAGCAAATTATATGACAATCGCTTATTTGGATAGCAATTATATTCGTGTGCCGCTTGCTTTGAAACAAACATTATCCAGTAAAGACTTCAATGCTTTTTCTCCTGCTAATCATCTTGAAAAGATGGTAGAAATGAGAGAAAAGTATCGTAAGGATAACGAGACTTTATTAGTTCGATATTCTTATATCCGCAAAAATACATAAGGGGGTGAATTCTATGGGAGGTTTTCAGAATTTCCTTCTGAGGATGCAATCTGGTGGTAACAGTATGCGAGGTGAGCAGATTGAAAACGCCATGCGTTTAGTTCAGCAAACCTTTGCTGATGATCCATCTTATATTGTGGATGGAGTTACTGTCTATCATACAGATAGGCTTATTCACCCTCGCATTTATTTACACAAATATCGTGCAACCTCCCCTGCTCAGGCAAATATTCAAACACAGATTCATGAGCCATTTTATGTTGGAGATGTAATTCCGTGGCCTGATCATGGGTATTGGCTGTGTATTGAGTCTAATAATTTACACGGTATTCAATGGGAAGGTACTTTACAATTTTGTAATCATAAAATTAAATTCCTTTCTCCGTTAAATGGAGAAATCATGGAGTATCCTATTAGTTTGATTAATGCTACACAGTATGGTAGCGGTGAAACAGCAAAAGAGTATATCAAACTTGGTACATCTCAGTTGATTGTTTATATTTCTTATGATGAACACACCGTTCTTTTAGATAGTGGTGTTCGTTTTTTGATTGATAGAAATACAGAGCTGCCAACAGCATTCGAAGTTAAACAAGCCGATACGGTGAGTTATTCAGATGGTGGTCAGCGAGGATACATTCAATTATCTATTTTGGAGAGTCAGTTTAATCCCAAAACAGATAATAAGGAATTGATGATTGCAGATTATTATCCTGATCCTGTTGGGTCAGGAGAAGAAACTCAAGAAGAATCAAATGACAGTTGGATTTAAGGAGGTGGAACATTGGCTTTACTGAAAGAATTGACCGATTATCGAAAAAAGATTATGCAATTACTTTGCAGTGATCAGGAAATTGTTGATTTAGTATTGGACAAAAAGGGTTCCACTGTGCCGAATCGCTCTTTAATGTATTCAAGAATTTACCCTTATGCTTATACGCCTGATGTGACTAAGGAAACGAATACTTATATTTGTTTTCGCATTTATGTACCAGAAGTTATGAATAAAACATTTAAGAAAATGAACATTTGCTTTTATGTTTTTTCGCATCAAGATTATATCCGAACCAGTGATGGATTACGCCCTGATTTAATTGCAGAGCGTATTGAAAATTTATTAAATGGTTCAATGGAATTAGGTGTTGGCCGTATTAACTTAGAGGGAATGGATGATATTAGTCCTGCCGAACAATTTCATGGTATTGCTTTGGAATATTCAGTATCGGAATTTAACCGTCCAACAATCAATGGGAATCCGAGAGCGGGTGCTAAATAATGATCCAGCGTCCCAATCTGTTAAAGATTCGTGATTACCCTATCACAAATAAAATCAGCGTTCATATACCAACGGTGGACGAGATTTTTGATTTTGGGGATCAGAAATATTACAACATGGTTCAATCACTTACTTCAACACCATTTGATTTGATGGTTGAACTTGATGATATAGGGATTGATTATGAAACACTTACTGATTATCAGATGTTTATTTTGATGATACAGTCTATTGCGTTTAATGAACAGGATACCTCTATTCTATTTGGTGATTTAGATTTATGTAATTTTAAAGAAGCTGAAGATACAACAAATGGAGAACATATCCTGTGGGACGAGGAAAATGATATAAAAATTGACCAGTTGGTTGCTTTAGAAATATGTAATGCAATTCGTAAAATACATTTTTGGGAGGCTCCAATTGGTAAGGCTGGTAATGCTGAAGCAAAGCGGTATCTTATTGAAAGAAATCGCTTAAAGAAAAAGCGTCTTGCAAAAAAGCCATATAAGTCATTTTTGGAGAATATGATTATTTCTTTGGTAAATACTGAGGAATTTAAATATGATTATGAGTCCGTATTAAATTTGAGTGTTTATAAATTGAATGCAAGCTGGCGGCAAATCCAAAAGAAAAAGCATTGGGAACAAACTATGAATGGTGCTTATTTTGGTACTGTGGATTTGTCAAAAATCAATCTTGAAAAAATTAGTTGGTTGTCACCAGAATAAGATGACGAAATTATTTGAATTATGAAGGAGGATGCTAATATGAGTGCTATTGTTGTGAACGATCTCTCCATTACCAGCTTGGAAACAATTATGTGTTTCGGCATTAATGGTGGTGCGCATCGTTTTACTTTGGATGAATTGCAGAATGCAACTATCGGTAATACTCAGGAAAATACTGCTTTGACTGGTAAGGGTGGTCGTACCATTGGTCAGTTGAAGCGTAATAAGGCCGTTACGGTTTCTGGTACTAACGGTATGGTTTCTATGGGTCTGGTTGAAGTCAATGTCGGTGCTGAGGGTGAACATCGTACCTCTACTTCCGTTAAGGTTCCCGATTATTTGACTGTTAATGGTAATAAGGCTAATACCAACTATAAGGCTGTTGGTACTGTTGGTAACGAGATCGGTGAAGTTATTGTCAAGAACTCCGATGGTACTATTAAGACTCGTTTGACTCAGGATGCTACTGCATCTGCTGGTAAGTTTGCTTATGCTCCTGAGACTAAGGAATTGACCTTTAATGAAGGCGATATTGCAGACGGTACTTCTATCGTTGTGTATTATTTCCGTAATGTTGAGGGTGATGTGATCAGCAACATCTCTGATAACTATTCTGAAATGGTTGAGATGTATGTTGATGCTCTGGCTGAAGATAAGTGCCATAACATTTATCATGTTCAGTTCTTCTTGCCTTATGCTGACTTCACGGGTAACTTTGATCTGGCGATGGGTGATTCTCAGACTACTCATGGCTTTGAGGCTACCAGCTTGCCTGAAACTTGTGGCAATGGTGTTACTAAGTATTGGGATATGACTGTCTTTGGCGCAGATGCCGAAGATGCTGCCTAATAAGTAGGTGATACTTATGGCAAAGAGAACAATCGCTTGCCGTGTATGTGGTAAGCAGTTTGTTCCCTGCAATAAGTCCAGTGCCTCTCTTGGTGCGTTTAATTATCACAGTATTGCTTGTAGTTCTGAATGCGGTGCGGAGTATCTGCGCCGTGTTCAGGCTGCCCGTAATCAGTCTGAGCAGGAAGAAACTGCTGAGTTAGCAGGTCAGATTTCTATTAAAGAATCTGAAGCTGCCAATGTGAATGTTGCTGGCGAAATTTCTGAGGATGCTAATGAGGACATTTTCGCTGATGTCCCCAAGGCAATTCGTTCCAGAAAAAATAAGCAGGAAACAAACGAGGAAGAGTGAAAGATGTGGGAGGGCTTCGGCTCTCCCCTTTCATATTTTGGAGTGTGATCAATATTTGTCAGTTAAAATTAGTTTCTGAGATACCGCCCTCCGTTAATCATTATTTGGCATATAGAGCCATTATGAAAAATGGTAAACCTATGGCAATGAGTTATAAAACACCAGAGGCAATTCGGTATCAGAAGAATTTTACAAGATATGTAATTCGACAAGTCAAAGAACAAAAATGGCCTTTGAAACCAAATAAAACACAACATTTTTATGTCGATTGTATATTTTATTTCCCACGGGTTGATCAAGATTGCAACAACTATTTTAAGTGTATGTTGGATGCTATTACAGATAGCAAAAAAATTTGGGATGATGATAATGTTGTGTGTGAACGGGTTAATGGAATTTTTTATGATTCCAAAAATCCAAGAATTGAAATGATTATTTCACCTGTTGACTACATAGGTATTTTTAATAATATATCTCAATTGGAGGAATTTGAATCTAATTGCATCGGTTGTAGTAGGTACAAACGAAATTGTAGTATTCTGCAAAAAGCAAAAGAAGGCAGAATTCAGGATGAAATTCAAAATGGTATTTGTCAAAAATTTAAATGTATGAAGGAGAAATGAATTATGGCAAAAATTACTCAGAAGTCTATGAATGCACTGTTAAAGGTTTATCGCAATCAGAAAACTGATGTGACTTTACATATGGCTAATCCTGAAAACCCTGAAGAAATCATTATGGAGATTTCTGTTAAGAATGAATTATCTATTGAAGATAAAGGTAACTTTATTGACCGAGTTGTAAATGCTTGTTTTGATATGGATGGCGATTTTATTCCTCAATATCTCGATCCTGTTTTTATGATTACTTTACTTCAGATGACAACTAATGTTCCTGTATTTGAGCGTGAAATTGAGTTAGATGATGGAAGCAAAACAACAGTTATTGATATTGAAAAGACTTATGAATTGTGTAAGGCTATTAATCTGATTCATAATGTTAAAGATAACGCATTTCAAGCATTGGTTGCCGAGCTGCGTGGTATGACAGTAGAAAAGCTGGATTATATGAAACAGATGCGTTTCTGTGCTGAAGAGCGTATGCTTTCAAAGGCAAGAGAAGAACTTGAAAATGGTGTTGCTATGGTAGCTGCTATTGGTCAGCAGCTCAATGAAACTCTGGCAAATGCTTCTGGTTTGAATAATATGGCTGAGGCAATGAAGAATTTTGATTATGATAAAATGGTCGATTCTGTTTTAAGTCATAAATAACAAGATTTGCAAGAATATATTGACTTTATGAACTATACCATGTATAATGTTTCTAAAGGAGGCATTGTATTATGGCTTTGATTAATTGTCCCGAATGTGGTAAACAAATTAGTGATAAGGCTCCTGCTTGTATTCATTGTGGTTATCCTATTCAAACAGAACAAACCGTTTCAACATCAATATCTAATTCAAAAAAGGTAGCTATTCCAAGTTTTAGTGAGTTTTCACAACAAAAAATTCCGGCAATTAAAGTTGTCCGTGAAGTGACAGGGTTGGGGCTTGCGGAGGCAAAAGAATTTGTTGAACAATCTGCTCCCTATATCATTGTCAAAGACGGATTAAGTCAGAATCAGGCAAATTTGATTGCTCAGAAATTCCGTGCAGTTAATGTAGATGCGAGGATATATGATTCTGATGCTTCTGTTAATTTTGCAAGTCCCGCTAAGGATAAAGATATTATCTGTTGTCCTCAATGTGGATCGACAGAATATCATGCTGGTGCAAGAGGGTTTAGCATTGTAACAGGTTTTATTGGAAGTGGTAAAACAGTATTGACTTGTTTACGGTGTGGGCATCGTTGGAAGCCCGGAAAATGAATAATGAAATAAGAAAGGACGAGGGTTTATGCCCTCGTCTTTTTTGTTATGGGGGGGTGCTATATGTCATTAGCTAAGATTTTGAATAATCTTGATATAACAAAAGTAAAAGCCCCATCTGGATTGACTTATGGGCAAGAATTGGTGGGTGCTGCAAATTTGTTATCTAATTGCATACAAAGCAAAATCCATCAAAGAACAATGCAACATTCGATTTCTACTGCTGATTTGGCAGATATTAAAGTTGAAGGTAATCGAATGAGCATTACATTAAAAATTGAAAATTCAATTCGTCCATCTATTTTCAAAAAGTGGAATAAAAGTGATGCGAATGTATTTTGGTTATTGAATGATGGTTATGTTGTTAAAAAGAATGTTTGGTTTAAGAATATTCCGAATTTTGGCTATCGGCAAGCATCGAACTGGATCGCTGATGGTATTCGAGATTTTAATTCTAAAAACAAACTTGGATTACAACTATCAGAACAAAAGAATGTAATTAGGCCGCTTTTATATTATGGACGAGTATATTAACGAACATTTCCTCCCTCTATTTAGAGGGGGGGTTTTATTATTTTATAGGAGGTGAAAATAAATGGCTGCTGATGGTTTGATTGTATTGGGGTTGGATGTAAGTCAAACTCAAGCTAATATTCAAGCCGAACTTGACAGTATTTTAAATAGCACAAAGACCAGAAAAATTATTCTCAAGACTGCAATCGAAAAAGCAGAAACGGAAAAAGAAATTGATGCTGTTGTTGCGAAAATTAACAAGAAAACAGTCAAGATGGGCGTTGAAGTTGACGCAAAAAGTGTAAATAGCATTTTAGCAGCACAACAGAAAATTGCCTCCACTCAAGCAAAATTAAATTCTCAAATGCAAGAGTATCGAAACATTGCCAAAGATATTGGCATAACATTGAATAAAGATACTTGGAATGCGTTTAATCATGCTGTTTCGTCTGGTGATTTTACAAAGGCAAATGAAATTTTGCGATCTGCTAAAAAGCAAATCGAAGAATATAATGCTGCCGTTAAAAAGATGAATGCGGACACTTCTGTATCAAGAAGTGTCTCTTCTATTGTGGAGCAATTTAGCAAACTCAAGGATGTAAGTGCTGAAACGCAAAAACGAGTAAATTTGTTAAAAGCAAATTTGGCACAATTTGAGAATGCTGATAATACTCAAAAGAAATTGTCGGCTTATAAGCGTCTGCAAACAATGATTGAAAGTCTGAATGCAGAACTTAAAAATTTAGGATCGGCAGAAAAGACACAATCTGGTGATTTAGGTATTAAAAAGAAGATTGAGGATGCTCGTTCTTCTTTAGAGATTTTCAAAATCAAATATGACAGCATTGGGGATAGTGCGGCTGCTCAAAAAGTAATTAAAGCGATTACCGAATTGGATGCAGTTCTTGAAAAGGTAGATGCTGATGCCACTGGCGGTAAATTAAAAAAACAATGGGATGCTGTTTCCATAGCCGTAGATAATGCAAAACGAGCGGTTTCCGAATATAACGCAACATATGGTGTAAAATCAGAGAATTTAAATTTACTGTCAGGTATTTCTTCTCAGGCTGAAAGTTTATTTGCGTCCGTATCTAATTCTGGAATGTCTGGTTCTGGTATTGATACTTTAAAAGAAAAATTACGTTTAGCGGCTGAAGAAGCCAAAACATTGAAAGCTGAATTAGATAAGACTGCAACTACGGATCAGAATTATCAATCTCTAATTGATCGTATTGCAGCTCTTAATAAACAATTCCAGCAAACAAAAAAAGATGCTAAGGTCTTTGAAGATGTAAATGTTATTGAACAGTTCAGAACCAGTATTGAAAAAGCCCGTCAAAAAGTTGCAGAGTATGATAAGACATATAGTGCAATTAAGGGAAATCCTGCGCTGGTACAAAATTTGAATGATCTTAAAGCAAAATTAGAGGCTGTTTCTACTCCATCACAATTCAAGGCATGGAATACAGAATTTGAACAATTTAATACAAAAGTCAAAGAAGCAGGACTGCATACACAATCATTAGGAGATAAATTAAAAACTGCATTCAAGAATTTTGCATCATTCTTTAGTGCCAGTAGATTAATGTATCAGGCATTCAGTGAACTTAAACAAATGATTTCAAATGTCAAAGATTTAGATGCGGCAATGATCAATTTGAAAAAAGTCACTGATGAAACAGATGCTTCTTATGATAGGTTTTTGACTAATGCAAAAGCAAAAGCCATTGAGTTAGGTACTACGGTTAAAGATTTAGTAGATGCAACAACTAATTTTAGCAGACTTGGTTTCTCATTAAGTGAGTCCGAAGAACTTGGTCAGCTTGCAACAATTTATGCTAATGTTGGTGATTTAAATAGTATTGATGATGCTACAAATAGCATGATTTCTACTATGAAGGGTTTTGGCATTGAGGCAGAAAATGCTGTGTATATTTTGGACAGATTTAATGAAGTCGGTAACAATTTTGCAATTTCCAGTGGTGACATTGGTGAGGCTTTACAGCGTTCCGCTTCCTCGATGGCTGCGGCAAATAATACTATTGATGAAACCATTGCTTTGATTACTGCGGCGAATACTGTTGTTCAGGATGCAACCAGTGTTGGTACTGCATTTAAGACAATTTCTATGCGTATTCGTGGTGCAACTACTGAATTGGAAGCTGCTGGTCTTGATATGGATGGCATGGCAGAATCTACGGCAACCTTGCGTAAAGAAATCATGGCTTTGTCGGGCGTTGATATTATGATCAACGATGATACATTTAAATCCACTTATCAAATTCTTGAAGAACTTGCGAATAAATGGGAAGAATTGACCGATATTCAGCAAGCGAGTATTACAGAACTGATTGCTGGTAAGCGTCAAGGTAATATCATTTCTGCTATTATGGAGAATTTTGATATTGCTCAGAATGCTTTAAATTCTTCGCTGAATTCTGCTGGATCGGCAATGAAAGAGTATGAAACCTATTTAGGTGGTCTTGAGGCCAAAACAAATCAGTTCAAAGCTGCCTTTGAAGCATTATCTACTACTGTTTTTAACAGCGATTTTTTAAAGGGGATTGTTGAATTAGGGACACAGGCTATTACTGTGTTAGATAAAATAATTCAATCTCTTGGCGGTATGGGCAATGCTTTAGTTATTGTAGCTTCTGCATTAACACTTTTAAATTTGAAATCCGCTACTGGATTGTTTGTAAAACTGTTTAATGTAATTACCAGTGGTTTTGGAATTATTCCTAAAATAACAAGTTTGTTTGAAACATTGCAATTGTGTTGGATGGAGGGGAAGGCTGCTGGTGGTGGTTTTATTACTACCTTAAAAGGTGCTTCTTCTGCTCTTGCTGGTACTGTTGCTCCTGCAACTGCCGCTACTGCCGCAATAACAGCAGTTGTTGCAGTTATTGCTATTGCTATCGCTGCTTATAAGAATTATAAGCAAAAAATTGAAGAGGCTCGTCAGGCAGCAGAGGATGCAGCTAATTCCCATAACGAGTTAGTTAGTTCTCTTGAAGATTATAAAGATAAGATTATTGAATTGCGTGGAGAAATTGATTCTGGCAATCTTTCTGAAGAAGAGGCATATAACAAACGAAAAGAATTAATTGCTATTCAAGAGGAATTAATTGAAAAGTTTGGTGCTGAAGCAGAAGGTATTCATCTTGTAACTGGTGAAATTAATGATCAGATTGATGCAATCAATAATCTGTCTAAGACTAATTGGGAAGAGTTTAAGCAGGATAATATTGGTGCGATTCAAGATGCTATTGATTTGTTTACTGATTTTAATCCAAGTAAAGTAGATTGGTGGAATTCTCCTGTTGGTGGAGGTTTTACAATTGAAGTACCTTCTACTGGCGAATTGTGGGATGCCATTAATGATTTAGATTTGGATATGGTTCCAGCCGATTTCCATGATAGACTTCAAGCAGAATTTGAGAAGGCTGATCTTGGAATTGAAATTCCTCCTGTTGGTATTACTGGTGATTTTGTATCTGATATAGATGCGGATTCAATTTATGATGTTTTAGATACCTACCGTTCTTTATTTAATATTACAGAGAGTTTAGGTAAAGAATATTTTGGAGAAGATTATCTGACATATGTTGGTTCTGCGTTAGAGGGTTATGAAAAACAAATCAGATCAATTACCGATACAATAGATGATAATGAAGAGATTTTCAATACATATGTCGAAGGTCTATTGAATTATGAATCTGAATACAGCGAAGTTTGGGGTAAAGTATTAAGCGCACAAAAAGAATATCAAGATGCTTTATTAAATGGTGATAGTGAATCTGCTGTTGCTGCCGTTGAGAAAATGAATGAGGCGCAAATTGCTTGGGCAAATGCCGGGTGGAGCAATGAAGCCGTCAATATGTATATGGTTGATTTCTTTGATAAGTTTACAGAATTATCTAAAAACTATCAATATGAAATTGAACTCAAGGCTTCTTTGGCTGATCCAGATGATACTTTTGGTAATTTTATCAAGGATACTGTTGAAAAGTTCAAAAATGAAGATGGGAAAGTTGATTTGTATGAAGTGCTTAATACGGGCATGGAATATGAAGATAATCCGAATAAAAACAGTCGTAGACATACTTTACCAGAGGATCAACAGGCATATGTCGGATTAAAATTTGCGGCTGATGAATATGGAATTAGTGTTGAGCAATTATTGCAATTATTGGATAAATTGGGATATATTGAACTGAAAAATGCAGAGATTGCTCAAGATTCAGCAAATACATATTTTGATTCTGTTGCTCAGATTCGAAAAGGATATGATACATTGCAATCTGCTACTGAAAATGCAGTAGATGTGCAATTAGCTATGAAAAATATTTTTGCTGATAACACACATTTAACAGAAGATGCCTATAATTCCTTAGTAACTTTAGCTGGCGGTGAAACTGCTCTCGCAGATTGTATTGATACTACAAATGGGTATTTGGTTACAAATGCTGATGGTCTGCGAGGAATTGTTGAGGCTTCGGAAGAAGCGTTAATGACAGATTTGAAATTAGCACAATCTCATGAAAGACTTAATTATCATGAATTGGTTAATCAATTGTATGATGTTACAGATGGTGTTGAGAATTATGATGAAGCAACTCTAAGTACAATCAATACAATACTTGACCAGATTGATGCTACTAAACAGCAAATCGCTCAGTATAAATTGTTAGAACAGCAATTGCTTGGTGTTACAAATGCCTTTACAGAACTTGATAATGCACAGGCTATTGATGATGCGGCAGATTATACAGACGATCTTGCCAATATGATTCAGACTCTTGTTGATTCTTATGAAAATAATGAGTTTGGTACAGAGACATTCTGGACAGCTTTTAAAGCATTAGTTCCAGAAGATATTTATGGTCAGTTTGAGGATGCGGGAGATCAAATAGAAGCTGGTTGGAAATATATTAACAAAGTTCTGTCGAGATATTATACATCTGATGATGGGAATATTTCTATTGATTTTGATAATATTAAGAATTTTGTTACTGATGGTCTTAAAACCGCATTTGGTGATTCAACTGTATTTGTTGGAGATTTAGAGAATTTTGAGTTAAATTCTCAAATTGAAACTATTGAGCAATTTGCTGAAGCAATGAATCTAACCACAACAGAAGCATTTGCTTTAGGAAATGCGATTTCAAAATATTCTGCTGATCATGAGGATTTTCTTAGCAGTTTAGAAGTTGAGACATTGGAAGGTAAAATCTATGATTGTGACCAAGCAATGACTGAACTGTTAAAAAAGCAAGCAGAATTGGGTGAAAGTGGGAAAATTGGTACTGATGAATGGAATGAACTGCAAACTGAAATTGATGAAACAAAATCAAAAATGGAAGAACTGCGTTCTACTGCCAGAGAAAATATTTCTGCTCATATTGAAATTGATGCTCAAATTACAGAAAAACAAAAAGAAGTAGATTCTCTTAAATCAGATTTAGATAGTTTGGATGAAACGGATGCTGAATATGAAGCAACTATGACAAACTATGTAGATGCACAAGACCAATTAGCTACTTTACTTCAGCAAAAATATGATTTGGAACTTCCTACTGAACTTACAATTCAGGTTGCTTTGGAACAAGTACAGCAAGAAATTACAGATACTCAAGCTGAACTTGATAAAATTGCAGAGTTTGATGGGAAAACCTATACTGCTGTTGCTGGTGTCGATCAGACAGAAGTAGATGCCCTTGTTGATAAACTTGATTCGTTAGAATCTGAGCAATCTCAAATTATGCTTTATGCTGGCATTGATGATGAAGATGTATTAAGCAGCTTGGAAACCATTCAGAATTTTGTAATCGAAGATAAGAATTTTACGATGAAAATGGATGGATATGGAACTACCAGAAATCGTTTAATCGAAGTACAAAATTTGTTAAAGGGCATAAAGAGTAAAACAATTTATGTTACAACAGTTACCAGAACTCAATCTACACGAGCATTTGGGACTGCATTGGCACAGGGCAATGCTCATGAAAGTGGAAATTGGGGAACACCAACTGCGGAAAAAGATGCTTTAGTTGGTGAACTTGGTGAGGAACTTGTTGTCGATCCAAAAACAGGTACTTATCAAACTGTTGGTACAAATGGTGCTGAATTTGTAGATTTACCAAAGGGTGCTATTGTTTTTAATCATCGTCAAACAGAAGAACTCTTGAAAAATCGCAGGATTAACAGCCGTGGTATTGCGTATGTAAAAGGAAATGCACATTTTACATTCCTTGATCGTACATATAGTCTTGGAAAAGATAGTGTTCCAAATAGCACAAAAAATTCAAATGTCAATGTCAATGTCAATGTAAGCGGAGATATTGATCTTGAGGAACAACTTAAAGAAACTCTTGATGCAATGGATGAAGAGATTAGTAAAATTATCGCTTCATACGAGCATGATATATTCCTTCTTGAAAAGAATAATGGAAGTGCTGATGAAATTGTTGCAATTTATAAGAAAATGCAACAAGAAGTTCATGATCAAGCAGAGGAATATCGCAAATTAGGTCTTAGCGAAAATTCTGAATATATTATGGACTTGCAGAAACAGTGGTGGGATTATCAGGATGCTATCAAAGAGGTTATTGTGGCTGCATATGAAGATATTACATCTGAATATGAAAATGCTATTACATTAACTGAAAACTGGTTGAATCAGGCTATTGAATCTGCAAACTATTCCGATATTTCAAGATATACTAATGATATTATTGGTTATTATCGGGATATGCAAGACACCATTCATGATGAAGCTGAATACTATCGTTCTTTAGGTTATTCTGAAACCAGTGATGAAATTAGTCAGCTTTCAGATTTGTGGTGGGATTATCAGGATGCTATCGTAAATGCAACAAAAGATGCTTGGCAACAGGTAGTTGATAACGCAAATGATGCTCTGGATAATATTCAGGGTATGTATGACTCTTTGAAAGATGCCGCTCAGGAATATGCCGAGTACGGAAGTATAACGGTAGATACTTTGCAGGATATTCTTTCTTATGGCGTTGAAAATCTTGCTTATTTGCAGGACGAGAACGGTCAATTAGTTATCAATGAGGAAAATATTCAGAGAGTAATTGCTGCGAGAACTCAGCAAATGGCAATTGAAACCGCTTTGAATTATATCCAGCAGCTTAGAACGGCGTTGACAAATAATGATACTGTGGCACTTCTTAATCTGACAACAGCAACAAGTGCAGCGGCATCAAGCACATGGGATTTAGTCTATGCACAGTTGCAATTACTTGGTTTGAGTGATGATCAGTATAACAACGCATTGCAGCGTATTAATGTAATGCGAAGTTTGGCAGATTCGGCAGTTACAAGTATTGGTCGAATTGATACCTCTGCAAAAGAGGCTTTAGAGGAAACTTCCTCTGCCCTTGAAGATTTACTCAAGTATGTTGAGGATATGGTCAAGCAAGAGGTCGAGAATCAAATCTCTGCATTAGAGGATCAGGTTGACAAATACCGGGAAATTGTTGATTTGCAGAAAAAGTCCTTGGACTTAGAGCGTGAAAAAGATAAATATACAAAGGATGTTACTGAAAAGACAAAATCTATTGCGGAATTGCAAGCACGAATTGCTCAACTTGATTTGGATGATAGTCGTGAGGCTCAAGCCGAAAAGAGAAAGTTGCAAGAGCAATTAGCTGAGGAACAAGCGGATTTGGCTGAGACTCAGGCAGATCATGCTTATGAGACAACAAGTGATATGCTTGACGATATGGCTGATGCCTATGAGAAAGAAAAGAATAAAGAGATTGAAATTCTCAAAGATTCTATTTCTTCTCAAGAAAAAATTTATCAGATGGCTATCGACAGGATCAATAATCATTGGGACACTCTCTATGATGATTTGATTAATTGGAACTATCAGTATGGTAATACCGTACAGTCTGAATTGATTTCTGCTTGGAATAACGCTTCGAGTGCTGTTCAGCAGTATGGCAGTTATTTGAATGCCGTGGCAGCTACACAGGCTCAAATTGCGGCTTTTGATGCAAGCAGTGGATTTACTACTGTTGGTAGTATGGGTGACTATGATACCAGTGGTGGTCAGACAATGGCACGAGTGAAAGAAATCGTTGCGGAAATGAAAGCCAATTCTAAACAGCATGGCAGTGAAGATGCGGCTGGTAAACTTCGACTTAATAAACGAAATCTGGAACTTGGTGAGGAATTACAAAAACTGATTGGACGCACTGTTGTTCGTGGAGATGATGGTGTATGGTATCTGGACAAAGTAGGTGGCGCACAGCTTTACTCTACTTATCCGTATAGTACCTATCATACTGGTGGTATTGTTGGTGACGATCCAACTCCAAAGCAGGATGAAATGTTCACTTTGCTTAAAAAGCGTGAAGCAGTGTTTACTGAGCCTCAGCAGGAAACTATTTATCGTGTTCTTAAAGAGGATGAAACGGTTGCTGGTAGATTAGGTATCAGCAGCGGTTTGTATCAGAGTATGAATGGTAGCAGATATGCGGAGACTCAATCTCAAAATGCTGTCATGCGTGATATGCGACAGGCTCAAGCTGCGGCTGGTAATAGTCATGTATCACAGAGTATCGGTGATGTAACTGTTCCTGTTCATGTGATGGTTACTGAAAAGCTGGATAAGAGTGATATTAGACGGCTTAGTAAAGAAATCAGTAGCGTTGCTGCTGAAGGTATTTCTGAGGCTTTTATTAAGCGTGGTAAGGGAACATTACGAGATAGTTTGTTAAAACCATAAGGGAGGGGCTATATGCCCTTCCCTTTTATCATAAAGGGAAGGAGGTATATTTGTTTGGTTATTGATTTTAGCAAAATTGATATGAGAAAGCGTCCAAATTTTATTCTTCGTAATTTGGATAATACAAAGATTGGAGTTTTAGGACATATTCTAAATCCATCTGGTGTAATTAATTATAATGAGATTTCGGAAATCTCGTTTGAATATCCTGCTTATGATAATGGTGAAAAACTGGATGAATATGATCTTCTGACCAGTATGAGGATTATTGATGTTGAAGGATACGGGCAATTTATTTTACAGAAACCAATTGAAAATGACGATATGGTTTCTAAGATAAAGAGTTGTAAAGGATATTCTTTGGAACATGAATTATCTGGTAAAGAAGTTACTGTTGAGGAAGGAACTTATAATTTCTGGAATCCTATGGCAAAAGAAAGTTCTATTATGGGCATTATATTGTCAGAAATTCCATCGTGGAAAATTGGTTATGTTTCTTCTGATTTGATTGGTAAATATCGAACTTACAGTGCAAATAAACGAAAAATCTATGATTTTATGAAAACAGATTTACAAAAAACTTATGGCTGTATTTTTGATTTTGATACATACAATCGAGTAATTAATGTCCGTAGTGTTGAAAGTATAGTTACGACAAAAGCAATATACTTATCTTCTAAAAATCTTCTTAATAAGATTGAAATTGAGGAAAATACTGATGAATTAGTAACAGTGCTTGATGTTCATGGCGCAGATGATTTAGATATTCGTAGTGTAAATCCAATGGGTACGAATAAAATCTATAATTTGGATGCGTATATGAATGAATCTTATTTCTCTAAAGAAATGATTACACAGTGGAAAAAATGGAAACAAACTTTTGATGCTTATCAACAAACATATTTTGATATGTCTGTTGAACAGACTATGTTAATTAGTCAGCTTGTGACTGAGAATGCTGTTCTCACTGATTTAGAAGGAGAACTTTCTGGATTAGAGAGCAAAAAAGCAACGCTGATACAAGGCGTTACAATGGATAGTTCTTTGCAAGATGATTTGAACGCTGTAAAATCTGAGATTTCTGCAAAAGAAAAAGAAATTAACAATCAGAAAAATTTGGTAATTGTTCCTATTGAGAATAAGATTACTCTTATAACAGAACAGCTTAAAAATATCAATCAATTGACTGCGTTTTCTGCATTTTTTAGTGAAGAACAGATTGAAGTGCTTGATTGTTATTTCAAATATGGCAGTCTAACTGATTCTACTTTCGTTGCAACAAACACAGACAGTTATTCAACTGATGGGACTACGGCGAGAAGTTTGTCATCTATTTTTAATTTGGTTAGTTTGACAGATTTACAGAAAACAGAATACACCTCAGATAAAACATTTTATTCTATTCGAGGTGGTATGATTGAAACCAGTCATTCGGATTTTTCTTTAGATGCAGAAATTGTAAGAGGTACATTGGAAGTCAATAGCGATCTTACTTTTGTTCTTTCATTATATTTGAATGACGGTATGCTAAATAATGATGTGACCTTTTCTGGTGCAACATTGTCTATGACTGGTACATTGAGTGCAAATGTTATAAGTTCTGCATCTGTATTACAGTTTAAAACATCTGTGGCGAATGTATATTTTACAAGAGATGTAACAGAGTATCAAAAGCAATCTATTGCAATGGAATTATATGATTATGCTGTTGAACGATTAGATAAATTATCTTCTCCAACATTCTATTTCACTGTTGACAGTGCAAACTTTTTAGCATTAGATGACTTTGTTGATTTTGCAAAGCAATTTGAACTTGGTGAAAAAGTATATTTGCATATTGATGATACTGTATTAGAACCTATTGCTATGTCTGTGTCAATTGATTTTGATGATCTATCAGATTTTGAAATTCAATTCAGCGACAATTATCGTTTAAATAGCAAGGAGTTTACTCTTGAATCAATCTTAGATCAGGCTATTTCGGGCAGTAATTCATTGGATTTAAACCAATATAATTATAGTAATTTTGTAAGTAGTGGTGCAAAAACATCAGTTGAACAATTCATGAAGTCTGCTATTGATGCTATGAAAAATAATATCATGGCTGGTGAAAACAACGAACTGAAGATTGATGGCACTGGCTTACGCTGCATGAAATATGACGAGACAAGCGGTACATATAGTCCAAAACAAATCTGGATGGCACACAATGCTATTATGTTTACAGAGGATAATTGGGAGAGTGCAACGATTGGTATCGGTGAATTTACCGATAAGAATTTTGGTACTCTTTATGGCATCGTCCTCCCTGCTCTGGTTGGTACGCTGCTGGCTGGTAAGAACTTAATTATCGAGAGTGAAAAGCAAGACGGCGGCGTAGCTGTATTTAAGATGGACGCTGAAGGTGCTTCTCTTCACAATGCTTCATTTAATCTTTACGGAGAAACAGGCGGCAGAATTGATATGGGAGCAATCTTTGGTTTGGTAGGCGGCGGCGATCCAACAAAGATGTTCGTCTATGATCAATTCAATAATCCTGTTGGTGTGAAAACCGCAAATAATAAATCTGTTACAAAAGTTGAAGATTTGGATGCTAATGATACTCCAAATGCAAATTTTTGGCTTGATATGGATGGCGGTTTGTATATTAAGGGTGTTATTGACGCTGTTGGTGGTATCTTCCGTGGTTCTTTAGAGGTCGGCGGTTCTACTGCATTCCGTGTTGATGCACAGGGTAATTTGAAGATTGGCGGTACAGCTACAAATCCGAATTTCTCTGTTGACGCAAACGGCAATCTGGTAGCGAACACTGGTACATTTAAGGGCACTGTCTATGGCGCAACTTATAAAGACAACAACGGAAATGTCATGATGAACAGTAATCAGCAGTTTAAAGCTGACTATCTTAGTTTGAATGGTATTAATGTCGGTAATGGTCAATTTGTTGTTGATGCAAATGGCAATGTTTCTGTGAGCGGCAGTATTAAAATGGGTACAGGATCGAGTATTGATTGGTCACAGATTACAGAACAAAATGCTTCTATGAGTCTGGCCTATATTCAAGCCACCGATGCCTTCAATTATGCTGGTACGGCGTATGACAAAGCTGGGAATGCTTATAATTTGGCTACTGATGCTTACGATTATGCGGATAACGCTTATGATCTTGCACGTGAAAATCGTATCACTGATAAAAAAGTGTTTGATGTTTTGACAGGCGGCGGCACAAGATTTGGTATCTTTAGTGATTCGTCTACTAATAGGCTTTATATCAATGCCAATTATATCCGTTCAGGTACAATTGATGCTGATATTGTTACGCTTGGTAGCGGTTGGGGCGGTTTTGCGTGTGCGAGAGGTAGTACGGGTATTAGTGTGACCTATGGTGCAAAGATGTATGGTTCTGATGAAGATTACTATTTTATCGCAACCGATGCTGGTGTTCGTATGCAAGCCCCGGATAACGGTATTACGATTACGAATAATGTTATTTCTGCGAGTGAGGAAATTACAGTTAGTTCGGATCGAAGAATAAAAAATTCCATATCTTACGATATGGAAAAATACAGTGGTTTCTTTATGTCTTTGAAGCCGAGTTTCTATCGGTTTAATAAAGGCAGCAGCCAAAGATTCCATATTGGTTTTATTGCTCAGGATGTTGAGGCAGCATTATTAGACAATGGACTGGCAACCAGTGACTTTGCTGGTTTTGTTCGTTGTGCTGGCGCACATGATGTTCATGATCAATATTTAGATCAATGTTATTTGAGATATTCTGACTTTATCTCATTGAACACTTTTATGATTCAAAAACTGTATCGTGAAATTGAGCAGTTGAAAGAAAAACTAAATCAATGTATGAAGGAGAATGACAATGATTAAAAATGATGTGATGCAAAGAATTGATGCCGTTTGTAAGACTTTAGATGGCGGCATTGCAGTAAATGGCGCACAAAATGCTGGTAATCTTGCTGGATGTTTTGCTGTCTTACAGGAAACTTTGGCTATTTTGAAGAATTGTGAAATTACTGAAATCAAGGAACCCGAATCTGACAACAAGGCAGATTAATATGTATAAGCGGAGGTGAGTGGATGGGTTTTATTGCTAAAAACTTTTCATTTAATCGCATCCCCTGTACTGAATTTGGATTGCGGATTTATGATATTGATGGAAATAAAAATGAAGCTGCTCCCTTTGCAAGTACAGGCAAATTGATGACTGATGTAATTCCGTCCACAGGACGGACTTTTTTATATGGTCGTTCTTTTAATGATCCGTTGGAATTTCAATTGGTTTTTGGTCTTGATCCATTAATGCTTCGCATGGATGAACACTTAGACCGTTTTGAAATGGACGCAATCGCAAACTGGTTGACAGGCCATGATACTTATAAATGGCTGGAAATCGAACAGCCAGATATGGAAACAATTCGTTATCACTGTATTATTAGTGATTTAGAGCCAATTCAGCTTTCTTGGTTACCGTGGGCTTTTACTGCTAAAGTAGTATGTGATTCTCCTTATGGATATAAATTCCCACAGAAATTCAGCTATTCTTGTATGAATGAGACAGAAATTAAGCTGATTAGCCGATCTACAATTAATCAGTTGTATTATCCTAAATTGGATATTACTTTGAATGGTAGTAATACTATTTCGATCATTAATCAATCATGTAATAATGTGGAGCTGCGCTTTGACAATCTACCAAAAGATTATTTCCTAAAAATTTCAGTTGACAACGAACTTGGTAAGATTACATCATCTGATGCTTCTTACCCAAATATGTATCAATACTGTAATTTTGCTTGGTTGCCGCTGAAAAAAGGAATGAACAAATTATTAGTTAAAGGGAATTGTCTTTTAGATTTCAACTGTGAGTTCCCTGTGAATTTTGGAGGGTGATTGTTATGCGGCATGATGTTTATTCTCTGCCAGAAGTCATGTTTGTTGCAGGACAATCAAACACACTTCGCTGGCGATTATTTACGGAACAGAATGTTCCTTTCAATGCAGATGGTTGCACTGGCAATTTTGCTCTTGTTGACTATTCTGATAAATACAACGATGAACCATTAGTCTCAAAGCCTTTATCATTTGTAATTGGCGATGATGTTACTGGTGCAAAAAATGTTGCAACAGTAGACTTATTACCAACTGATACTTTGGGATTGTATGGTAAATACATTTATCAAATCACTATCAAAGATATTGATGGAGAAGTTGAAATTCCGAATCAGGGTATTTTTAATATTTTCCATAATATCAATGAAAGTTTTTTGAAATAATAATAAATACAAGTAATGAAGATTGGAGGATGAAAGCGTATGACTTCTACATACTTTTTAAACTGTATCATGGGCAATGTTTTCAAAACTAAGCTGAGTCCTACACTGCCTGATAAAGTTTATCTTGGTTTGAGTTCTACCGCACCAAATGTTGATGGCACAGGCGTTACCGAACCTTTGGATTCGGCTGGGTATTCTCGTGTTGAATTGACTACTTTGGGCGAACCTGTTAATGGTGTGATCTCAAACAATTCTGATGTTTCTTTCCCTGAAAGTTCTGCAAGTTGGGGAACCATGACACACTTCGTTCTGTACGATGATATTGTTGATGGCAACTTGCTTATGTTTGAGGCTTTGACACAATCTCGTAGCGTTGAAGCTGCAACAATTGTTACTGTCAAGAGCGGCGGTCTTAAATTGACTTTGGCAAACAAGGCTTAATAAAAATCAAAATAGAAAGTAGGTGAGAAAGTTGCAAACCTTTGATGTTTATTTAAAGAAACGACTCACCGAAATTGATGTTATTATTTCGCAATTAGTACAAAGAGATACATTTACACTTTATAATTATCTCTATTTGCTTTGTTCTATGTCAGAATTAGAGTTAATGAAAACTTTTACTGGCGAAGCCAGTATGGAGTTGAATGCAATAATTACTAATTTAGAAGAACGAGTACATGAGTATATGAATAGTGAAATGTATCTGAGCGCAAAAGCTGATTTATTTAGTCAAGTAACAACTGGTGGTAATACGGAAATGGTTTTATCTGTTGATATGATTAATGCAATTAAGAAAGATTTAATCAACAGTGAATCTGTTCTGGAAATTTCCGTAGACCCATTAGATTATTATATTGCACATTCATTTGGCACAGTGGATTTCGATATGATGTTAGTTGCCGATCAGCTTGAATGTTCAAAAGAAGGATTTGAAAAGTTTGATAGTAAATTATATTTATTTGCAGAATCAGAATTTGCAAGCAGTAAGGTTGCAAAATTAAATGACTTAGATATGATGCTATATACTGAACCTGTTGGATTGTTCTATTTAGCATCTGTTTCAGGTCATGCAGAAATGTATTTATCTGCTGTTCCAATTGATGAATACTTTTTGGAAAAGATTTTGCATGATTTAGAAGTCATGACATACTTATCTGCATCCATAGATTCTATTTTACATTTAGAGAAATTTGCTTCGTCTGAAAATATTTTTCACATATTTGCGGAAATAACGGAAGTTTTGATTGGTATTATTTATCCATCTGAAAGCAAAATGAAATTATCTTGTGAGGCAAGCACAGAAATGAAACGGTATCGTTTTGTTAGTGAGATGGATAATTTTACAGTATCCGAGTTTGACAATATGACTTTGCATGAACTTGATTTTATAACAATTACATAAGCATAGCAGAACTTTAATAAGAAGGTGGTGATTAGATGGTAAGAAAACAAGGTGGATTAATCACTGGAATTCAGGCGAATGAAAATGTAGTGGAAAAATGCTTGGCTGAAGTTCGTAGAGTTGATCATGATTCTTTGGCTGATAAATTATTCCATATTACCATCAAAGCGGACGCTTACGCAAAATTCACCATGAATGGATTTACTTATACTACTGATGGCAATGGTAATTTCTCAAGTATTGCTATTGCTGGACAAACAACTCCTGAAATTACAGATTTGCGTTTCGAGAGTAACATTAACGAATGTGTTCTCTGCTTTATCTATTAAGGCGGTGAATGCTTATGTCAAGTGTAGTTGGTGGATTTTATTCTGGTGTATTTTACCCAAGTGATAGTCCTTTATACGATCCAACTGGCAGCGGCGAATATCAAAATGGTGATTGTTTTGCTGCGGTTGGACAGCCTGAAAACTATCGTGGATTTCTTTACCAAACCGCTACATTATTAGCCGACAGCTATTTATATGCTTAAAGTGAAAGGCGGTGATTGGATTGGATTTCATTTATGAAAAACTCAGAGCAGGAACTACATCGGCTAATTCTGATTCTGGCTCTGAGGTAGCACGAAAGTTTAATGATAACTTTGAGAAGGCTTCTGCAAAATTTCTTGAAATTGATCAAACAATTCAGGAATTTCATCAAGCCGATGTGATTGAGATTATTCGAATCAATGGACAGAATTTGCCTATCACGGATAAGGCTGTTGACATTCCACTGGCTACTGCTTTAGCACACGGCGTTGTGAAAGGTACTGATGCTGAAAACGGCGTTTCTGTTAAAGAAGATGGTACAATGGAAATTAATCAAGTCAATATTAATAAATTAGTTCAAACTGATGGAGATTCAATCATTTTACATAGTGGTGATTCATTCATCGAATAATCTTTGGAAACAAGTCATTGGGTTATCTCAATGATTGTTTTAATATAACCTATAAACTCAAAAAATTAAAAGAAAGAAGGAATGTATTTATGGCTAACAAAACTTTTGAAACTCGCATTCAACTGAAGTATGACTCTTATGCGAATTGGACTGCCAATAACCCTACTCCCCTGTCTGGTGAGGTTTGCATTGTTGTGATTCCTGCTGAGACTGGTGCTGTGGTTCAGGAGCCTTCCATTCTGTTCAAGGTGGGTGACGGTTCTACTGCTTTCAACAGTCTGCCTTATGTGAGTGCTATTGCGGCTGATGTGTATGATTGGGCTAAGGCTGCGGCGAAGCCTTCTTATACTGCTGATGAAATCAGTGGTTTGGCTGACTATATTGCTGGTGAGATTCAGGATAGCAATACTCAGTATAAGTTGGAGCAGGATACCTCTGATACTCATATTCTGAAGTTGTATAAGAAGGATTTGGCTGATGCTGATTGGAGCCTTGTTACTACCATTACCACCGCCGATACCGTGTATGATGACACTGCTCTGGCTGGTCGTGTGACTAATGTTGAGAGCCGTGCTACTGCTTTGGAGGGTCTGGTTGGTTCTGTTGCCGTTGCAACTCAGATTGCCAATGCTATCGCCGCTCTGGATTTGGCTAATACCTATGATGCAAAGGGTGCCGCTGCTCAGGCTTTGACTGATGCTAAGACCTATGCTGATGGTTTGGTTGCTGGTCTGGATGTTACTGATACTGCCGTTGATGGTCAGTATGTTGAGAGCGTGTCCGAGGTTGATGGTAAGGTCGTTGTGACTCGTAAGGCTCTGCCTAATTACAGCGAGACTTATGAGGCTAAGGGCGCAGCTAAGGCCGTTCAGGGTGAAACTACTTCTACTGTGAAGGATGTTGAAGATGCTGTTGACGCTATTAAGGATGGTACTACTATTGATAGCTTCGCAGATGTTGAAACTGCTTTGGCTGGCAAGCAGCCTACTGGCGATTATGCTACCAAAGCTGAGGCTCAGGGCTATGCAGATGCTAAGGATGTCGCTATTGCCGCTGCTAAGAAGGCTGGCGATGACGCTCAGGCTGATGTGGATGCTCTGGAAGCTAAGGTTGGTACTGTTCCTGAGAACAAGACTGTTGTTGAGATGATTTCTGACGCTCAGGCTGCCGCTACTTATGACGATACTCAGGTTAAGGCCGATATTAAGGCAAACGCTGATGCTATTGATGTTCTGAATGGTACTGGTGCGGGTTCTGTTGACAAGAAGATCACTGATGCGTTCAATAATTTTGCAACTAAGGTTACTGACGATGGCGTTGTCAATTCTTACAAGGAATTGATTGATTGGGCTGCTACTCATGGTGCTGAGGCCGCTGAGATGGCTGGTGCTATTACTGCTTTGCAGAATATCTTGGCTGGTATTGGCGGTGAAGGCGAGAGTGCTACTGTTGTTGCTTATGTTCAGGCAGCTATTGCGGCCTTGAATATTGGTGATTACGCTACTGCCGCCAATCTGACTGCTTTGGCAGAGCGTGTGACTACCGCAGAGGGCAAGATCACAACTGCTGAAGGTAAGATTACAACTGCCGAAGAAAAGATTGCAACCTTAGAGGAACAGATTGTTACTAAGGCAAATGATTCCGATCTTGCCGCTATTGCAAAGACAGGTAATGTAAATGATCTGGTTCAGACTGATGGTGGCTACATTATTTTCAATTGTGGCTCTTCGTCTGAAGTGATCTAATCTCAAGAATGAAATACAATAAACACACCCATCTCGTCTTTTGACGAGGTGGGTTTTGTGTTGTAAGGAGGTTATGATGGCTGCTAAAGAATTTGATGCCCGTGTGAAATTCAAACGGGATACAAGTGCAAATTGGACAGCGAACAATCCTGTTTTGTTAAACGGCGAGATGATCATCGTTGATACTGCAAGCGGTGAAAAAAGAACAAAGACAGGAGATGGAACAAAAACTTATACTCAATTGCCTTTTGATGATGAAGCGATTTATAACGCTTTAAATAACAAATGCGATGCAAGTGATGATGTTAATGCGACCTTGAGCGCAAGTGCGTGGAGTAACGGGCAACAAACAATTTCAGTCGAAGGTCTAAAAGCAGATCAAAACGGAATTGCATCTTTGCCTCAGAATTATTCAGTCGCAGTATATGAAGCTGTTGTTGCCGCACAACTTCATGTGTCTGCACAAACAGATGGAACATTAACTTTCTCTTGTGATGGTGATGTACCGCAAATCGACATTCCTGTTGTTGTGATACTTCTTGGTTGAGAAAGGATGGTGTTTCGTTTTGAGTCAAACTGAAAAATATGGGTTTTATGTGACCGAACCTACTGATGATCCAAAATTTATAGATTTGAGACAAGAATTATGCGGCAACGAAAATAGCAATATGACAAAAATGGAAGATGCCTTAAATACGAAAGCCGATAACAGTCTTTCTAAAACAGGCACTCTTTTAGCCTCCGCATGGACTGGCGTTGATAGTCCATTTACACAAGAATTGGCAATTGAAGGACTTGGTGCAACTCAAAACGGAATCATTGATGTTTCCCATGACGCAACCATCATTCAAAGAGATGCGGCACGAAACGCACTCTTATCCATCACTGGACAGAGTAATGGAGTATTGATCATTTCGGCAGATGGAGAGTTACCAGAAGTTGATATTCCAGTTGTCGTAATTCTATTAGGTTAAAGGAGGATTAAAAGATGCCTATTGTTTCTAATTTCCCTACTGGCGGCGGTAGTGGAAGCAGCGGTCTTGCTTTGGGCGCAGTAAGCAATGTCAGCACTGTTGTTTCTCATGGCAAGGCTTATTTCAAATGGACTGATCCTGAAGATATTGTTGTTTCCGATTCTACTTTGGCTGCTTTTTCTGGAACGATTTTAGTTCGTAAGGCTGGCTCTGCACCTGTTAGCCGCAGAGATGGTACTGTCGTTGTTGACAGTAAAACAAGAAACGCTTATCAGAACACTTATTTTTGTGATAGTGGTCTGACAGATGGCGTTACTTATTACTATAAGTTCTTTACTTATACTACACAGAATGTTTACACAGATTTGGAGGAAAATCTGGTTGAAATCACTCCTGTTGCTGTTGCTCCTGCAAATGTTTCTGGCATGAGCGTGGCGGCTGCTGGTAATGGTAAGGTTACGCTGAAATGGACTGATCCCGATAACACAACTCAAGACGGTATTACTACTGTTGCTTGGGGCGGTTCTAAGGTTATCTACAAGAAAGGCAGTAAGCCTACCAGTGAAAGTGATGGTACTCTGGTGCTGAATTCTACAACTAAGAATGCGTATAAGTCTACTGGTTTGACAATCTCTGGATTGACAAACGGTACGACTTATTATTTTGCCGTTTTCCCCTATGGTACAGATGCTTATGGCGGTGCAGTAAATACAAACGCAAGTAATGTAATAAATGGTGTTCCTAATCGTTTGACGATTGCGAATGTTCCAAGTCAGAGCGGTTCTTTGACTTATACTGGTTCCGCACAAACTCCTTCTTGGAGTAACTATGACAGTTCTAAGATGACTTTGAGCGTTACTGCTCAGACCAATGCTGGTACATATTCTGCATCCTTTACTCCAAAGGATGATTATATGTGGTCTGATGGAACTACCGCCGCTAAGAGTGTCAACTGGACAATCGGTAAAGCGGCTGGCTCTCTGAGTTTGAGCAAATCCAGCATTACACTGAATAGTTCTACCAAGAGTACGACATTTACCGTTACTCGTGCTGGTGATGGTAAGATCACTGTTGAATCCAGTGATACAACCGTTGCAACTGTCAGCTTGAACGGCACTACGGTTACTGTCAGCAGCGTGAATGACAAGACTGGTAAAGCAACGATTACTGTTAAGGTGGCGGCTGGTACAAACCATACTGCTCCTTCTAACAAGACTTGTGCTGTTAGCTGTGAATTCCTTCCTGCTGTCGGTACACCTTTGAATAATATTAGCTGGGCAGATATTAAGCGCATTTCTGATGCTGGCTTGGCATCCAACTATTTTGCTGTTGGTGATCGTAAAGCAGTTGCTTTGAGTGGTACTGTTGGTAATTTATCTTTAAGCGGAACTTATTACTGTTATATCATTGGCATTAATCATAACAGTGCCAAGGAAGGTGCAAATCGTATCCATTTCCAGTTTGGTAAGACTGCTGCATCTGGCGGTACTGATATTTGCTTTGTAGATAGTGGTTATAACAGTAATAAAACTTCTGGTTCTTGGTTCAATATGAACAATTCTCAAAGTAACAGCGGTGGCTGGAATAGTAGTCGTATGAGAACTGTTATTTGTCCTGCATTTAAGAGTGCTATGCCCTCTGATCTGCAAGCAGTTTTGAAAACTACAACCAAGTATTCTGATAATACTGGTGGTGGTTCTAATACTGCATCTTATGTTACTGCAACATCTGAAGAAGTATTCTTGCTTGCAGAGTTTGAGGTCTTTGGTGCAAGAAGCTATGCCAATAGTGCTGAACAGAATTATCAGACACAATACGCCTACTATTCTGCTGGTAACTCCAAGGTGAAATACCGTCATAGTGCTACTGGTTCAACTGCGTACTGGTGGTTGCGCTCTGTTTATGCGGACGCCTCGAGCATCTTCTGCCGTGTCAACGCTTCGGGGAGTGCGAACGTCTACTACGCTAACTTTTCGGGTGGGTTCGCCCCGGCCTTCTGCGTGTAAGCTACTCTGTTCATCCTCAGCATCTCCATTCAAGGCGCAAGCCGAGAATGGGGGTGCGAGGATGGACTTTCTCGCAACTTATGAGATAATTATCAAAAATGTTCTTGACATTTAGATTATTATCCGCTATCCTTATGTCGGAATGAGAATATTTTCTAATTTTAATGTTCTTCGGAGCAAATAATCTATCATATTAGGAGGTCTGTAAATGTCGGTTTATGCTTCTAAACGAAGTGAATCAAAAGTTGAGTTTCTGCGTGTAGCACAGCAGCTTGCCGTCTACACATTAAAGCAGACTAAGAAATTCCCGAAATCGTACAGGTTTAATCTGACCAATGATATTGTACGCCTATCAATGGAGATTCATGAGAATGTATTAAGAGCAAATTCAATTTATATCCATAAGGGTATGAGTAATGACGAATTTCGGCTTCGAGAGATTTACTTTTCAAAAGCAAAGTCCTCAATATTTGCTCTGAGCAGTTTGCTAACGATTACATTTTCTCTGGTATTAGAGGGTAACAATTTTCTTGGCGATAAGAAATCTGCATCGAATGTCTTTAAGGAATGGGCAAGACTTTTGAACTATGAAGCCGCACTACTAAAAGGCGTAGTGGATTCAGACAGAAAAAGATATAAATCCTATCAGAGAAACGGCAAAGTAAAAGATGCAAAAGAGGAAATTGCTGATGCCGTAGAAAATGAAATTGTTTTGCCTGAAGAAACATTTGATTTGGTAGAATCGGAGGATTAATCTCCGTTTTTATAGGTTACATCCTGATAAAGACCCTGCGAACTGGTGGTTGCGCTCTGTTAATGCGGACAACTCGAACAACTTCTGCAATGTCAACACTTCGGGGAGTGCGAACAACAACAACGCTAACAATTCGAATGGGTTCGCCCCGGATTCTTGATACTGTTTGTGGTGCATCAAAAAAACGATTATAGTACACAAACTTGGATTGGACTTAGTAGTGAAAGCGAAAACAATATCCGTTAATCAGAAGGAGGATGTAATCCTTGGTTCCTGCCGTTTGGCATACCTTAAATACCTTGCAGTATCAGTTGAAAGGTATGGTACTGCTCTATCTGATACGGGCATCTGGACGCTGCTTGCATGGTCTGATGACTTTTCTGATTTAGTCAGATTTCATAGATGTACCGTTAAGTAACTTAGGAAATCAGGATCGGAAACTGACCACCAAACAGGATTGATGCGTATGCCTGTTTGACCAGTGGATGATGAAGTTATACAGAAAGGAACTTTTTATTTATTATGACGAGCGAAGAAAGAAAGCAGAAAAGATACGAAAACAGACAAAAGAAAAGAAAACAGAAAGCAGAGGAAATCTGCGGCAAGACTTTTGAGGATGTGTTCACCTATGAAAACATGGTGGACGCATCCAAGTCTTGTTGTACTGGTGTAAGATGGAAAACCTCTACCATTAATTTTGAAACGATGCTCTTGACTCAGGCTGATACTTTGCAGGAACGCATCTTAAATGATGAATATCAATTTCAAGGCTTTAAGCATTTCAAAACCATAGAACATGGTAAAGAACGAGATATTAATGCTTTGGATATTCATGATCGAACAATACAGAAATGTTACTGTGACGAATTGATGACAGAGGCTTATTCCAGAAGTTTCATTTATGATAACAGTGCAAGTTTACCGGGTAAAGGTATGGACTTGACTTTGGAGCGGCTTAAACAACATTTGATCCATCATTACCATAAATATGGTCTTGAGGGTGGAATTTATCAATTTGACTTTCACGGTTATTTTGCATCCATTCCTCATGAGGGAGCTAAAGAGCGATTATGTAAGCATATTCATGACAAGAAATTGCAGGAAATAGGCTGTCAGTTGATTGACGATTTTATTACGCTTGGAGGCGTGGAACAAGATGTAGACAATCCACATGGCGTTGGATTAGGCAGTCAGGTATCTCAGAATATTGCGTTAGATTACGCAAGTCCGATTGACCATTACATAAAAGATGTTTGCCGCATTAAGGGTTATGCCAGATATATGGATGACGGTTATGTGATCAGTAATTCTTTAAAGCAATTAGAGGAAATTCGTGACTATCTTATTGAATATGCGAAATCACTTGGATTGGAATTAAATGAAAAGAAGAATGTCATTACACCGTTTGCCAATCATAGTTTTCGTTTTCTTAAAATGCGTATTCGATTAGAGCCATCAGGTAAAGTTGTGATGAAACTTAGTCGCAACAGTATTAAGGCTATTCGGCGCAAATTACAGATATTCAGGTTATGGGTTGACGAAGGAAAATTCTCAGCAGAAGATGCTTTTACATCTTATCAGTCTTGGCGTTCTCATGCACAGCGGTGTGACAGTTATCAGACACTTCATGCTATGGATATTTATTTCGTTAAGTTGTTCCAAAAGGAATTGGCAGAAAGAAATAATAAATTCAAATGCACATTGGATGCTAAATGGGATTATGAGGTTGGATGGATTTATTTTACTAGCATAAAAGAGTATAAGGCTGTTCTTGCGGAATTAGATCGTACACGATATGAGCGGTATATGAACTGCTTCGTACCGCTTTGTGATCGTTGGGAATGGCGTATGCAACAGAGAAGTAAAAGTGCAGAGGCTTTTGCTATATTACGAGAGCTGCGTGAGAATTTTTATCTGCCTGTTGAATCGAATAACTGATCTGCTTTTAAATCTTATCTATGTAAGGAGAGTTAATTTCATGAAATATTTCAATCAGTATGTTGTAACAAAGAGAATTAAGAAAAAGACTCTTTGTGGAGATTTGAACCTTCCGTTTGGAACGAGTTGTTTTGCGAAAGACGGAGTAATTTATTGTGACAAGGGAATGATTTGCGGTGTTACAAGCCAAGACGCTTATGATTTCTTTACGCAGAACGATGACGGTTTTGCCGAGTTGCGCAGGAAACTCATTAATAGCATTTTTGATGCTCTTAACCGATCCAAACAAAGTATTGAATCTTACAATGCAAAATGGGATAAGGTTTGGAATGATTCGACTTGTTTGAAATATAAGCGAGAAGAGTACGATGATCATTGGTTGTGGAACTATGACTTCTACAACGCAGAAATTGATGTGCTTCAGCATATCGCAAAATTAGTTGACGCAAAGGAGGTCGTATAAATGTATCGAATTATTAAGATTGATGGTACAGAGTTGGGAGTTACAGATTCTGTAAATTATATTAAAATTTCAGAAAATGGTTGTTTTACTAATACTACCGCAGAAAATGCAGTTGGTATTGCATTTAATAGTGTGGCTTATAATTTGGTCGGCCATAATGAAATTGAAGAAACTGATACAGTTGTTGTATCTAAGATTGATGGTGGATATGAAATCAAAAGTCATCAAAATGCGATTGATGGTTTAATCCAGTCTGTTTTGGAGGGCTAAAGATATGAAAAATAAATTGAGAGAAATGTATGAAAATGGGAAAAGTGGCATTGAACCCTCAATTTCTGCCGATGGTCTTTTAAAAGCTATTTCAAAAAAGTGGATTACATTGGAAGATGCTGTTGAAATTATTGGCGGCGAGGATTCTCTTCCTGTTGTGAAAGCTGCGAAACTGAAAGAAATCTCTGATGCTTGCAATAGTGTGATTGTTGCTGGTATTGATCTTGAGTTAAACGAAGGTACTGTTCATTTTAATCTGAGTATTGAGGATCAAAGCAATATTGCAAACTTGTTCCGTGTTGTTGAGTTGGGCGGTACTGAATTCCCTTATCAGTCGGATGGTGGTGTCTGTCGTATTTATACATCTGCTGAAATTGCACAGATTTACATTGCGGCACAAACTATGATTACTACACAGACTACATATCACAATGAATTGAAGATGTATGTTCAGAGTTTGGAAACAGCTGAAGATATTGCCGCTGTTCAGTATGGTATGACTTTACCTGATCCTTATTTAACAGAAATGAACGAAAAATTGTCTGTTGCTCAGGCTCAGATGAATGCTATCATTACTAAATTGAATACTTTGAGAGAATAAGGCGGTGACAATTATGCAGCTAAAACAAATTTTGAAGTTATGTGTTTTGGCTCTTATTGGTGGTATAACCTATATGTTAATTGAATTGGCATGGAGAGGATATAGTCATATTTCTATGTTTATTCTTGGTTCCCTTTGTTTTCTGCTGCTCGGTGGTATCAATGAATTTTTACCGTGGGAACTTGGGTTTGTTTGGCAGATGTTAATTGGGGCTGGTATTGTTACTATACTCGAATTGATTTTCGGTATTGTTGTAAATGTATGGCTTGAGTTGGAGGTTTGGGATTACTCAAACCTCCCCTTTAATTTTATGGGGCAAATTTGTTTGCCATTCAGTTTTGCGTGGACATTGCTTTCAGGCGTTGCGATTGTTGTAGATGATTATTTGCGATATTGGCTGTTTGGCGAAGAAAAACCTCATTACAAAATCCTGTAAGGAGGTGGATGTATATGTCAAATGAAAAAATAATTTGGGATTACTTAAAACAAAAAGGTTTAAGTGATTATGGTGCAGCAGGTTTGATGGGAAATCTTTATGCTGAAAGCGGATTAAACCCACAAAATCTTCAAAATACCTATGAGAAAAAGCTCGGCTACACAGATGTTTCCTACACTGATGCTGTTGATAGCGGATCTTATTCCAATTTTGTAAATGATAGCGCAGGATACGGGTTGGCACAGTGGACTTTTTGGAGCCGTAAAAAGGCTCTTTTTCTTTTTGCTAAAAGCAGAGAAAAGTCTATTGGTGATTTGAATATGCAACTTGATTTTTTAATTAAAGAGTTGACTGAAGGATATACTGGTGTTTTAAATACGCTTCGCAATGCAAATTCTGTTCTTGAAGCATCGAATTCGGTTTTGTTTAATTTTGAACGCCCAGCAAATCAAGATGAAAGTGTTCAAACAAAACGATGCGAATTTGGTCAGAAATATTATGATCAATTTGCTAATCAACAAATTGAGCCTAATAGTGATGATTTCGCTAAGTTATTTACAGAATTGCGTAATGGATTAAGAAACAATAATTGTAGTGAGTATAGTTTTGCGGCAAGAAATTGGGCTACTGCTAATGGATTAATTGTCGGTAGTGGAACACTGGAAAATGGTGAACCAAATTATATGTGGCAAGATTTCATCACAAGAGAGCAAATGGTAACTGTTTTACATCGTTTTGTTCATATGTAAAATTGAGAAAGAATGAGGTAACAAGATGAATATTAAAAATATTGTTGCACAAAATGGTTATCTCGTAGATGCAGATACAGGTGAAAAGGTATTGTTCTATGAGTGTGATCCGCAAAAGAACACGGAATGTGATAAATCTCTTTGTCGAGCAAATCTTTCTGAAGATGACGGAGATTTTGGTTTTTGTGCAAAGACGATTAATCCAGCATTTCGTAAAGACGGCGGCAGATCATTTTATGCCGTCCTGAAAGAAGATACTTATTGGGGTAGAGAATATGTTGATTAATCTATCATGGAAAGGAGAACGCAAATGACAGTAAGTGAATGTATTGCTTGGGTTGAATCCCACATGGAAGTCAAATACGCCACATCCAACGGAGCGTATCAGGCTGGCAGAAAGATCAATCCGCAAGGATGTGTCAATCATTCTGTCGGCTGCGCACAGCCTTCCGTTGATGTGTTTTTTAATTTAATGAACAAATCATCTGCTGGATGGGGTGTTAATGCCCTGCTTGGTGATTTCCATAAAGGAGATGGACGAATTCTGGTTGTTCTTCCTTTGGATGCTCGTCCTTGGGGTTGTGGCTCTGGTAGTAAAGGTTCTTGGAACAACACAAAAGTTCAATGGGAAGTTTGTGAACCCGCTGGTCATACATATGCTGGTGGTACAATGATTGCTTATGATGTTGCAAAGAATCAGGTTTATTTTGATCGTATGTGGAAGATGCTCGTTGCATGGAATGTTTATCTGGTCAAAAAGTTCGGATATGACATTAATGGAATTTCTGATCATGCAGAAAGTTATCGTGCTGGTTATGGTTCTAATCATTCTGATATGGGACAGTGGTTGCCGAAACATGGTAAGAGTATGGACGCATTGCGCCAAGAAGTACAAGCTATTTTGAATGGATCGGAGGATGATGATATGGATGTAAAGAAATTTGAAGAATTGTTCCTTGAAATGCGTAAGGGTTTGCAAGACAACGATGCTGGTACTTACAGTAATGAGGCAAGAAATTGGGCAACCAGTTCTGGTTTAATTGCTGGTAACGGCACTGAGATCAACGGCGAACCTAACTGTATGTGGCAGGATTTCTTAACTCGTGAGCAGTTTGTTACTGTTCTTTATCGTTTTGCGCAGATGATGGGCAAAGCGTAATCTTTTATAGGGGGTGACGCATATGGCTCGTGCAAGCCAAAAAGGACGGAGGTTGCAGAAAAAACAAAATCTGATGACCAAAATCTTAAATGCGATTCTGAAACATCTTGCCTCCTTGGGATTTACAAATCGTTTGGCGATTTACATTTTATTGTTTTTGGCTGCTGGCTTGGTCGGCGGCTTTTATCTTGCTCTTAGGAGTATTGTCACTGGATATACTGGCGCATTAATGTGCTGGACAGTGGTATTTACTCCTATTGGTACGGCTTGCAGTATTGTACTTAACAAGATCGTACATAAGAGCGAAGTTGAAAATACAAGTGCCGATGGAGATGGTATTAAATATGCAACTGCTAAAGCTAACAACTTTGGCATTGTTGAAGATAATAAAAGTCCAGCAATCTAAAAATGTAAGGAGGGGTGAGCATGGAAATGGAATGGGTAAAACTGATTATTTCAATCTTGTCTGGTTTAATTGCGGCTATTCCTCTGGTGATCAAACTTGTTGAATATGTCCAGAAAGCAGTAAAAGAAAGAAACTGGAATCAAGTTCTTAAAATGGTTATGAACCTGATGGAAACCGCAGAAACAAAATTCGAATCTGGTGCTGAACGAAAAGAATGGGTTTTGTCTATGTTGAAGGCTTCTGCTGATAGTATCAATTATGATATTGATTATCAAGCAATCAGTGAAATGATCGACAGTCTTTGTGATTTTAGTAAAATCATTAATCCCGCAACTGAAAGTGCGGGTGAATAAGAATTATGTTGAATTACATCGAATACTTAAATATTCCTGTTAAGATCGCATTGGTATTGGTAGTTATCTTTTTCTCTATACAGATCATCGGAGAATTTCTTGAGTTTAAAGGGAAAGTAGTACCTGAATTTCTCAAAATTCGTAAATGGTTTGTTCGTAAGAAAAATGAAAAAACCGAAGCTGCGCAGACATTGAAAAATGTTCAAGTTCTTTTGAATGATGTTAATAGTCATTATTCAGCAGATAGTATCGCAAAGCGTGATGATTGGATTCAGTGGGTTAATAATAGAGCAGAGATATATGATGAATCTATTAAGCAATTGAAAGAAACATTATTAGAGATTACACAAGCGTTGAAGGACAATACCAAGTTGACTGAGGAAATGTTTATCCAAAGCAGTCGTGATAGAATTATTGATTTTGCCACGAAAGTAGCAGATGAAAAGTCAATTGTTTCCAGAGAAGAATTCAATCGAATCTTCAAAGTATATAACAAATATGAAAAATATCTTGAGGAACATGAATTGACTAATGGTGAGGTCGATATTGCTCATAGAATTATTCAGGAATCTTATGAGCAGCGTATTCGCACTCATTCTTTTATTGAGGATGCTCGTGGATATACTAAAGTCGATCAATAACGCAATCGTAATTGGTTGCAATTCAAAAAAGCAACCTATTCTGGATGGGGAGTGGAGAAATCTGCTCCCCATTTTTACGGATACCTCATAAGCCGTTTCTAAGCGTTTCTGGCGGCGTTTTGTTTTTGACAAGGAATTTACCCACCAAAGGTATTTAGAACTACTCTGCGGCTTCTGTGGGCTTGTCTGAACGCAATAAGAAAGGAGCTGCCGAAATGAATCGGACAGCCCCTCTCAGTTACTCTATGCTTGTATGCGATTGTCTGCAAGTCATTTTTAGTAAATTTTTAGTAAGGTAATGATTGATACTGCGAAAAAGCACATTTTGTAGCGTTCTCTATGCGGTAAGAACCCATATCTTGTGGTTTATTCGCTTAAAGGCTTCATCGTCGGGAACAGGATGACGTCGCGGATGGTGTCTGCGCCGGTGAAGAGCATGACGGCGCGGTCGATGCCCATGCCCATGCCGCCCGTGGGTGGCATACCGTATTCGAGGGCGGTGAGGAAATCCTCATCGAGCATTTCGGTCTCGTCGTCGCCGCGTTCGCGCTGCTCGACCTGCTTCATGAAGCGTTCGCGCTGGTC